GGAGCAGTTGTCAATGGAGAAATCAATTGTGGTTGTGTACCAAAAATTGCTCCAATGTGATTTTTTAATGTAAGGCCAGACCATGCCTTGCCTTTAATCATTACAAACTTGCCTAAACTCATTTAATTTTAATTTTAATTTATTATTTATTTATAACACTAATTCAGAACCAAAGGAACCTCCGTAACTATTAGGATCAGTCATAAAGTCTGGCGTTTTACCATCACCTTCAAAACTAGTCTTACGTAAAGCTTTCTCTAAATTCTTCGTTGCCTTAGATGTAACAGTGGTTTGAAACTTACCTAAATCAGTAAATCCATTAGTCAGCTCATAAAAGTAATACATCTTAGTATCAAATTTAATTGGATCTAATGAACGTTCTTTCATTAACTTATTCTCAAGTTCACCTGTATTTGGATTCTTACTTACAATCTCAGTCATACTCTTATATACAGCAGTCTGCATTGCTTTAGTGTTAGGAATCCCCTTAACTATTTCAGGAGAGTCAAAGATATAACCTTTGATAGCCTTGTCGATTTGTTCTTGCTCTAGTCTAGCATCTTTAATAGATTGCTCATAACGAGATCTTTCGTACTCCTCTTGTCGTCTTTCAAATTCTTTTAAACTCTCTCTAGATTCAAGTGCGTCCTCTACTATAGTATCTTCACCTAAATCAATTGTTTTCTTAAGTATCTTTCTTGCTCTATCTTCAGATAGACCTTGGTTCATTGCGTCTCTAAATATAATCTCTTTAGCTACTTCTAGATTGTTTCTAAGGAAATCCTCATCTATACTATCTAACTCCATTACATTTCTTCGAGACTCTGCAATCTTACTTACATCAAGGTTATCTAGATATTCATTTAATCTATTCTGAGCCTGAATATCAATCTCTTGTTTAACAACTCCAACTAAATCGTCAGGTGTTAATATTTTATCAGAAGACTCTAGTGAAGGAATAATTCCTTGTTCAAAAAGAACATTGGCTAGGGAAGAATAAAGGTTGGGAGAAGATTCATCGCCTGAATCATCCTCTTCACTATCATCGCCTTCTTCCCCATCTACGTTCTCCGGATTTTCCTCCTCGACAGGTTCATTATCATTAATTATATCATCGTCTTGTTCTTCGACATCATCGTCAAAGCCGTCGTAACTTAGTTCCATACCAGAACCAAATATTGACATTAAATCGTCATTCTCTTCCATAATTCTCCCATTTATTATAAAGTTAGCAAATATAACATAAAACTATTTTTTTTCCAAACAAAATCACAAATATTTTGATAAATTTGATATTAAGTAATAGCTTTTATTTAGTTGTGGTTTTCTTCTTGATTCTAGATATGGAGTTAGATTCTTTTTTAAGCACTACATCGTCTGCATGTTTCTTCATGTCATTGTCTAATGCTTTCATTTTAAGAATGTAATCATCTCTTCTTTTTTGAACATCTAAATCAAACTTGTCTCTAGCAAGAGGATCTTCAATACCATCTTCGGCTTCAACTTCACCATCACCTACTGAAGCACTAAGTTCAGCTATATAACGTTTAGTATCATTATCTCTTTGATTAAGCATATCTTCTTGTTGCATTTTTTTATTCTCTAGATCAGCTTGTTGAGCCATTGCAGCTTGTTGGTCTTTAGATTGTTGTTGAGAAGCTTCTTGTGCTCTTTGATGTTGCAACTCTTCTGCTTCCTCTAATCTTCTTCTCATGTCCATTAATGAAGGGCTAAAGTAAATATCCATAATAGTAGACATGCTTCCGCCATTTTGAACGAATGCTTGTGCGCTTTGCTTAATGAATTGTTCAAGCTCTTGTGTTTTACTAGAATTGGTACAAACTATCCCATAGTCATTTTCAGAGAACTCATCTCCTTCTAAATTAAGAATTTGAATAGACTGATCATCTAGAATGTATTGGACTTTCTTATTGTTACCTTTCAATGCTATCTTAGCTGTCTCAAGGAATGTTTCAAGTACTCTTAACTTACACTCTTCATGTAACATAAACCAATACTCTGTAATATGGCTAGACTGATTAACAGATCTTTCTACACCACCTACAGTCTCTCTATTACTAATTTGACCTTGACGTTGCGCTGTAACACCAGCAATCTCACCCATCTCCATTTTAATAAACTCAAGCAATTGAATGTGTTGTTGAATGTAAGAACCTGTCTCCATATCTATTACACGTCCACCTTGAGTATTCATAGAACCAGCAAGCTTACCTGTAGCGGCACCTTGATTTCCCTCTTTAAACGAGTCGATCACAGCAATCTTATTTACGACTGCGAAGTGCATCCATTTATCAATCTCCCAGTTCTCAGGTACCTTAGCGATGTCTAATTCAAAGATCTTACCGTAGTTAGAAGCAATAGCCTTATTAAGTCTATCCCAAATAACATCATACATGTATTGGTAATTCTTACATCTATCTACTAGAGATACTGCTTTAGATTGATTAGTATTGTAAATCTGTCCTACAATCCCAGGACTACATATTGATGGATTGTTTATTCTATTATATTGAACTTTACGTGGTTTAACATTTAGATAAATATCTTTACCTATCTTAACACCTTCCCACCATTCATTCACCCATAGCTTCTCAACTTCTTCTCCTAATGTTGGATCTGGTATATATTCTTCTGATGCAATTTTAGATTGCTCATTACCATACTCATCATAGAATTTAACTTTCTTAATCTGTTTAATTGATTTCCAGAACACTTTTAATACACGTATGTTGCCTGTATCATCTGTATAGTTAGATCCAAAGAAGTGACCATTAAGTTCAGCTAAGTTAAAGATTGTGTCATACATTCCTTCTACGCCAGTATTCAATGCATCACGTAACAATACGTGGTTGTTCTGATCATCTGAATAACTTCCTTTAGATGAAGTTGTAGAATACTCTAAGATATAATCTATATCCTCAGGTTTCAATTCATCATGATAGTTATCTATAATCTTATTAGGAGACCAGTGATCTTGTATAATAATAATAGAAGAGTCTTCTATTCTGTCTGAATTACCTGATCTAACTGAGTGAACCTTAAGTGGATTAAGTTTAATAAGAACAGGTTCGTCTTGAACTATATCACATTGATAGATCTCTTCAGCAAAGATTAAAGCATCTTTAAATCCATCATTAAATGTTCTTGCGAATCGTTGTTCTTGGTAATAGTGTCTTATAATTTGATTTGCTGTCTTCTCTCTAATGTCTTGCCAAGTATACTTCATATGCTTACCAAGTTCTTCCATCTTAGCCTTTAACTCATCATCTTGATAGTTGGCTTCAAAGAACTCTTGCATCCTTTGTAAGAGAAAAGCTTTCTTGTCTTCCTCTTTCTTAGATATAGCATCTGGATTTGTAACTACAAAAGACCAATCAAATCTTCTTTTAATTTCCTCACCTACTAATAGATCTATCTTAGGTACTAATATAGGATTGTGAGGCAAATTATCTGGTACGAAACTAGCATCTATCTGATGTGGATTAACCACATTAGTTAAATCTCTAATGTCAACAATACCATTATATAAATTAAGGTTTATAATTTTGTTTTGCAAACTCTTTCTAACCCTTTCATTATTGTAGAATGAGTGTCTGTCTGCATAGTCAATGTTACTGATCCTCCATTCCTTAGTCTTCTCCTTGTAAGGAAGACGCTGTCTAGGCATTATCAGACTATTAATCATTGGTACTGGCATATCAATAAATTTATTTAATTAATTTAACCCGCAAATATAATACATTTTTCTTCTAAATGCAAACTATTATTGGGTTATTATCAAAATGTTAATATTAAGTAATAGCTATTATTTAAAATTCCTGCTAAAGAAAGGATCTTCTGATATCTTCTTAATGCGTTTATGTTCATTACTTTTAGCAGAATTAGTTCTTTTAACTCTATCCTCTCTAAGTATAAATAACATACCTGCAGAAGACACCCTATCGAAGTTACCATCTGAGTTCCAGGCAATACATTCTTCTAAGTAAGGAATAGTTCTAATAAGGTGTAAATTAAGTCTTTGATCTTCTTCATCTCCTTCGTTGTGTCTTTTTAACATAAATTGAGCTTGCAACAGTCTACCCCACTTGTTAACTTCTTTGTTAGCATGTGTACCTTTAGCCTTATTTCCATATAGATTAGTTGCTTTAACCATATCCATATCTTTAAGAATTTGAGGAACATCCGCTAAATAGTGTAAACAATTACGAGCATCAAAATAACTAAACAATCCTTTTAAATTAGATTCATAGTTAGCTTCACCATTATAAAACTTCAATACACGTAAGGCTGTTTCATATGCATCATTAGCAAGTCTAGGTCTACCAGTATACTCACAAACTATACGATCTGTGAATGTATCAAATCCGATAATACTAAATAAAGAAGTACCGGTATCAGCATCAATAGGGTCAATTCCAAATATATATCTACCCCTTGTAACCACCCCTTCATTATTCTTCTTAGGCATCTCAAATATCTCAAGACATCCAGTTCTATCTGTATCTGAACTATCATAAGCTCTTAAAGGAAACTTATCTGTAGGCTTCCATTCAACATCTCCAGTAGTTCCATACACTAGTTCTCCAATATAATGCTCTGCAAGAAAAGCCTCTTTACGAGGTCCAATTGATTCAAGGTAGTCTTTTATATCAGCAACAGGAAACACTGTCCCCTCTGTACGCATAATAGCCTCCTGAGGCGTGATAGGTTCCTCTGCCTTTCTCTGAGTAATAGCAGAAGCATCTGATGAACTATATTTAATAGTATGACGTTCCATTAATAATTCAAGTATAGCCTTGATAATATCTGGCTCGCCTGTCTTAATATCATAACATCCATTTCTATTTAAATATGCTCCCCAAAAGAATCCACATTCAGTTTCTCCATGAGCTCCTTTATCATATACATTAGGCAGTCCATATATATTATATGCTGCAGGTCTATAGAACAGCTTTTCAGAACCTGAGAATGAAGCACCTTCAACACCTCCAGTTCCACCTGCTAACATAAATCCTGTATTCACACTACCATCCTGTACTGCTTTCAAGTTAACGTTCCAAGCTTTCTCTAGATTAGGAAACAAACCATCTTCTTCATAATGAATTAATGGTCCTCTAATACCTCTAGCTTTATCTGGGTTATCCTTCATTGATATACAGAATACAGACGATAGGAGCCCTTTACGTGAACCATATTCATCTTTGTATCCTAACTGTACGTTCATCTCTTTTGTTGCATCTATCGTACGCATACGAGGCAATGGAGTGTGTTCAGCTATCCAGTCAAGACAGTCAAGTACCTTACCCCATATACCCTTATCACCAGAAAGGAAACCTTTATCTGATGCAAGGTGGAAGTTAGGATTACCTGATCCAGGAAACACATACATGTTCCTAGGAGACTCAGATGCATTCTTGAAACTAAATCCAATACCCCTTGTCTTAAGTATCTTACCATGTTTACCTAGGCGCTTTGCTCTTGCTGTATAGTGATAGTATAGATAATCTCCTAACCATGTCTTAGCAAAGTCTTTAACACGCTCTCCTTGTGAACGTTCTTCTTTCTTACCTTGAGCAATAACCTTAGCTAACCATATAGGACTATAGTTCCAATAGAAATACAGCTCTCCTGGAATCCATTCTCCATCTTCACGTACCATTCCATACTTCCAACGTTTAAGTTCTTCTCTCCAGAATTCAGCATATTCAGATTTAGGATTACTATTTGGCGCTATATTTGTATACTTACCATTACGCTTAAAGAACAATGATCGTTCTCTAAAGTAATCCATGTTCTCAAGTATATGAGGATTAGTTATATCTACAAGTTTGCGTCCATCATCATACATTGTATCTACAGGTCTATCTTTAACAAACCCACGTATATGTTCAGGAGCAATAAGGTTCTTTAAGAACTTTACTGTAGCTAAATACTCTAATAGATTATCCCATACTTCTTTAGGTACTGAATTCTGAAGTTCTTCTGTTATAGGTGTTTGATATCTGTTTAATTCCATACGCTTGGATTAAGTACTATACAGTCTGTAGATAGTACAGTTTTAGCTACTGACGCTGCATTCTCTAATGCACACCTAGTAACCTTTAATGGATCTATAATGTTATTTAAAAACATATTCTTACTTGTATTAATCTTAGTTCCATTTGCAGCAATCATTCTAAATGGAGAAGTAAGCGACTCTGTTATTTGAAACTCTGGAGTGTTTTCTAAATAATCACCAAAGAATAGTTCTAAAGATTTGTACAAAGCAACCCCTCCACCTTCCACAATACCTTCTTCTAATGCACATGCCACTGCAAGTACTGCATCATCATATCTATCTTTGCGTTCTTTCATTTCAATCTCAGACTTACCGCCTACACGTATTAGTGTAGCCTTGGCTGTAAGGTTTTCAATTCTTTTATTTAGAAGGTTCTTGTCGTAGTCAGACAAGTCAGGCAAGTCAGACAATCCTTTAATACCATTTACTATCTCATCTACGTTTATATCTTCATGTTTTACAAGTAAAGAATGATTCTTTGTAATTGTACAAGACTCCAGCTTGCCTAAACAGTTCGAATGAGCTGCTTTTCCTTGCGCTAGAGACACGATCTCTGCTCCAGTGAAGTCTGATATATCTCGAAGAAAATCTTTCCTTACAGGGCCAAATCCAGGAGTCTTAATTACACACAGATTTATGTTGCCTGACATTACATTTGTCTCTAACTTACGCATCTCTTTCTCAGACACATGTTCTGCAATGATAAGTAATGATTCATCTACAATAGATATCTTTGTCAGAATAGTCTTAAGTAGGTTCAGGTCTTCAATCTTACCATCAACAATCAATACGTGTGGATTACTAAACTCACATGTTTCTTTAGGAGTGTTTGCAAACCTTTTAGAGAAGAACGACACATCCAATTTCATACCACTAATTTCCTCAATAGCATCTTCCAGACTATTAGACTCTTCTACTTTAACTATAGAAGAAAAATTATAAGCCTGTTGAATAATATTACCAATCTGTATATCGTTATTAGCAGATATACTAGCAACATATTTAATGTCTTCACGTTTTAATTCTCTTGAATTATCTTTTAAGTGTTGTAATACTTTAGGAATTATATCTTCAAAGGCTTTGTTAATCTCAAGTGAGTTGTAGCCTTTAAGGTTTTGTATAAATGCATTTGCCAATACTATTGCTGTAGTAGTTCCATCACCTGCTTGATCTACTGTTCGTTCTGCGACCTCTTTGACAAGGATCGCACCAAGCTGCTCAATTGGATCTTTAAAGTTAATTGCTCTAGCAACTGACACTCCATCTTTTGTAACTCGTGGTTGTCCGTACTCATCACATATAATGACAGTTCTCCCACTTGGTCCCATTGTAGACGCAACTCCAGAATGCAACTTTCTGACTCCTTCGAATAATCTGTTTCTTGCTTCATCTGTAAAAAATATTTCTCCCATGATTAATCTATTACGAGACCATCCTCAAATAATCCCATTGTTCTACTTCCCCTAGTTCTTCCTTCTAATTCTTTTTGCTCAGCTAACACTTCTTTATAAGCAGCTTTTAAGTTCTGCATTATCTTTGGAAGCTTCTCTTGAGCAGTTGTAATCATAGGCAACGTAGTTACTGTTGCTCCATTATTAGTTCTCTCTCTTAATAGTTCATCTGTTATTCTAAGATACTCACTCATATCTCCTACAGATTTAAGTGCATCTTGATATAGTTTTCCAATAACACTTACACTTCTTTCTCTATAGAAAGCTATTGCTTCTTGTACTTGTCTATCCATTGTCCAATCTTCAGGTAGACCTACATCTTTAATTATCTCCTTTTCTCTTTCTAAATCATTTGTTATATACATATAGTCAGACCTAATATCTACATAGAAATATATAAATAACATTTCTTTAAATGCAGTTTCTTTATTCCTACTCTTGTCTTTCTTAAGTATAGCCTTGAATGGCAATAGTCCCCATGCTTCTGGAGCAATTGTTAGACTGTAATCATGCATTTCAAATATCTTCATATAATGTTGTTTTAAAAAACTATGCCCCATATAAAATATGAGGCTAGTTCTATTAACTTACTAAATCATGCAACTTCTTTGTTAATTCAATAATGTAATTATCTTTTTGCTTTAACTCGCTATTCAATTTTTCTATTTGAATATCTTTAAACGCATTCATTGATACCAATGCAATTACTACAAATACTAGTATAATTACTGTGTATGCCATCTTATGCTTTTTTAGCACGAACCTTTTTAACAGGAACTTCTTTCTCTACTACTGGTTCAGATAAATCTTCATACTGACCAATAAACTTAACTACTGCGTCAAATGAATTAATAACTACTATTGCCTCTTGCAATGTAAATGCTCCAGACTTGTTTGCTGCGTTCAACGCGTTGTTTAATGTAATCAAATTCTCTCTCATAATCTTATCTATTATCTTTTGCTTTAATAAGTCTTTCATCTATTAGTGCATAAGGCACTCCATCTATTTCATATAAATCAACCTTAACCTGCATAACTGCTTCGTATGCATTATTGTCTTCCGACTTTGTGGCAACCATCATTCTTTCAATATCGATGATTACTTTTTGACCTGGAGATACTTTAATATTCTTCCATTGTATTTCTCCTGCAACTACATATTGAACATCATCTAATACATTATCTGAAAATATCAATACACCATCTTCTTCTGCTTTATTCAAAGTAATGAATACTTTACCAAATAAAGGTTCTAAAGGAAATACATTTATAACATCTAATACATCATCTTGATTCATTCTCTCTTCTCCCATTTCTCTATCAAATTACTTTTTTGTTTCTTAATCTTTTCATATACCATAAAATTAGTATATAACTTTCCAATGTGTGTATATATAAAATTAGTTTTAAGTTCTTTAAATTCCTCTTCAGTCATATTATCTTTTACATCTAAATTAGAAATAGTTTCTCTTGTGAACTTAAACTGAGCTTGTACTATCTTCTTGACAATATCATCCTGTAAGTTAAACTCTAATCCTATACTATGTATTAATTTCTTAAGTCTAGGATCCTCCGCTTTCATTATCTACTATGTTAAAGTTAAATATTAATTTAAAGTTCTTTGCTTTTAAATCTAATTCAGGTATATATACTTTAGATATCTCTCCATCTACTATAACATTCTTCTTTCTCAAGTTAGTTAATATAGTCTGTAGAGCACTATCTGATAAACCATTCTCAAATACATCATCTTCCTTTATCTTCAACTTAGTATCGTAATCAAACAATACTCTCCATAGTATCTTATTGTTGGTGATGTCCTTTCTGTATTGATAATGGTAGTATAGGAAAAGAGCTAATACTTGTTGTTGTTGATTATTCAGCTTATGAAAAGGCTTAGTTATCTCCATCCACTTAAAGAACAAGTCTTTAAGCTTTACATTCATATTAGCAACTTTACTATTACTCATCTTCTCTGTCTTTAATTGTTCCTTCTCTTTGAGTGCTAATTTCGCTTGCAACTATACCGCTTATAAGATTTAATTTATATTTAAGACTATTAATATCGCTTCGTTGTTTAGCACATAATTCTGCTAAACGTTTTATTAAGTCATCTTTATCTGCATCATCACTACTCATTCTCTAAATATTTAATTATATCTGTTAATATAGGATTTCTATGATTGGCAGTCAATGTCTTGAATCCTACTAATCCAGATTCCTGTAGCTTCATAATTCTATGAAGACAACTATTCCCATTGATAGACTTATCTATCTGCTCTTTAGAGCCACAGAAAATCATTTTTGATCCTTCACCTAGTCTAGTTAAAATAGTCCTGAAATCATTATAATCCATGTCTTGGAACTCATCTACTATAACTACTGACTTAATAAACGTAACACCTTTAGCTACTTCAATAGGCATAATCTTAATCTCACCTTCTTTCAACATCTTGTCTGTAGCTTCTTTACCTTGGCAAACTTCTAAATTCTGAATGATTGGAAACGTATATGGAGCCATCTTTTCTTCTAATGTACCTGGCAGTGCGGCTAGGTTATTCTTAAGCATTGGCCTTGTAATCCATATGTGGTCAATCTTGAACTCTCTACTTCTTTTTCTAAATGCTTTAAGTGCTGTATGTACAGCTGCTAAAGACTTTCCAGAACCAAAATCTCCTAATAGGAAATTAACATCATATTCGTAGAATAAAGCAACAAACTCTTTTTGCTCATCATTTAATTCTACCTTAAGTTTAGGTTCTGTTTTAAGAGGTTCTTTTAATGAATTAATCATCTTTTGAATTTTTAAAGTTTAGGTATTCATTTATGTTATTAAAATTCTGTAACTCATTAATTGAGCCACAACGCATACATACGTTATTATCGACCTCATCTGAAACGATGTGTAAACTTTTACAAAATCTACAAGCCACTACTGGCTCCTCATCGTAATTTGTAATTTTATCTTCCATTACTTCTCTTAATTTATTTTCAACGTCTTCAATATATTCTGAACCATAAATAGGAAATGGAGCTAAATTATCATAATATTTCAGGTGGCTCAATAAACTCTTGAGAGCTGTCTCTATCTTTCTTTCCATACTTAACATGTATTTTAGCCTTCCATTTACTTTTATGTTGAGAAATATTAATTGAATAAGAATAATCCTTGTGTATTGTTTTAAATGGTTCTATAATACTTACAGCCTCATCTACCTTATCCAACACCCATTTTAATTCTGCTCCCTCTATAATATATATCATATTCCATTATCTGCTTTAAACTTAATCCAATCTTCATTACTCATTAGATTAGGAAACCTAGCTCCTTTGTTACAAGATTCTCCTACAGAAGTCTTTCCTCTAAAGTCACATCCACAATAAACACACTTGTTAGTTACTGCGCAATCATCCTTACATAGTAGTCTTCTATATACAATCTGCTCTCTTACATGTTCTGGTTGTAGTTTTAACTCCTCTAATATTAGTTGGGTATTACCTTCTAAATAAGAAAGTATATTAGTTATTGTTATCATTCTTCCTGTCATTTATCTTACCTAATACTAAGAACTTCTCCATAGGATCTAAGTCTCTATAGTCTAGATAATCATTTATATTGTCTTCATTGTATTCTATAGAGAGATCTACCTTATCTGCTAATGCTTGCATATCATCCATTATCTTATAGAAAGCTTTAAGATGTGCTTTAACTTTTTTATCATTCTGAAGTTTATCCTTTCTGTATCCTTGCTTTAAAAAACTCATTAGTTACATAGTTTTAAGTAATTAAACTCTGTTTCTTTTAACTCCATAAATCTAGACCTAGTCATCAATATTAAGTCAATCTCGAATTCAACGTCTACTTCATTATTCTGAGGATAGGAGACCTTATTATCAACTAAATAGTAATATCTACTCATAGTGTCTCTGATCATCTTTTCCTTTAAACCATCTATATGATCTTTATGTATTAAACCATTCTTTGACGGTAACGTATCTTTAACCACTTCTCTAATCTCTATCTCTAACTTCTGGTTCATATGTCTTCATTATAAGGTTTGAATCTACTACTCTCTTGTCTCTTATTGTAATCTGTTCTCTTATTCTAGTATACTTATCAGCTACATAGATCTGAACTATATCTTCCTTCTCATTAAGTCTAAAGATACCAACATTAACGTCTAGTCTTCTATCCTTACTTCTATACTTATGTGTATAGTAATGAGACATATTAATCAAATCTTCCTGATGCCTTACTAAATCTTGTCTTATGTAAAAATACAATTTCTCTATCATTACCTATAGTATATTTCAATGTTAAAAAATAATAAACCAATAACGAATCTATTCATTCTAATGATCTCTTCTCCTTCAATAGGATTACCATCATCATCAACTTTAAATCCTTCTAATGCTTGATTATAGAAACCTAGCATGATTTCAGTATTTTGGTCTCCCCATACAAACTCTAACCAAGTTGGTAATTTCATATCTATGATTTTTAAATTATAATACAAAGGTATGTAAAAAAAATGACATATGCAAATAAAATTGCAATTATTTTTTAAAAATTTGGATGATCAGTTAATTCATACTCTGAACACACATATTCTGTATTCCATGTAGTAGCTACTGTATAAGCATACTTATCTATAGAAAACATATAAGTTATCTCTACAATAACTCCCTTACCTGAATCAGGTGTAACATGATACACAGTATCTCCTATACTAAATTTGTTGCTTGTCATCTTTCCTATATTTATGGTTATACAATTCTTCCAAATACTTATTAAACCCTTCTAAATTAAAACCTTTATGTGACGTCCACCTTCCCTTATCCAATGTATTACCATCAGGCAGTATTACCTTATACTGCGTATGTACTATACTTTTCTTCCATTCACTAAAGTTCTCCATATCTATTTAGTATATATACTGTAAACGCTTCATTGTCAAATCTCTGATTCATGTCCATAAACAACTTAGCAAACGTTGTTGTCCCATCTGGAATAAGTATCGTATACTTACACTGCTTAATCCCCTTAACCCATTCTTTAAACCCTCTAGGTTGCCCTTCTCTAATTATAACTTCTGCTTCAAACCAAGGTTCTTGTTCTGAGCAATCTTCACTTACTTTTATCATTTCTCTTAATTTTAAACAAAGATACAAAATATTTATTTAATTTCCAAACTTTTTCTCACTTATTTTCAAAAAAAAAGTCCCTACAGCTTTTTTAAGGCCATAAGGACTCTACCAAAGGTAGCACGGATCTTTAACTAATGTTGTTGTTGTATAAGGTTATATAATATATATAATATTTAACTATTAGGCATAAGAAGGTTTCCACGATTTTTGTCGTGAGCCTCTTGGCTAGCCAGTGTTGTAGAAGTTGTCATACCTTCAAAACCCGTTATCCCCCAAACTCATCCTGTGAGCAGTCCCGTTTCAATCTTTAAGGGGGCAACTACATCCTAAACTAGTTGCTTAATATTTTACTTGAGCACAAAGATAATACATTAATTTGACATATGCAAGTATTTTGGCAATTATTTTCAATATATTTGTATTAGGTAATAGCTTTTATGAAAAATAGACTTTTTAAAATATTTTTTTCTAGAAAATTTTTCATGAATGTGAGAGTGGGCTAACCCAAGATCATACCCCGACTCTTTTCAAATTTTGGGCATACCCGTTCACTTAGAGCGGCTTGCAAAAACATATCACAAACGTATAAATGTATTATTATGGAAATTACGCAAAAGGTTGCAGAGAACATTATCGAGAGTAGAGTTATCATTGAGGAAGCTATGACACCATATAAAGGTGTTGAGGTTACATACGTAGGCTTTACTGACGCTGAGGGTGAACAATTCTTATGGAATGATGAGGACGGTGACCCTGACCCATCTAGACCATTCGCTATTGTATCATTCAATGCTATGAACTTGCATTTGCTTGAGCAGAGTGTTGATGAGTATCAGGCAGGTATGTATGATGAGTGTGTGAACCACAACTTGTCAGTTCGTATGGACGCTGATAAAGCTCGTGAATTGTCTAAAGGCACTCCAGGTACGTTGATTTGTCATAATGTTCATCTTAAGGATGAGGATGGTGAATTGATGTACGATGAGAAGACTGAAGAGCCTGTTATGGGCTTGTTGGTGAAAAGCTTCGCTCCAGTAGCTGCTAAGTTTGCTAAGAAAGCTAGTCTTGCTGACATCTTGGCTAAAAGAGCTCCTAAGGAAGAGCCTAAGGCTGTACCTGAGAAAAAGGTGAAGATAACTGCCTAGATTGAGATTGCCCCTTCGGGGGCATTTCTTTTGACCTTTAGTGGTAAGATTAGCATCTAAATAAAGAGTGTTTACTTTGTCCTATATATGTTACCCGAGCTGTTTACCTTATGGTTACAGTATGTTTACGTTAGTGCTACGTGTGTCTACGTTGGTGCTCTCTGTGGGGTTACTATCGTTTACAGTATGGTTACTGCGTGTTTATAGTACGTGCTACGTGTGTTTACATATTTAGTCTTGTAACGTACCACTATCAAACCCTCAAACCCTTATTTAATGGTGTAATTGGGAGATATTTGGCGTACTAAGTGCGTTATTCCCATTATCTTACTCTCCCTTTTGTGATAATACCCTCAATAATGCAATTTAAGCATATATAAATAGCTTTTAAGGCACTATTACCATAAATACATACAAGTACATCGACAATAAATTATCGTTGCTTAAATGCAATATTTACATTAAATTACGAACCACAAATACATAAATTATGAATACATTAGAGGCTAAGCCATCAATTACAGAAGTACAAATGCTGTTTGTACCTAAAGACATTACACAAGATTCTGAAACATCTGCTAATATTGCATCATTTGACTATTATTCAGGCATAAGATATTGTCAGTTACTTGGCATTAAACAACATACTCACTTCAATGCAGTTAATGATTGGAAACATTTCATTGTATGTTGTGGTGATGTTATGGTTAGAGTTAAATCAACAGATTATCCTAATATTGAACGTAGAATATTATGAAGAGATTAATACAAGGTATAATGGTTATAGTAACTGTTATACCATTTATCATTGGTTATTTATGTTATACAATTAGTATATCTTGTTTCAAGAACTTCTTGATATTTGGTGTACCAATGATAATAGTAAGATTTGTACATATGTTATTAATGATGCCTAAAACATTTACACAATGGAAAAGAGATTAAGATTAGCACATTTGGCATTTATGGTGTCATTTGTATTATGGATTATTGTATTAGCTGTTACACCTGTAGGTGGATGGCACGAGAGTAATCCTTGGAGAGAATATTATATGACTGCATTTAGTATAACTAGTGTATTAACACTATTAACATTATGTGTGTGGTATAGATATGATAAAATAGTTTAATCCATAGACAGCTGGGGGAAGTAAGGGGTTATGTCACCTCAGCTGGGATTATTTAACCATCTAAATAGATAAATATGACAACAGCAGAAATACTAGTAACAGCAGTTTCATTCTTTATATTAATATTATTTATTAATATATCTAGAATACCCAAAGACGCAGAAGATATTGATCTTAATAAAGTCGTTCTCATGGAATGTCAATATATTGGAAATCTAGATTTATATATGTTAGATAATCCTGTTTATATTGGTGAAAAAGATAATTATAAGATATATTTATCTAAAGGTAAATTATACAGAACAATATAATGTTTGACGTAACTAATGGTTGGACAGATAAATGTGATAAACAACTAGACGAATTAATAGACTATTTATATAACAAACACTTTAAAACTATGATTATCACTCATCAAACTGATGTTGTTAAACCAGCATCTACAATTATTTTATGTCAATTGGCATTAAATAAAGAGATTCAAGATTTCTTAGCTAAACATAGTTTAACACAAACGTATTATTATGCTAATGGTAGTACATTGTATTTATACATACATCTAAATGATGGTAGTTGTGTAATTGCAAAATATTAAAATGGCGGTCACATATAATAAGCCCTGCTGAAGTAGAGTATTAAGCATCCTCTACATTTTTTAACTAACTTTAATAACGATAACCAATGACAATTACTCACAACAAAAGAATTGTGGCATCATCAATGCCAACACATCAAGTATCATTTAATGTATTACATCAGTTAATACAACGTTATTTAACCAATAATTTAATGGTACACAAGTATTATAAGATTAGAGATGATCTTCAAGGAACAATGTATATCTATTTACCTAATAATGGTAGATTAGAAGTAAAATATTAATATTTAAAAACATACCACAATGAAAACAATATTTATATTATCAACAATATTACTAGTAAGTGCTATAGTATCAAACTATGTAATTCAATATGTATTCAACTTCATAAATTATTTAAATCAATTGTAATGAATGAATTGATTGCTAAATTATCTCAAACATATTTTGTTAAGGTAATTGATAATAATAACTTTGTATTAATTGCTCGTGATGAAAATGAATTACGAGCAATTGCTATTAAGTATAATTTAATAATAGTTAAAATGCACACTAGTATTCAAGATGCATTAAGATAAATAACATACCACATGAAAAAGATTATAGTTAATGACTTAACAGTCGCATCAATAGTATTATTCTCAGTATTTGTATTGGGATTATTTTTACCAATGTTAGTAGTATCATTTTTAGCCTTATTTACTAATTATAAGCTTATTGATATGGTATTATCAGGACCATTCTGGTTTTTAACAGGTATAGGATGGATAATGGCGGCATTTTATATGAATGATTCTGTAAAGAAACACCCTAATGGCTAATATTGTATTCACAATAGAGCACGATTCATTTGCATTTGGACCGTTTCCTGTTGATGAATTAAATGAGTTAGATGGATTAAATGTAACTTCAAAGATTGTAACTAGTCTTAAAGAAGAGGTTACATTTACATTCCACGATGATGATGATGTCCATGCTGCAATATTTGTAATAGGACAATACGCTTATAAATTAATGCATATAAATAGAATAGAAAAACAAAATTAATATGAATGCGCATAAGTTTATGAATATAATACTTGTACTTGAAGTTATTACAATATTTATAGTAATAATATATTTAAATACAAGATAAACGAATTACTAATTCAATAACCACAAAAAACAAATAACATTCCAAGTTATTGAGGACACCAAGTTTCTATATATTAATATTGACTAGACATAGTATAAATATATAGTTTTAGGTGTAAAATACAATTTTAAAACGATACAAATGAACAATAAAACTGGTTATAGCATATTAATGGTAATTAATACATTTACAATTATTGCAAGCTTGTATTATTTATTCTCAACAAGAAATCTATATTTTATATTCCCACTATCAATAGGATTATTATCATTCTATTCATCAGCTCAAATGTATAACAAATAAACTTAAACAAATGAAAACAACAGACAAATTAAAACCAACAGAAAAAGCAATGGTTTGTGTTATTATATCAGTAGTATTAATGTTAATATCTATTCTTACTTTATCATTTAATTTAGTATTTATAGAAGAATTAGTATCTTTTAAAACAGCATTATTAATAGCTCCATTCATATTATTTGCCATATCTATGGTAGTTTATGATATATTATGGGAAAAAGAACATTTAAGATGAAAATAAGTATTTATAATATTTATTTAGGTCAATCATTATGGGATGTAAGGTATGGTAAAGTTTCTGTAACTAAATTAAAAGGAGATTATCCTATTAGTGCAGTAACACAAAATGGTACTACATTACATTATGATGAAGAAGGTAAGGCTTGTATTGGCCATAATTATCCAGTATTATATACAAAAAACCCTATAAATGAAATATCCTAAGTTAATGCTTGTGTCAGATAATAATATATCTTGGCACAAAAGAATAGTATTATTTAAAAACGCAAAAGGTTACATTGCATTTACTGAATATGAATCTATAGACGATATAGATAAATGTCAAAGTACAAGTAAGTGGAGATTTGCAAAAGATATTGTTGAACAAAAAATAGTTAAACTAAATGAAAACAGAAACAATAGTAATATCAATCTCAGACGTCTTATTAGTGATAGTCCCGCTAGTTGTGCAATTTATAATGTGGAAGATATATATTCTTAAGAACAATAGTATGGATAACATGCAAAGAAATATTGCCTCAGGATTTTTTACTTTTGTAGGAATGATAATTTATTTCTTTATTATGTCATTTAATTGGAGAATAACTTGGTAATGAAGCTAATTAAAGTTACATTAATCAAGAAAGATAAGTTTAATACAATTGTAGAAATTACTTACAGCGATAAGAAAATATTTAAAGAACCAGAAACTTTTACTAGAATGGCATTTAATGATGGCATGTACTATAAATGGTTAGATGATGGTTCTTATATTCATGAATTAGATAGGTCAATTAAAGTTATAGTTGATTTAGGATTTACTGATTTTGATGTATAAATTTCTATATTTAGAAGCTATCTAGTTCTTTACAGGTGAACTTAAAATAACTGTTGATTCCCTAGTCTAGAAGAACGAGGACTCACAGGTGCAAGAGTATAAACAAAGCATTCAAACTATTACATTGACATTGCAAGTGTTGTATTGTAATAGAATAGTGAGAAGTCGTAGATGGGCGGACCACTTTTAGACAAAAAAACCTAAATAATTAAAGATGTTGTTAACGCCTTGGTTCTAATATCTCTGCATTACTATAGCAGTAACATCGCTCAATAGTTTTGGATGTATTAGTTTTAGGCGTAGACATCTTTTTAACCATCTAAATAATAATATATGTATACAGAATTAATAATATATTCTTCATTATGTTGGTTGCTTGCAATTTTATTTTATGGAGCAAATGTAAAAGATGATGAAGAAGTAGATATTTGGTTAGTACTTATAACAATATTTGCGCCAATAGCATTACCTATGTGTTTTATATATGTAACATTTATGGCGGCAATAGAATCTTAACCTTTAAAAACTTAAAAAACATGCCAGAGAAATTAATAATACTAATCCTACTTATAGGATTAAATGCATTGTATTGGATGGATTATCTAAAAACATTCAACAATACTAGTGATGATGGGGCAGTTGGTAAAGCTTTATTAGGCTTATTATTGTTAATACCATCAGGATTAATATTATTTAATTTAGATTTTTTATTACGATGATACCTAATGTATTTCATCTAAGGCTAGTATCAGAAGCTTATAAGATTAAATATAGATCCGTAGTATGGAGAGCTAGAAAACTTGGAATAACTTCATCTGAAGTTACAAATGAACAAGCTTTTGATATTGCTAACTACAGAAAGAAACCTAAATTAGAGGTAATAGTAGTTTATGTCACGTTTGAAATTATACCATCAAGAATGAATTATACCACGTTAGAAGATTTATAGTACAGTGGTTTTGTGTGGTATCGTTTCCATTGTGCAGGGGAGAGCAATCTCCCCAACTTTTGGGGCTGTTTTGGTTTTGACTGGTAGTGAGTAGGTAAATAGTTCAGTGAGAGATAACTCTAAACATAGGTGAATTGAATAAATGGAAAACAAATTGACGCCAATATGGCAAAAGTTCGTAGCTTAATCAACTCTGAGGAGTTTGAATTAGCAGCATAATTATTCTAAAGATTTATCATTTAGATTAAAATGATTGGTGGATTGTTAGCTAAAACTAGTTAACCCCTTTGAACGTAACAATTTAAAAACGTGAAACTGTATACAACTATTTAGCGAATGCTAATCAGGACGCGGGTTCGAATCCCGCCAGCTCCACACTCCTAGAGTGGTTCCACATGCCATGAGTTAGGCTAGCAAATACGACAGGACTGTATTTGTGATGAGGTTCGACTCCTTAAATGTGACTAACATTAAATAATAATAGAATGAAGAACAATTTTTTTACAGGGTTAATATTGGGAATAGTTGCTATGATTTTAGTGGGATTTGTTGCTGCACAAAACAAAACTATCTTTCAACCAGCTGCTCCAGCTGTAGTTAGTGCAAGAATGTGTAACACACAATTAGAAATAATTGCTGCTCTTAAATTCTATGCTGATAGAGAATATCTTGTTGATATTCATCAGTTAGGTTCAGGAACAGTAATTGTTGTTGGTAAAAAATATTAATTTTAAATTGATTTATTATGGCCAGAGAAGGAAAACAAAAGAGAAAGATTTATTTTACTGTTAGTGAACCAGGAGAATTAAAATTCAAAAACGTTTCAGCAGGTAAATTTACAAAAAAAGTAAGAAAACACAAAGCTACTCGTAATTTACAATTTGTTAAATCATTAGGTTTAGAGCCTATGGGTAAAATAGTATATGATGCCTAAAATAGTATTATTTAAAAAACTATTAGGAAACAGGGGAGGCTGTCCTAAATGTGGTGGTGAGCTAGATGGAGACAATATGGCTGCCTGGTGTACAAGATGCGATTGGAATAACTTTGGAACTTATTTAACATGGCAAAAATAACATTAAAACAAATTAGAAAAGAGCTTGACGAGCTCATGAAAGAAAAAAAGAAAGGTTTAACAAGTTCAAAAGAGATTAATTTAGCTGTAAATAGAGCTAGATTTGAAATCAATTTGAAATATGGTAAGAATTGGAGAGAAAGATTCAAGACTAATCATAAAAAATCATATGATTTCAGCAAACCATCTCAAGCTCAAGATTTAGGAGATGAATGGGATCATTATGCTTGGACTGCTGACGATTATTAATATGGAAGAAACAACCACAGCAGAACAATATTTAGATGATGATGTAGAAATTGCATTATATAATCTAAGACACGATCATCCTAATCTATTTTCTCTATTAACTAAAAAGTTAATTGGATTTGCGGCAATACATTGTAAAGTGCAACAAGAAGCTATCTTAGAAAGTGCATATATTAATACATCTAGAGATAAGAATCGTAACATTACAAGTGCTAGAATAAACAAAGAATCAGTATTAACAGCTTATCCAGTTGAAAACATTAAATAAGTTATGGAAAATAAAGAATTAAAACAATATACTAAGTATCTATTAGTATATTTTGCAATATCAATTGCATTAATAGGAATATTATATTATTTTGGATTAGTAGATTTATCTAAATAATTAAAGAAACCAGGGTAAGCCGAAAACTGGAACTAGAGTAGGCAAAACAAATAAATAAATTTTTATGAGAAATGTTTTAAAAAACACAATGTTCGCAATCTTAGCATTTATTGCTTTAAGTTTAACTTCCTGTACCGACAACGGTGATGACAAAGGTTCTTCTGCTGATCCAAATGCTATTGAAAAAACAAGTGTTTCTTTCAATGTGACTACACCTAAACCAGTATCAACAGGAAGAAGTGTTGTTCGTGGTACTATAGACACTAAAGTTAGCGCTATTACAATTAAAGCTGTAAAAGTATGGACACCTGGATCTAATCTTCCTGGATTCCCTAACTATAATGTTCAAGGTACATTTGAATTAGTTCCTAATGGAACTGTGGGTGCATTACCTGGATTTGACTTACAAGATGTTGCTATTGGTACTAACAATTTCTATGCTACTACTGAAGCAGCAGGTACACCAACATTTAAAGTAGATTTGGATAATCATCCTTGGACTACAAATGCAGCTGAGGCTATCTTTGCTAACAACAAACTTAATACGTATAAAGCAGCAATTCCTTTTGCTACATATACTGGTGAAGTTTTAAACAAAGTTATCTACAAACCAGAAGCTAGTAATAATATTGGCAACAATGTTGCGTTCAATATGACTACTCAAAATGGTAGAATTACTTCAGCTATCACATTAGATGATTACTTGGTACAATTAGAGTACAGATTAAAAGTTATCATTGACGTTTACACTCCTTCAGGTGTGCTTATTGAAAGATTATCTCCTTCTACACAAATGGTAGGTGGTGATGTAATGTTGTTTCAATGGAGTAACGCACATTCTGTAGCAGGTGCTAAAGTTAAATATACTGTTGAGATTAAAGAATTAGGTCAATTACAATCTTTAAGCGCACCATTATACACTTATTCTTTTGAAGATGTTGTAGTTGCTTCTGCTTCTAAAAATACTCATTATACTATTGGTAGAGACAAAGCTCAGGTTACTTTAAATGGTACTGACGACTTTACATTCAATATTCCTGAGTGGATTGAAGGTAACAATACAGTAGGGACGAACTAATGAGAAAGTTATTAATTGCATTAGTTATTGTCTTTACATCTTGTACTGACGACGATATTTATATTATAAATTATTGTCCTAGAGACTGTAATGTAGATCATTGTCATAATTTCACTAAAGCTGATTTTGATTGGCAAAAGTGGCAAGAAGAACAAAATAAAAAAGGATAATACTAGAAAGGAGCTCTATTAATTTAGGGCTCTTTTTTTATTAACATTTAAATTATTTAAGATGAAAAGATTATTTTTGCTTGGATTATTACTATTTAGTGGGATTGTATTTTCCCAAAATAACCATGAATTTTCAACTGTGTATCCTGAGAGAACAAATTGGAATGTTCAAGGTAAAGTTCTATATGCAGACTATGCAGACAGTGAAAAAGGTAGGTTTAAAAAAGTTGTTAGATACAAATATGAACCTATTAACTGTACAAATGTTTGGACAGTAGAATATCCTAAACAACGTATTAAATATATTATACGTGTTAATGGAAACAAATCATTAATAACTAAATATAGAATATAATGAAGAAACTAATTTTATTGTTATTATTAGCAACAAGTTTAACATCATTTGCTCAAGCGTTAGAGCCTTCTACATATTATAGTGCAGAGATTACAACTGATGGAAACAAAACTTACACATACTATTTTTATGTAAATAAGAATAATTATGTAAGAATGGTAAATGCAAACAAGGGTCTTGAAGAAACATCAGTTAATCAAACTATGGTACACGGTACAACAACTACATATGGCTGGCAAAATGCTGGAGGTGTATGGTCAGAATGCCAGAACTTTGTATTTACTAAAGATTTAAAATCAGGTAATATATATGTGCATTTTATGAGAGTAGTGCAAAATGAAGGATCTGTTCCATGGTCTGTTATAGGCGTTGGGAACGTAGATAAATTCTATTAATAAAAATAATCAGATGATTTCACTTTTAAAAATTAAGAAAAAATATACTCAAGACGAAATAGATTATATATCTAGTAAAATACCAGACATTGAATTCTATTTAATATCAGATGGATTAAGAGAATTTTGGCTTGAGTGGAGAGAAAAAAACGAAAAATAAATCAAAACTAATAAAAAAACAATACCATGAGCGAGGTTAACAAGTTAGATATGGCCGAAGAGCCTATCACAGTAAAGAAAAATAGGTCAGTAAAGAAGTATTCAGTTATTGAGGAGCAAATAATTATGGATTTAGTTATGCTATATCCAGATAATATGGCTCACGCATTCTCAGAAGCTTCTAAAAAATTAAAAAACAGGGCTAAACATAGCATTGCCCAAAAATATTATTCAATGATAAATAAAGGCAGTAAAAAGAGTCCTGTTGTTACAGGCTCTGCAGCAGGGTTTTCCGCTAACAAAAGTACAAAGAGAGTAAAAGGTCAATTTATTAGAAAAGAGCCTTTACAACCGCTTATAGTGATCTTTAAACAGCTGTTAGAGTGTGATCCTGTACAGAGAAAAAAGATTATGGAATTTCTTAAGACTATTGAGTAGAATTTTTAACTAAATCTGATTATTATGAGCAAAGAACAGGAAATTATTCGCAGAAGTGATAAAAAATATCACTACAACCCTGAGAAAACCTTTCATACAAAGGAACAACTTCAGGCTTATTTCGTTGACAAGATGACAACAAACAGGAATAAGAGGTTTAATATGCATGTCATCTTAACTTAAAATACACATCATGAGAAATAGATTCAGAAGATTTATACTACATCTATTTATTAAGTATGTGCCAAGTGCGAATAAAATAGCGAAGGACGAAGCCAAGAGATTGGCTGCCTATGTTTTCGAGAACTTTTCAGAAGAAGAAGGATTGCTTATCCTAGAAAAGATGAAAGGTTTTACAATAGAACTCATAGAGGCTCAGATATCAGAAAACAAGTCTGAATTAGACAAAAAATTAAAAGGATTAGATAATTTAAAAAAAACACTAAGCAAACTACAAGAGAAATGAAAAAAATTGAATTAAAAGCAGAGCACATGGCGAAGATATTCGATATGTGTAACCATTATTTTCCAGAAAGAGTAATTACTGGAGCAATAATTGTAGATGGAATAGTATTATTCAAAGATGTTAGCGGAGATTTTGTTAAACTACATTGGATAGAATTATGTTTGACGCATTTGTCAAAGAAGATAATCTTTACACTTTCAAAACCAAAACATTTTGCACAAGATACGCATTTTAGATTGGTTGACAATTTAATGAGATTATTTAACGATGATGACAAGTTTATACATCCTGTTGATTTTCTTCATAACGAATACTTGAAAAGCAAGAAGTAAGGGATAATCACCAGGTAAAATGGTCACACTAGAACAGGGTACACAGCACGCAGTGCATTCGTCTATTTCTCAGTATGGTTCCTGCACTAGCCACAGGGGTGGTGATTAATTTAGGTAGGACAGTATTTAATACTAGTAGATAATTAAGCAGTGTGTCTTAATTATGGACGATGTAAGCGATATTGTCTTATCTCTCTTACATTATTTAATCTTAAAACAATAAAGTTATGACAGTAAGTAAATTTTTTGGAATATTAGCTAGATTGTTATTATATCCATTTATATTATATTGGGCGTATGTATATTACTTTGCAAATGAAAAGAATCAAGACTTTGGAGAAATAATAAACAACAAAGGCATTGTTTTAATATCATTTGTCTTATTTTGTATCTTTGCTGGCATTATGTTGATATGCTTTGTGGCATTTTGCATTAAAAACAGTGGTAAAGCTTTAACAATAGTCTTTTCGCCTAAATATTTATATACTAACCATTGGAAAGACATTGAAAAACAATTCGATTAATCATTAACAAATTTAAAAATGAAAAAATTCTTATTTATGGCCTTATTAGGCTCAATGACAATGTTTGCACAGTCTGATAAGATTTCTAAATCTATTGACAAGAATGTTGATAAGATCGAAAAGGGCACAAGTACAGTGTATGGAGACGTCAAGGACGGCACTAAAACAGTGTATCAAGACGCAAAAGATGTTGTTAAATATCTTACTCCAGAAGCTAAGAATATGATCATTAAGATAGCTAATAAGCTTGAAAAGACTACTGATCAAGTGTGGGACATACTTGTAAGACAACAAAAAGTGTGGTCTTGGTGCTATTTATTGCTATCAATATCTGCTTTGGTATTGTGGTATAGATTTTATTTACAATTTAATGTAACAAAAACTGATTTAACAGACGTAAGTGAAGTTAAAGAGATTAATGTTATATTCTCTGTTGTATTATTTATATTCGCAACATCTGCATCTGCATTCTCTTCATTTCATTTCGTTGATATGATGACTGGATTTATGAACCCAGAGTATGGTGCAATGAAAAGTATCTATCACGTGTATCAATCAATTAGGTAATGGATCAAGTTAGTAAAAATATCCTGAATTTAGATAAGATCTCTAAACAGGATAGATCAAATACAGTTAAAAATGTATCTGATACGTTGTTACTATTGCAAGGAGACGTTATTCCTGAAGAAATATCCATATTAAAACAGATTGGATTAGATAATCATATACAAAAAGCTGAAACAGCTAAGAGAAACATCAATAGATTCACTGCTTTTGAGACAAAATATGGACGCAATGTCTATGCTGGATCTCAAATAAAAAAGTATTGTGAATCTAATGGCTTTAAAATGATTAGGGTTGATAGGTTTAAGCATGAAGTTCCATTAGAAGTAGGTAAAGCAATCATTAATTTCAACGAAGAGCAATCATATGAACATGAAAAGTCTGAAGAGAAAACTGTGAAGAAGTCTAGAATAGACTTACAACCACAACATTTCTTCTTACTTGTATCAATTCAAGCTGTAAATGGTGCTCCAGTTAAATCTGCAACATTATTCTACAGAGAAGAGTACAGTCATGATTTCTATGAGACAGCATCAGAGAAAGATATGTTTGTAGAGGTATTTTCTTGGGGAATTCCAGGAACTGACAAGAATCTATTCTGGTACTATGTTAAGGCAACAGATTATTTAATTATATTCCCAGTAATCTTCTTAGTTATAGGTCTTTTATGCCTAATACTTGGAGAAAACTCACATGGAATACTGTTGTTCCTATCTATATGTACTTTGATAGCAATATTAACTTCTAAAAAACCATCATTCTTCAAATGGAACTAAAGCTAAAACTCAGGTATGCAGGAATAATGATGCTATTATTCTTGGCAATGATTATGATTGATTGGTATAAAAATATCGATTATGTTAATGTCTATGATGAAACGATTAAAGAGTCTGTTCCTAACGGGGAACTATATAAATACTCTTCGAATTACACATTAGACTTTAACAAGGACTATATGTGGATGAATGCAACTACTGTTAAAAAAACTAAAACTTCAGTTCCCTTTATATTTAATAGAGAAGTATTGAAAGCTAGTAAACGCGAACTGTATTTAGATCCACGGCAATAATGCAATATGTGCTAGTTTATATGTAAAACTCATAATTTCCTAGGTTCGACTCCTTGGAGCGATATTGCGCCTAGTCTAGATAGAAAGAAAGTGCACTGAACTGTACAGGGGAGAGAACCCATATCTAGACAAACCAAGGGTAATCTTCTAAATGGTAAGATGCAAGCACGTTGCTTGTGAATATAGGTTCGAATCCTGTTTATCCGCAAATATTTTACTCCTGAGTATTTATTTATTAGTTTTGAGTGTGGGTGAATCATAGTAGCCCACATTTTTTTTAATATAAGTATAACCAACTAAATATAGAAATATGGAAGAAAACTTAATGCTTATACCTATAATAAAACCAGGAATGAGGGTCATGATTAGGCCTGGAACAAGGTATTATAATAGAGGGCCAGGCAATCCTGGAGGAACAAAAGGTAAAATTGTTCAAGGTGATTCTAGTTGGATAAGAGTCAGATGGGATAGTGGTTACACAAATACTTATGAAGAATATGATCTTGATTTTGAAAGTATACCAGAAATGTTTGAAACTAACATCAATAGAATATACTTCAAAGAAAATGGTATTAAAATATCTAGCATGAAACAGTTGTTAGATATATTATATCCTGAAAACAAACCAACTGCAGCAACATATTATTTTGTAACAGCCACTGGAGAGAAGTTCTTGCATTGTACAGAAGGTAAAATGAGATCATTTGATGATATCTGGATACTTGCTGATACATACATGCCTGGAATTGAGGTTAAAGAAGTCTTTAGAGAATTGCTTTTACATGGAGTGACTGAAAAGCATGTAAAGGATGAAATATTTAAAAAATCATTATCTCATTGTTCTACTATGAGAAGAATAAGGTTTACTACAGATGCTGCTAGACCTCATATGATGATGGCTTCTGCTGATTGTAATAAATACGACTCTATATATAGTTGGAGAAACTTATTTAACATGCTTAACATAAAAGATTCTGCAGATTTACTAAAATTTTACAAACAATCAATTAAAGTAGAAGTATAATGGAACTGTATGTACAATTTGCGCAAGAAGAACTTCCTAGAACTGTTGCCTCATTTATTAAAAAATATTACACAAAACGAGTAGATCCATATATTGCAATAGGACACAATACATTTTTTGATCCTGAATGTACTAAATTGCATTGCAGTAAATCTTATAGAAGTTTTGATGATTTATATGATTTGGTAAAAACGTATTATCCTGATACAACAAAAAAAGAAATGATTCATCATCTTATTACTGTAAATATACCAACACAAAATGGTAGATCTTTTCCTAATTTAGGAACATGTAATACTATGAATAGAATTAGATTCATACCTTACCAAAAAATGAATGATCGTCCTGAGCATTTAGAAATGAAAATGTTACATTCTGAAAACACCTGGATGGAATTACTTGGTTTAATAGGAATAAAAAGTGAAAAAGAATTACAAGAATACATTAAAAACAATAGAGAACCTTAAATTAATTTATCATGACAAAGCTAGGAGAGATTAAAATCGCGTTTAAGTACAGAGGAATCGAAAGACAAAAAACTTACATCATTGTAAGAGATTCTGCGGGAGAAGTATTGATGGAAACATCTGTTAAAAGATGTGTCGAAGATCAACATGACAAATTGTTAGCTAGATTCCAAGCATTCAGAAAGGCTATGCATCGTCTTATGATTGAGAATCGTATAACAAGACAACAACGCAAAGAGATTTGGGCTGCATTCGTTGAAAATGTTAAAGTGCCTTCTAAGATCAATTTGGACTCACCAAAGAGAGAAAAGAAAGTTAAAGCAATGATAGCAGTATAATGGATATCCCAAATACTGTTACTTATCACTTTGAGAATGGTGCAAAACAAATTTGTTCTATAAATGATAAAGTCATTTATAATGTCAAAGGACGTTTAAGAAGTCGTAATGAATTATATGACATCTTTGCCACCACAGCTCATGACTTAGGAGCGATTAAATTCGAAATCTAATGCTCCAAATAGGTCTAATGAATGATGATTCGTGTGAATTCATCATCGAGAACACTATAACGGAATGTAATAGAGTTCTATACAATTGGAAACTAAATAAGAAGAATATCGATTACGATGATAAAATTTCTTTATTTAGAAGTTATCTAGCCAAGTTCTTTAAACAGAAGTTTGGTTATGCTGCATATCATAGATATATCAGAGCTTATACCCCACTTGTAGTAATTGAGAATTACATGCTAATTGACATAGATTTTAATGTAACACATGCTAATTGCAAAGCAAATATTTATTTAGTAGCTCTAAGTAACTATACTCGAAAAATGGACATATTAAAATTTAGTCAATTGCAAGAAATGAAACCTATGTCTATAATCGAAGACAATAGGATTCTAGAAACTGTTGATTATACAAAAATTGCTAACATTAGATTTAATTAAAATGGCTGACGTACAACAAAACGAAGAACAAGGAAAAGAAGCTAAAAAAGTATTAGCCAATTTCGAACAGACAGTAAACAAACTTACTGCAATTGTAAGAGGACCTGAAAATCTTAAATTACCTACTAGAGTAAAGAAAGACAATGTGCAAGTTCTTGTTGAAGAACTATTCAAGGAAGAGAGTGAAGCTACGATTAAAGAGGTAAAAGAGGGTGTTAAAGCATTATTAAAAGGATATGTTGCTTTAAATTCTTCTTTAGCTGAAGAGCGTAAGAAACTTGATTTACTTGAAGTTGCTAAAAAGAAGGAATTCAATGCAACTGCTGCAAGATTGTTTTCTAAAATTGATGGCATTGACAATATTAATAGGGAGTATCAAGCTGCCTTAGGTGCTGCTCAAGCTGCTGTTGAAAACAAGGAAGAAGATCCTGAATAATATGTGTAAATACTCGAATAGACTCTATAAAGAGTGGATAGCGTATGGCAAGATAATATTATCAGTAGACTTTGATGATACATTATATCCATGGGGATTACTTCAAAACGATAAAGATAGAGCTAAAACTATCAAATTAGTTAAGAAGGCAAAAGGTATTGGAGCATATATAGTTATATTCACTGCGTCTGATAAAGAAAGATACAATGAAATAATTAAATATTGCAAAGCCTTAGGTATTGACATTGATACAATTAATCAAAACCCTATTGATTTACCATTTGGTAACAATGGAGGTAAAATCTTCTACAATCACAATCTATGTGATAGAAGTGGATTAACTGAATCATTAAGAATCCTTAAAAAAGCAATGAAACGTTACAGGAAATATAAACAAAAAATAATCTTAACAAGTTAAAAACATGAGTGATTTAAATCCGATGTTGTTTGTCGACAGTTACAAACTTCATCACAAGCCTATGTATCCAAATGGTATGGTAAAACTATATTCTAACGGAACACCTAGAGCTAGTAGAATGCCAGGAGTTAAAGAAGTAGTTGTGTTTACAATGCAACATACTATTAGAGAGTATCTTATTGAGAAATTTAATAAAAACTTCTTTATGACCGAAGAGAGAGAACGATGTTTAAACCAATCATGGGCTCTTGAGGCTTTAAAAGGAAAGATGGTTGCAGACTACAAACGTCACTGTCCTGTCGATACTAAACACATCGAAGATTTATGGGACTTAGGATATCTTCCTATTGAGATTAAAGCTCTTGAAGAAGGCACATTATGTCCAATTGGAGTTCCAGTATTCACGATTACAAACACTCATCCTAGTTTTGCTTGGTTAGTGAATTATTTGGAAACTTTAATTTCCTGTTGTATTTGGCAAGGTATGACCTCAGCTACAATCACTCATGAGTATAAGAAAATATTAACCAAACACGCTTTAGAATCAGATGAAGAAAACGTCGAATTCGTTAACTGGCAAGCTCATGACTTTAGCATGCGTGGCATGTCTAGTGTCGAATCTGCTATTACTTCTGGAATGGGTCATTTGCTATCAGTCACAGGCAGCGACAATATACCAGCAATCTACCAACTTGAGAAGAGTTATTCAGGTTCTGGGCTTATTGGAGCTTCTATTCCTGCTACTGAGCATTCTGTCATGTGCATGGGTAATAAAGAGAATGAGGTAGATACATTTAGACGTCTTCTAACTTTATATCCTGAAGGAAACTTAGCAATAGTTTCAGACACTTGGGACTTATGGGATGTAGCAGAATTCTATTTACCTGTATTGAGAGATTTAATTATGTCTCGTAATGGTAAGTTAGTAATACGTCCTGATTCAGGTAATCCTGCAGATATTCTATGTGGATTAGATTATGAAGAGATTGATCATCGTGATGAAGTTTACTTAATAGACGACCCTAAAGTTGTATATGTAAGAAACGAAGATGCTTTCTTTAGAGTTAAAAAGATAGAAAAATCTGGAACTTTTGATTACGTTTATTCAGAAGTTAGAGAAGCAGAGGTTAAAGGGCTCGTACAGCTACTTTGGGACGCATTTGCGGGCACAACTAATACTCAAGGGTATAAAGTATTAGATTCACATATTGGAGCGATCTACGGCGATTCTATTACGTTGGCACGTGCTGAAGAAATCTGTACTAGACTTAGAGAAAATGGCTTTGCATCTACAAATGTTGTACTTGGTATTGGAAGTTATACTTACCAATATAATACAAGAGATACTTTTGGATTTGCTATCAAAGCTACATATGGTGAGGTAATGAGTTCAGATGGTACTTGCACTTGTGAGAATACTTCGTCATGTGAATGTGGTAAGATTGATAGAAGAGAAATCTACAAAGATCCTATTACTGACGATGGTACTAAGAAATCTAAGAGAGGCTTGTTAAGAGTAGACATGGAAGACGGTAAAATCGTTTGCTATGAAAGCCAAACTCCTTTCGAAGAGACTCAAGGTTTACTACAAACTGTATTCAAAGATGGCAAGTTATATAACCAAACCACTCTAGAGAGAATTCGAGAAAAACTTAAATCACAATTTCATGTTGAGCCAGCGGGATCAGGACGATAATCCTAGAAGCCCAGGCTTTACAGGTTGCCCTAAATGTGAAAAACCAAAAGGGCTTTGTACGTGTAAACCAAAAACAGGAAAAAAATGCTAAGTCTAAATTTAACTAACCAAGAAACGTCTGACATCCATTTTAAAATTTATAATTTTCCAGATGGACAAAGACAAGTAAAGATAGAGTCGCCTGTAAAGGCGCTCTACTCTTTCAAAGAAACTCCTGTTACTATAATGTCTAGAATGAATAACTTTCAAGATCTTGAATTGATTATTTGTTCAGTTAAATCATTGAGAGGATTAGGATTTAAAGAGTTAAATCTTTATTGTCCACTTTTCCTTGGTTCAAGAAGTGATAGAGTTTTCGAACCTGGTACAAATAACTATCTTAAAGATGTTATATGTCCAATTATAAACTCATTAGAGTTTGAATCTGTTATTGTAGTAGATCCTCATTCAGATGTCTTAGAAGCATGTTTAAATAACTTTAAAAAGATTAGCAATCTCGCTTTAGTTGAATTTGCTTTAAAAGACTTTAAAGATGAAGACTTTACATTAGTATCGCCTGATGCAGGAGCATTAAAAAAAGTCTTTAATATTGCTGAAAAGATTAAATACGAAGGCAGTATTTTAACTTGTACTAAAACAAGAGATGAACACGGGAAACTCTCAAACTTAAATATCCCTCTAAATTATGAACATGTATGCAAACCCATAATTATCATTGATGATATATGTGATGGTGGAGCTACATTTGCTAGAATCGGTAGGGCTATATATGGTTATAGAGTTGCAACTGGAGCTGATTCAAAAACATTTGGAAAAGTTTCCTTAATTATCACGCATGGAATGTTTAATAATGGATTCGCTGAATTAGCTAGATATTTTAATTCTATGTATACAACGAATAGTTATAAAAACATAAATAAAGCTTTCTTGACTGCGCATAAAATTAAACAGTTAGATGTATTTTAATGAATGGAAACACTAGAAAAGTTGCTCGTACGGGGTCCATAATGGTCAGGATCAATAATAAGTTTTATGAAGTTCCAGATAATGTTTTATTATTTAAATCTCATGATGGAAAAGATATCTATCTTTCTGGTGTAAAAAATGATTCTAAAAATGATTTTAGAAAAGACTGGGTTGGAATTGTTAAATTTATTGAAGATGATAAATTTGAAAACGTTCCTTTGGCGTTATTAGAAAAGTTTATGGATGAACCATATAAGAAATTTGTTATAGATGATGAGGAATATGATATCCCTTTGCATCTATCAGATGATTGTAGACAAAAGATTTCCAAAATATCTAAGTATGTACCAAGAATTTTAAGAGAATTAAAAGAATCTTACAAAGATTTTCTATTTAAAAGTAATTAAAATAAACGTATATGTCTAAAAAGTTGTATTCACAAATGGCCATGGCTATAGATTTAGTTTCGTTTGAATATAGAACAGGTAATCCAATTATACTTGCTGAAAAGATACATCAAGATTTAGGTATAGATTACTCTATTCACCAAATTTCTGATTACCTAGACATCAATAGAATTGATGATTACGAAAAACAGTCAAAACAAATAGAGTATGAATTCAAAAACATTTAAAAATGGCAAACTTTATAATAAAGATTCTTGAAAAAAACAGAGAACATGTTGAATCACTTAAAGACTCAGTAGTATCACGCAATGGCTTTTTCTTAAACGAATGGGCTTATGATAATTTGGGTATTATAGTAGCGCTATACACTGTCTTCGTTTTAATATTTATTGCGTTATTTGCAATATTTATGTTACCTATATCAATAGTTATGATATCTATAAATGCTTGTTACAAAGGATTTAAGGCAATAAGAGGATCATATTACTTTTATAGGAAACACATACGAGAATCAATAAAGGAATATGAAGCTTCTCTTAACAAGAAGAATACATATTTTCTATGCGATAAAGGGGATCTAAATGATTGGACATGTATTGTCCTAGAATCACAATTAGAAGAATTCCTTATCAAGTTCTTTAACCACTATAATTCTACATATGACACTTATGAAATGAACACTAATGAGTGTGTGTGTACTAGATATAGAAGGAGAAGCATAGGAGATCTTTATTTAATTTGCAAGAGTTATTTTCCAGACACTAATCTCGATGAAGTTATCATATGCTTAATTAAGCTAGTTAATGACAACGTGATAGCTGTTTCTAAATGTAGCGATATAAAGAGATACGTCTTTGTTAAGAAAGATACTTATACAGGAAATTATCAAAACAAGGAAGTAGAATTTATAAGCGGCGTTAACTTTGAACAATTAACTGCGTATTATGAACGAAACGGAAGAATGTCCTAAATGCTTTGGTTCTACGGAAACTATGGAAGCCAAAGAAACTAAGGGGTTTGAATACAATAAATGCAGTCTGTGTAAAGGAGAAGGTGTTGTTTTAGCTGAAATAGCTGAAGACTTCATATTTTCAATCACAGAAGATAATTTTAATGATGAAACAATTTGACACATGGAAAGAAACAATTTAATAGCAGTTTACGGTACATTACGAAAGGGATGCGGAAATCACAGTCATTTTTTAAGAAATGCTGATTTTAAAGGAGAGTTTTCTACTGAACCAGTTTACAGTTTATATAGCTTAGGAGGTTTTCCTGGGTTAAAGGCTAATGGCAATACGTCTGTTAAGATGGAAGTATATGCAGTTAATGATGATGAAGCAGATACTGTAGATTCATTGGAGGGATATTCTAAAAATAGAACTCCTCACTTTTATGATAAAGAGGAAATCGAGACTCCTTGGGGAACAGCTAGTGTATACACTTATGTTAGAGATGTGAATGAAGATTCATTTATTCCAACTGGTGACTGGCTTAACAGGGTAGTTATGGAGCCTGTTTATCGTTTTTAATATTATTCACAATGAACATAAACTCTTTTGTTTTAGACTTTAGTCTATTAGAGGAGCAAAATCTTTCTGTAGAAGAGTTCATTGCATTGATAAGTTTGGTTAATGGAGTTGAATATCCTAATCAATACCTATCATTGCAATCAAAACAATTTGTCAAGATAACAGAAGACAATGAAATAATATTAAGGGAAAAAGGAAAATTGTTTGTTGAATTAGTTTCAATAGATAAGGTTAGCTCTAGTGGCAAAAAAAAGATATCTAAGCCTGTTGTAGTGGATGGTTTTGATGAGTTTATATTTGAATATAGATTGCAATGGAAAGGAAGGAAAGCTGGAAGTATGGGATCATTGTCTAGTTGTAAAGAGAAAATGATTCGTTGGATGGAAGAAAATCCTACATACACTAAAGAAGAGATCCTTAAAGCCGCAAAACTATATCTAAACACATTAGAAAATATACGTTATCTTCAAAGAGCTGACTTTTTCATCTTCAAGAAGGATGAGAATAAGGAAGAAAGCTCAAGATTAAGTGCATTCATTGAGGAAATAGATGAAAGACCCGTAGAAGATTGGACTAACATATTATTGTAGTTTTATTAGGAAAAATCAATTATTTTTCGTATATTTGTATAAAATTTATACAAATGATAGGAATATATAAAATTACATCTCCATCAAATAAAATATACATTGGTCAAAGTACGGATATTGAAAAAAGATTTAGTCAATATTTAAAGTTAAATTGTAAATTTCAAAAAAGATTGTTCAATTCATTTACCAAATATGGTGTTGAAAACCATAAATTTGAAATATTGACATTGTGTTATGAAGAACAATTAAGTATATTTGAACGAGATTTTCAAGAAGCTTATGATGTTATTGGTAAAAATGGATTAAATTGTATATTAACAAATACAAGTTCATTAAAAAAGATTTTATCTGAAGAAACTAGGATAAAAATGTCTAATTCTAGAATTGGTTTTAAATTTTCTGATGAATCTAAACTTAAAATGAGTATAGCTAAAAAAGGAAGAAAAAGAACTGAAAAAGAGTTGAAATCTTACGAGTTATATCATAGTTCTAAATCTAAACCAATAATTTGTACTAAAACAAATAAAGAATGGTATTCTTTAAGAAAATGTGCTAAAGAGCATGGAATTTCAAAAAGCATATTAAGTAATTATTTGAATGGTAAAAATCCTAATAAAACAACATTGATTTATAAAAATTCTTAAAAGAACAATGGAAAAAACAAACCTAATCTACGTTAGACTTGGTGATATTCCTGCCACAAAAACACGTAAGGGATTCATTAAGAAACTTTTAACTTCAAAAGGTGTATTGACTTATTTAGATGAGGATTGTTCAAAATTGCAATGTGCTAAAAAGGGAGCTTTTAGGAGTGTTAGCGAGTTGCATTTAATTGTACGTTCTCGTTTTAAGTTTACATCATTGGAAGCTTTATTGAAGATTTTGAAAGAAATCATTGATGAAGAAAAATGTGTTGCATTAATTTGGTGTACACAAATTCACAAAGTAGTTGTTAAGTATCAAGAAAACACACCCAAAGAGTATATTACTCAATATAGTAAAAGTAATCACTATGAATCAAAAGGGGTAGATGGTTGGTCACTTAAAGATTACGAAGAAATTATTAACAAATTGTAGGATATTCATAAAAACAATATCAAACAATAAGAACCGACTAAATAGAGTATCTTATGATTAAATCTAGCAAATTTAATTGGAGAAACAAAGTTTATTTGAAAGAACATTTAATAGAATTTCAGAACGTAGACAGCGTGTTTTAGATGGTAAGATAAATTGTATCCCATGGAATTTGCCTAGATTTGAAGAATCTTGTCCAGGTATTGAACAAGGTAAATACTATTTAGTATCTGCAAATCAAAAAGTAGGTAAAACACAGATAACTGACTGGTTGTTTGTGTATAACCCTATTCAACAGATACTAGATGGAAATTTAAACATCAAACTTAAAATCTTCTATTTCTCTTTAGAGATGTCTAAAGAAGAGAAAATGCTGTCTTGTTTTGCAAATATATTGTATGTTAAAGAAGGCATTAGAGTGAGTCCTATCGACTTAAAATCTACGAGGGCAAGTAATGTCCTTTCTGCGGAGATCTTGTCTGTAATCGAACGTTACAGGCCTTATTTCGAACGTATAGAGGAGACCGTCGAGTTCATTGATGATATACGCCATGGTTTTGGTATGTATAACCTAGTTAGAGAGTATGCTTTAGCTAATGGAACTATACATACAAGAAAGATAGAGATAGACGGAAAAGTTACAGAAGTAGAGGATTATTATGAATCTAATGATCCTGACGAATATGTAATGATCTTAATTGACCACATCAGTCTAATATCACCAGAAAAAAGAAATGGTTTACAACTAACTTTACATGAAAGTATATCTTCATTATCAGCAGACTATTTAATTAAGCTTAGAAATAGGTTTAACTATATACCTGTAGTAATTCAACAACAAAGTGCTTCCCAAGAGGGTATTGAGAACAAAAAGGCTAACAAGCTTAAGCCAACAATGGACGGGTTAGGAGACAATAAGCTAACTGGTAGAGATCCAAATGTAATGTTAGGGTTGTTTAGTCCATTTAGACATGAAATCCCTGATTATTTTGGATATGATATTACCCAATTCAAGGATAATATTAGGTTCTTAGAAATTATGGGCTCTCGTGACGGTGGTGCTGGTGCAATTTGTCCATTATATTTTGATGGAGCTACCAATTATTTTAGAGAATTGCCAAGACCTGAAGATAAAGAACAGTTAATGAGAGTGTATGATTTTTTAAAAACAATGAAAAAATGAGAAAAACTTATGAATGGGGAAAAGCTAATTACCAAATTTTATTAAAAGAGAAGATTGTTCTTGATTGTAAGAGAGGTGTAGCTTGTTTTTCTGACTTTATGTCAAGAGGTAGCATAGAATCTTATGATACCATAAAAATCTATAACATTGATTCTGAGCCTACAGTAGATTATAAAAACTTTTTTCTACAATACGTAATTGACATGTATGGATTAACAGGTTCTTTTGATGATGATCACTTTGAGTTTAAATCACTCGGTCACAAAATTAAAGATGTTTTAGTTATGTCTACAGTTAGGTTATTGTGGGAGAACTTAGGTAGTATGACGCCTCATGTTGATACTGCTAATTTACTATTTAAAAGGTTAAGAGACGATGAGTGTCCTCATGAAGATAAACTTGAAAGATTTTGTTATTTTTACAAAGCATTAGATAATCATAAAGGTTATTTCTCTGATGGACATTCTTGGCCTCCTAAAAATACATTAATAAAATCCTGCAAGGACTTTAAGACACGTGTTGATTGGCCGTCTGTTAATGGATTTTTTACAAGAATTTAACAAAACTAAAGGTAATGAAAAAGAGCGATGTAAAGGATTTTGACACATTAGAAGAATATTACGATAAAGTTAGGAAGATTAAGTTTGATGATAACGTTCAGATTGAATCTTTGGACGATATATACAATAACTTGTTTACACTACACAGAGTTGGGTTTTCTCAACGACCAACATTCTTCTCCAGAGGCAAGCTACAATGTTCTTCTGGAAGATTTCGTAGTATAGATGACTTCGTAAAACTTGTTAAAAAGTACTTCCCTGACAAAACACTAAAAGAAATATTTCAATACTTGAAAGATAAAGAAGATACATTTAAAAAAGATGATCTTATTCAAAGTTTCAGATATTGTGGAACTATTAGGAAATATAATTTCAGCGGCTTAATACCTTCAAGATATTCTCAGCATATGGAAATTGAGAAGTATAGACTAAGAGATTTAAATCCTAATTTAGGAGTTGCCACAGTAGCTGATCTTTTAACTTAATAGTGGTCGGTATGGGTCGGAATGATGATGATGATTGAATTACCAATTAAAAAGCAAGATCCTGTTCAGATTAATCCTAAAAAATTAATATTGTTCAGTCAGCCTAAAACAGGCAAAACAGAAGCACTAAGCAGACTTGAGGGTAATCTTATATTAGACCTTGAAGATGGAGCTGGATATGTATCTGGGTTAGTTATAAACGTATTGGACGTTGCTAGAAAGAATAAAGTTAAGCCTATTGGCGCTTTAAAATCTATTATTGAGGAAATCAGTGAAGCAAACGAATTAGTAGAAGGTTACGCTTATAAATATATAACTATAGATACAATATCTGCTCTTGAGGATTATTATGCGCCAGATTTGGCATTGGGGATGTATAAGGCTACTCCTATAGGGCGTAATTATCAAGGAGACAATATATTAGATTTGCCACAAGGAGCTGGATGGGCTATCTTAAGGAATGCAATTCTGATTATTATAGCAGAACTAGAAGCTTTATGCGAAACATTAATTATATCAGGTCATACTAAAGACAAACTCGTAGAGTTCAATGGAAAAGAAATGAATCAACGTGGACTAGATTTGTCAGGTAAAACACCAGGTATACTTTGTTCGAAATCAGATGCAATTGCATATTTGTACCGTAAGGACAATCAAACTATAGCAAACTTTCAGTCTGCAGAAACATTGATTGTAGGCGCAAGAAGTAAGCATTTGAAAAATAGAGAGATAGTTATCTTAGAATCAGATGAAGAAGGAAACTTCACGTCCCATTGGGATAAGATTTTCCTATAATATGTGCCCCTGATCAGGGATCGTAAGCATGGTAAAGCCTCTTGCGTAAGCAATGTAACCATCTAAGATCGTAAGCTTAGCGCATTGGAGCCATGCGGCTTAGTAGGTTCCTCTAAACCTTAAAACGAGAGATGATGATTGATTTAAATGGAAGTGAGTTTAATAGACCAACAGTGTCTATTTTCAATAATGGTGTAGCGGGAAGAGTTAATAACGTTACTATGAGTGTTGAACGTGTTCATAAGCTAGATATGGCGGATAAGAATCCAGATTATCAGGTTATATTCACAGACGAGATTGGTAGTATCAATTTAGGGATTTATTACCCAGGTGAGGAATCTACAGATTCTAAAAATAAGATCTTAGCACAGAAATGTACAGATTTAGTTAAAGCTGTGGCAGGAGATAATTATATATTTCCATCATATAACTCTTACAAAGAAATGGTCGATTCTTGTATGAAAATTATTTCTGAGAACAGTAAAGGCAAATTGGTAAACGTAATGGCTACGTATGGTACTGTTGGATTCCCTAAGAAATTCTTAGGTATTTACAAAAACTTTAATTTTGTTGAGGCAGCTGGTTCTACTCCGACTAAATTAAAAGTATCTAAGAATCCAAACAAAGCTGAATACGATGATTTGTTTGAAAGAATTGTTGAAGACGCTCCTCTTGGAAGCGTAGATATTAGTCGTATAGTTGAACAAACTCCGACTAAGTCACCTTGGGCATTGTAATATTTAATAGAGGGGGGCAGAAATGCCCCTTTTCTTTAATAAACAAAAAAGATGACAGAAATAAATTTAAATAAAGTTTTTGTTACAAAATCTAATCTTTTGAATCATATATCAGACTATGAAATATACAAAATGTATATAGGTAACACTGCTATAAATACAAAAGGGAGGATAAGATCTCCGTTAAGAGAAGATGAATCTCCTTCATTTGGATTCTTTATTGGAGAGACTGGTGAATTATGTTTTAAAGACTTTGTTCTTGGTTCAGGTGATTGTGTAAGGTTTGTTATGTTTAAATTTGGACTTACTTATTTTGAAGCATTAAGCCAGATTGCAATAGACGCTAACTTAGATGATAAATTTATTATAAAAGCTTCGTTTAAAACAAGCGTAATAAGTGACAGTAAAGGAAAAAGAGAAGACTTCGTTAAAACAGTAAATTCGAACTATCTTGGTAAAACAAGTAGGAATTGGGAAATAAGAGACTACGTCTTTTGGAATCAATTTGGTATAACTAAGCCAATATTAGAGAGGTATAATGTTCAACCTGTAGCATATCTACATGTTGGAATAGATAAGAAGATAGTTAAACCTGATTTTCATACGTATTGTTACAATGAAATGAAAGATGGAATTAATTCTTTTAAAATATATCAACCTAATAAAGAGGAATACAAATGGTTAAACAACCATAATGATTCTGTATGGCAAGGATGGACTCAATTACCAGAAAAAGGAGATACTCTTATAATTACTAAATCATTAAAAGATGTTATGGCTATTGCTGGAGTAACAGGAATACCTGCTGTAAGCTTACAAGCTGAAGGTAGTAAACCTAAACAAAGCGTGATAGACGAACTTCAAGAAAGATTTGAAACTATATTCGTATTATATGACAACGATTATGATAAAACTGTCAATTGGGGTAGAGAGTTTGGACGAAAACTTTCTAGCGCACATGGATTTTGTCAAGTTGAAATAGAAGAGGCTTATAGATCAAAGGATTTCAGTGACTTAGTAATGAATCATGGCGAAAAGCTTTCAAGAAAATACTTAGAAGAACTAATAGAAAGACCTTTTTAAAAATGGAAGAAAAAATCATAGTTGGAGTATATGATGGCCTTAGAAAAAATGGAGAATCTCATGATTTATTTATGTCAAAAGCTAACTACTTAGGCACATTTTATACTGAGCCAGAATTCTCACTATTTTCATTCTCTAAAAAATATCCAGCACTAAGTTTAGGAGGTTCCACTTCTGTTTTGTTAGAAGTCTATGAGGTTACTGAAGAAATTTTAAAGACAATAGATTACTATGAAGGGTGTAATGACATAGATCCTTATATGAATATCTATAATAAAGCAGAGATTGAAACTCCGTTTGGTGAATGTATTATCTATATCTACAACAGGATGGTAGTAAACAAGCCGCTTATTGAATCAGGTGATTGGTTTAGATTTAAAAAAGAAGTAAGACAACGAATAGAAGAAACAAGAAAAATAGTATAAATCATGGTAATAAACATTAATTCAAAAAAGAAAGTAGGAGATGTTCTATTATCAGTTGCATTAAGAACTGGTAAATATGTTCCAATGATTAGAAGCAGACATCCTTCTCATGCAGGTTTAAGAAGAGCTTTACCTAAACTTCCGTTTAGAAGTGTCATCAGACTAGGCTCTCTGACTGTATTAGAGGACGATAGCAGCAAGAAAGGGAACAGGGTGGAACTGAACAGTGCATTGGCTATAAAGAATAGCTCTAGCAAGCTTAAAATGAAGCAATGTTTTACTCAAGGAGGCGTTAAAACAGCTGAATGGATATATTCTACAAGTGAGAATGATATCATAAATTGGCTGAAGGAATATCCAATTGTGGCTAAAAGCCATATGGGTTCTCGCGGAAGAGGAAATACATTGTTGAAAACTGAAGCTGAAGTAAGAGCTTTTATTAGAAGCAAGGATCTTTCACATTACATTTTTGAAAAGTATTATAACTACAACAAGGAGTATAGATTGCATGTCAGTGCTGACGGTTGCTTTTATGCTTGTAGAAAAATGCTTAAGAATGAATTTAAAGATCATCCTAATGCGTGGCAAAGACATGATGACAATTGTTCTTGGATACTTGAAGAGAATGAAATGTTTGACAAACCTACAAATTGGGCTAATATAATTGATCATTGCGTTAAAGCATTGATTAGTTGTGGTCTTGATTTTGGAGCATGTGATTTGAGAGTTCAAAACAATATTGATAAAGAAGGAGTTAGAAGACTTCAACCTGACTTCATTGTTGTAGAGATTAATTCTGCGCCATCATTTGGTAAAGTTACTCTTGAAAAATACAAAGAAGTATTACCTCAACTTTTAGTTAAAAAACATGAAAATCGTTAAAAAAGGAGATGAACCAACTTTTGTTCCTATAACCTTATATATTACTATAGAGAGCAAAGAGGAGCAAGAGACGTTATTATCATTATTTAAAACAATAACTTCTCATGAGTTAACAACAATTGCTTTAAAGAATACAAAAGAACATCTTAACCAAAAGGTTATTAGCACATTTATAGGAGGTTTTTATAATTCATTATTAGATAAATAAAAAAAACATGAAAAAAATAATTGGAGTTTATGCTGATGTAGCAAATGGTAGAGTTGGTCAAACAGCTCCGTATATGCAATTCTTAGGTCAATTTGGTAATGTACGTTTAATACTACCTACTGACAATTTAAGAGAGGTTGCAAAAAGTATTGATATGTTAGTATTGCCTGGAGGTTCTGATATAAATTCTGCCAAATATAATCAAGCGCCAGATATTATGACAGGACGTCCTAATATGCATTTTGATTATTTAGATGCTAATCTGTTGCCTTTGGTAATTGAGATGAAGAAACCTATTTTAGGTATTTGTCGAGGTATGCAAGCATTAAATGTTCACTTTGGTGGTACATTAAATCAGCATGTTATTGGTCATCACCAAGGAGACAATCGTGCTGCTACAAAGCAAGAAATTCAATTTGAAGACGGAAAGAAACCGCATATGATTAACTCTATGCACCATCAATCTGTTAACATTTTAGGAGATGGTTTTGAAATTGTAGCTTATAGCCAATGTTATCAAGGATGTTATTCTGAAAAGAAACATGTTAGAAACTGGTATTTTGTTGATGACAAGAAGAAGAAAGAATTCTTTGAATGTATTGTCATCATTGAGATGATTAAGCACAAAAATCTTCCTATTGTTGGAGTTCAATGGCATCCAGAGGAGTTCAATTGTAAAGTTACAGTTGATTGTATTAACACTTTATTAAAAGAATATGAAGAAAAAGTTAGCAGTCCTAGTAAATGATTCAGCAGATTATGAATCTTATGTTGCGTTCCTTAAACTAAAATATGATATTGAGCTTGTAAAGCTTTCTTCTATTGCAAAGAAAGAAACGATTCCTGAGATTGATTTAATGTTGTTTACTGGAGGAGAAGATGTTGATCCAGCTTATTACAATGAGAAACCTGGAAAAAGAACATTCTATAATCCTTCAAGAGACAATGATGAATCTAAAATGTTTAGAATGCTAAATCAAAAGATTCCAAAACTTGGAATTTGTAGAGGAAGTCAATTCTTAACTGTAATGAGTGGTGGTAAATTAATACAACATGTGGAAAATCATGGTATTGGTGGAACTCATTCAATTACATTTGATTATATTCATAATCATAAAATGCAGATTACGTCAACGCATCACCAAATGATGTATCCTTTTGATTTATCAAAGAAAGAATATATACTTTGTGCTTATGCAACCAACTATTTAAGTCCTATATACTTAAATGGTAATGACAGAAACATTGAAGTGCCTGAAGAATTCTTGGAGCCAGAGATTGTATTCTATCCTAGAAGTAATTCTTTAGCAATTCAAGGTCATCCTGAATCTGGTATTATGTCAGATGATGGAAAAATGTTTATATTGAACTATATAGACAATGTATTAAAGCTTTAACATTAAACCTTTAAATTATAAAAACATGGAAAAAATTGTAGAAAACAAGCATGGAGTTACCTTAGGTAGTGATCCTGAGATTTTTATATGTAATGCTGAAGAGATCGTCTCAGCAGAAGGTTTAACAGGTGGAACGAAACACGATCCCGTTCCAATTAGCGAGGAAGGACATATGATTCAAGAAGATGGTATTGCTCTCGAGTATAACATACCAGCTTGCTCCACAGTAGAGGAGTTTATTGCTCATCATGAATTTGTTCAAGACTATTTTAAAGTTTTAATCGCCGCTCATGGTTATGAGTTTAGCAAAGAAAGAAGTGCGGATATTAATCCAATCTTCTTGCAAACTGAGCAAGCTCAAACATTTGGGTGTGAACCTGATTATAACGTTTATACTAGAAGCGAGAACGAAGCTCCTGAATCAGGACAGAATTTAAGATGTGTTGGAGGTCATATTCACATTGGATATCCAGATCCAGACCAAGACGTTACTGAGAAAATTGTAATGATGTTTGACATGTTTGCAACCTTGCCATCTCTATTTAAAGACAATGATACGCGTCGTAGAGAATTGTATGGTAAAGCCGGTAGTTTTAGGTTTAAGATTTTTGGATTAGAATGTAGAGCATTGTCTAACTTTTGGATTCATACAAGAGAAGACATGACTTGGGTATGGAATCAAACAATGAGAGCTGTTAATTGTGTTCTTGACGGAGAGTCTGATGCTTTAATTGAAAAGTATTCTTCTGATGTTAGAAATGCAATTAATACTGCTGATTTAAAATTAGCAGCTGAATTGATGATCATGATTGATCATGAAGTACAAAAAGAAGTGGTAGAATAGACAAACAAACAAGACTAAATAATGGAAATAAAAATTTTATTACTACTATTATTAGCACATTATATACTCTTCTTTCTATTTAGAGGGAAGGGTGATGTGCTCGCTTGCGGTATATTTGGATGGTCTGGAAGCAGAACTACAAGATTTAACAAGCAAAAATTTGATATTCTAGGACTTTTTAACAATTCAAGAGGTGGAGATTCATGTGGAGTGTCTACAGATGGAGAAATCTATTATGGTACACTTTTAAACAAAAGTTATGATGACTTTGTTGTTAACAAGAATTATCTTTCTCCTGTAAGAATTCCTGTTGTTATTGGACATTCTCGTAAAGCAAGTGTTGGAGCTGTAAGTGAAACAAATGCTCATCCATTTGGATTTGGAGATTTAGGAGAAGGTCATGCTTTTATTGGGTGTCATAATGGTACTTTAAGCAATTATGAGGAACTTGGTAAAAAATATGAAGTCGAAACTTCTGTCTACAGTGAAAGAAATATGTTCCTAAGGACTAAAGTAGATTCTGAAATACTATTGGAGATACTATATAAAACTAAAGATACGGAAGTATTACAAGAATATATAGGAGGAGCTGCTTTATTATTCCAAAATTTAGAAGAACCTAACACATTATTTGCATTTCATGGAGCTTCTAAAAAAGAAGTTGGAGATAGAGGTGAAACTTTATACGAAGAAAGACCTTTATATTACTATCAAGAAGCAAAAGATTCAGTTTACATTTCTTCAATAGAAGAAGCTTTAATATTCATAGGTGGAGAAAAAGACAAAACTGTTTTTGAATTTGATCACAATCTTTTGTACAAAATCAAAGATGGAAATGTTGATAAAGCTGTAACTTATGAAGTGGACAGGAGAGGAGCTGGCCAAAAGAAACCCTATGGGGGTGCGGGTTTTTGCATGGGTGGGACGGCTACTGGGACTAATACTGCCAGAAACCACGGTCCTGCCAAAAGGGGAAAGCGAAAAGAAAGAAGTAAATCTAGACGGTTCAAACAAATAGCAAATGTCGCAAATATATACGATGAAACTGTTATTGAGGGAGACTTTAAATCTGCAATATATTATAACAAATTAAGATATTGGAGAAATGGTCACTTAATAGATGGTGTTTTCACATATATTAAAGGATTTGGTTTGTATAAGATCGGAGATCAAGCTTCTGATTCAAATAATAAATTGTATCAATTGATGGGAGAACACTTTAGTCTTGAAGATGGTATGTTTTTAGATACTGTTTATTTAGAACAAAGACTCGCTCTTGATGAAACTATATTTGTACCATTTGAATTTAGTACAAAGGAACCACCTGTATTCTTCTTTCATAATGGAATCATGCTAGAAACAATGCATGACTTTGCTGCATTAAATGGAGAGTATGCAAGTAAATTTTCCTTTGAACATTTATCGCAAATGTCTAAATACCCTATCTGTAGAATGCGCAAGAATCGGCCAGACAATAACAGACAAGAAATACTTTATAATGGTCAGCCTTATACCAATAATTTTATACCTTTGCAATGTAATAATTGCTACAATATTGAAAATGGTAATTTAATCAATATAGATAGGTTAGAAGAAATTGTTGTGAAAGAAGCTGAAATTTGTTGTTCTGTTAAGATTCCTTCTACTAATGAGGTGATACAGTTGCCCATGGAATTTGATGCTCCAATTATGGGGCCGAATAGTTTGATCAATGCATATCATCCTGCTAGACCAACTGTTGAATTTCTGGATGAAGATCCTCCTATTGAAGATTATTTCCAAAAAAAGGGAGATGATGAAAAGGTTTTGAGCATCATTAATAAGCACATTATGCCAGTTTACACACAATTGCAAACTTGTAATGAGGATCTTAAAAATGAAGAAGATGAAACTATTCAAGAGCTTATTGACTTAAACAAGGATTACTTATTGAGTGTTGACTGTATTGTTGAATCAAAATCCAAAGAAAATGAAGGAGAAGCTAGTTAAAACAATTAAAGGAGAAGATCGTAATGAGAAAGACTGTAGACTTATTGATGGACAATACTATTATATAGGGGACATCCATAGAGAAAACTCTGGAGATATATATCTAATTAACAATAGATATATAAGAGCGTCTACTGAAAGAATCGTATTCGATCATTTTGAAGGTGAGTATAAGTTGAAAAATAGCAGTTTAACTCATGGTATAATTGATATTGAAGACGGAACTCCTGTATTTGGTTATTTCTCTAAAAATGATCTTTATAACGTAAAGGTTATAGTTAAGGATTTGAGCGAAAGAGTTGCAATTTCAGCAAATGTACTTGGATATGAATTCAGAGAAAGAAGATCTGATGGAGTGTTCTATCACATTTCCCTTTTAGATGCTAATAAGTTTAACCTGCTTAGAGGTATTTCAAGAGAAATAAAAGAAAGCTTTCCTTATGATTCTAAAGGGTCTATTGCTAAAATTACAAAAACATTTGAGTCTAATTACAAACCTGTTATTTGTAGAAATGCAGAAATTGTAGGTAAAACTTTAAAGGATTATACATTTGGATTAGAGTTTGAAACATGTGCTGGAATAATACCTAATAATAAATTAGTATACTTGCCATTAATACCATTGAGAGATGGTTCAATTAGCGGTATAGAATATGCTACAATTCCATTAAAAGGTCCAGTAGGAGTTCAAGCATTAATTGATTCTGTAGATGAATTGAAAAGAAGAACATCCTATAGTGATGAATGCTCTTTACATATACATGTTGGTGGTATGCCAAGAACGACTGAGTATATATTAGCATTCTACAAGACTATATCATTGTTGCAAAATGACATATTTTCAATGTTCCCGCTTTACAAGAAATATAATTTTGGCGTTAAACGTAAAAACTATAGCGCGCCATTTCCATTTGAAGAGATTAACTTTAGAATGGATCCGATCATAAATTATAATGATAAAAAGCAGGTTAATAAGAATTTTGATCATTTGTTCACATATTTATCTGGAGGTGTAACTTTCGCAGAATATGGTAATGATTTAAGTCAAGTACTTGTACATCCTCAAGATCCTCAAGGAGCTGCTAAATGGAATATTAAGCATAGATATTCTTTTGTAAACTTAATTCCTTTAATATTTGGAAATCATCAAACTATTGAATTTAGAATTCATACACCAACGTATGATATAAATAAAATATTGGATTTCTTGATGTTGAATATTTATATAATTGATTATGTTAACATAAACTATAAATTGATTCTTGCAGGCAAAGATACTTTATCTATCATGAGACCAAGCTTGCAGTTTATGTTAAATGATTATGTAAATAACATTGAAGGAAGTAGTAGAAAAACTATATTTAATGAGTTAAATCGTTATATTAGTGAAAGAAAACATGCTTCTGAAGACATTGCAAGAACAAAAGGTGTTGTTTACCAAGAAGAAGACTTAAGACTTCCTAAAGGTTTAGGATTTAATACCTACAAATACCATAGATCAAATGGATCTTATTTTTCAGCTTCATATCTTGAAGATATTCTATACGAAAGTAGTCTGAGTAGCTTTGACAGCCCTTTTGCTGAGGCTTCTATTAAATTCGAAGATGTAAATCCTTCTGCTAAATTAAAACTTCGCAGTGATGTTGGAGTTTCTCCTAAAAGGAGGCCAAGAGATTTAGCTAGAGAGAAAGAAGTTTTAGAATCTTCAAGAAAAGCTCTTGAACAGATACAAGCATCTGAAAAAGAACGTTTAGATAAGGGGTTAGGTGGAGGTTTATATGAGCAAATGAGACAAGCTGCTGAAATTAGATATTCTCTTAAAGACAATGGAACTAGGCCTGTAATTTCAGATCCTGGAACTTTATCTGGACTTGGTGTATCTACTTTTGGAACTAGCGGCTCTGTTCAAGTTAAAGAAAGTTCTTATGATTGGACTCTTAAGGCTTCTAAGTCTAATGATGATTGGGAAGAATCTATACATAAACCAGAATAGACATGAAGGTAATCTATTACAAAGAAGATAGTAGCTTTAATTTGGCTGTTGATTATGGTAAAATGATTGGTAATGGTTGGTCTAGAAGATTGAAAGAATATCTTCACAGTAAGGATATGCAAGATACTATGTATGAAGTTTCTAAATTATACACTAACAAGCATTTAGCTATGTTTCCTGCAAAGGATCAAATTTTCGCTTCATTAGGTAAAATGGATCTTACTGAGATTAATGTTGCCATAATAAATTGTAATCCTACGTTTAATTATAGAAGTAATGGCGTTGCCTTTTCTAATACATCTAAGCACAGAGGAGATATCGACCTTCAATTGTCTAACTTATTTGATAAGATAAACATCTATGAAAGAAGAACATCTTCTGCTGAGGATTACACTTTAGACCATTGGATAGAACAAAGTGTGTTTTTATTCAATGTATCATTAACTGGATTCACTAGTTATAACCAACGTTCTTTATGGTTTGGATTCTCAAGAGCTGTTATTGAGACCATTAGTAGATGTAGGCAAGGATTAGTTTTCTTATTTATAGGTACAGAAGAACAATGCAAGCTTTACAGCGAAAAAGTCGACCAACGAAAACATACGATTTTAAGACACGATACACTTAGCTATGACGCGCTAAATGAAGTCAACCTTGAAATCGATAGTATAGATGGTAAAGATTATAGAATTAAATGGTGAAGACTTCCTATTTATACAAGGGAATGTCCCGTCACTTAAAAATGCCAAGATAAAGACTACAAGAGGTATATTCTCATCGAAAACGGTGCAGAATTACCTTAGGTCTCTTGGTATCCAAAGATACTCTTCAAGTAAAAAGATCGTAGTAAAGTATGCACGCAAGGATAATGAATTCCAGAAGTGTTCAGCTTATTTCGATAAATACCTTGTTGAAGTTCCTCACGAAGTTGGGTTTCATTTCATTAGAGGTTCTAAGCACAGATTCGATTTCAATAATGCTTCACAGATACTAGCAGATTTAATGACTGCTCATGACTTCATAGAAGATGATGATATGGATAATTTCCTTCCATATCCAATGAAAATCGATGGAAAAGCTTATTCCTACGATAAAGAGAATCCTGGAGTATTAATTAAAATACTTAATAAAAATGGATAAAACTATATCAAACATCAAAAGCCTAGCTTTATCTGTACTTAATTATGATGAATATGTCACATTTATGTCTTATATCTATAATGGTGAATACAATCTAGCTAGGTTGTTTTTAAAAAGCTATTATCATCACGATGATGCTGAAAACCATAATAGATTAGAAGACATTCTGATCGATTTAATCATGAAGAAGGAAGATGAAGGAGGAGATGAAAGTGAACAAGCTAACAGAGATTCTGGATAGCAGTGAAACCATAGATTTATTTGTGTCCTATAGTAAATTATCTGATTTTGATCGAAATGGCCCTAGTTGCTTAGTCCACAAGACCAGTGGAGGTAAAGAAGCGGTTAAGCTTGGATCTTTAGTAGATGACTTGCTGTTTTTAGACAAATCAGCATTTGATGAAAAGTATTATCTATATGATGGTGACAAGCCATCAGCCACATTAGGATTGTTATGTGATGTTATAACCAACAACTACATGGAGATACCTTCTAAAGAAGATGTCATCAAGATTGGTGTTACAAACAATTTCTGGACAAACATTAAAAAACCTGAATTATATTTAGCAAAATTCAATGTCCCAGAATTCTGGGATTATTTAGATACCATGTTTAAAGTTAGCAATAGAACCATTATAACATCGTCTGAACTTAACACAGCAACAGATCTCGCTGAGATCCTTCGAACTCATCCGTATTCAAAGAGTATTCTTGACAATGAACTCGATAACTATTACCAAGTTAAATTCCAATACGATTATAATGGTTTTAAAGTTAGGGGAATTATTGATATTTTAAGTGTAGACCATAAGAGTAAAAAAGTCGTTATGACTGACTTGAAAACTGGAAAAGGGTCTTCTACAGAATTTGAAGAGAGCTTCGTTAAATGGAGATACTACTTTCAAGCCGCACTATATGTGAAAGCATTCCAAGAGATTTGTGATGCATTGGAGCTTAAAGATTATACTCTAGAACCTTTTCAATTTCTATATATTTCTAGATCAGACAAAACACCTTTATTATTTATCACCACAGACAAATGGATTAAAGCCGCTTGGAAAGGGTTCCGTATTAGTAAATACATATATAAAGGGATCGACGAGATATTAGAAGAAATATACTGGTGTTGGAAGAACAAAGAATACATTATTCCAAAACGTGTAGCAGAAGCTAACGGAGTTGTTGAACTTAAAGATAATTTTATTGAAGTTGACTAGTAAGAGTAGATATAACAAGTCCAAAACCTATCTTTTACCATTGATCTCTGAGGTCGTTGGTATAGAAAGTGACTTCATAGACTACTTGGAAGATACTTACTTGTTTGATGAACAAGGCGAATTTAAAAATTGTATTTTTATAAAGTATGAATCTGATTTTAGGAATCCTGATTTTACTTCATATGAGTATAAATTGACGAATAGTTCTTATTTTGTTAAGCACGTAGATATTGGAAATAAAGTAGTCTATGTTTTCAACTTTCCAGAAGAATATCTTCCTGAGTATAATCATTTTATAAACGGGGAATATTCAAGATTTGGAGAGGATGCTAAGATTTTAATCTTGCATTTTTGGACTCAAATGTATGGTAGAACTGCTTCTGGAATCAACGCGATTCTTAAGATAAAACAAGTACTATATAGAGACAAAAAACTAAAGCAACAAATAGAAGAGCGTTTAAGTTCAGAGCACTGTCGCATTATCTTAGATGATAATGCTGAATTAGGGGATTTGGTTTTATTGGAAGATGAAACTTTTAAATTAAATGATAGTGATTTATGAAAGGGGATATTAAATGAATTTGAACTTAGATAAGCAAATATTAAGTGATATAACGGTACATACAAAGTACGCGAAATACTTACCTGTAGAACAACGTAGAGAGACGTGGGCGGAATTAGTCAATAGGAATATGAACATGCACATTAAGAAGCATCCAACTTTAGAGGAGGATATCAAATATGTGTATGAACATTACGTAATGACGAAGAAAATCCTACCTTCCATGCGAAGTCTTCAGTTTGGTGGTAAAGCCATTGAGTTAAATAATAGTAGAATATATAATTGTGCATTCTTGCCTATTGATGATATACGGAGTTTCAGTGAAACAATGTTCTTATTGTTAGGTGGATGTGGAGTTGGATATAGTGTTCAAGGACATCATATCGATAAGTTACCTGAGATTAGGAAGCCTAACTATAGCCGTAGAAAGCGATATGTAGTACAGGATAGTATAATTGGGTGGGCTGATGCTATAAAAACTTTATTTAAATCATATACTGGCTCTATTAATTCACATATTGAATTTGATTTATCAGATATAAGGCCAAAAGGAGCACTTTTGGTGACAGCAGGTGGTAAAGCGCCAGGCCCGGAGCCTTTGCGTATTGCCCTTGTTAAAATAGAAGCAATTCTTCGAGAGAAGAATGACACTTCAAAACTTACAGACATTGAATGCCACAGAATTCAATGTTTTATCGCAGATGCTGTACTAGCGGGTGGCATAAGAAGAGCAGCTATGATAAGCTTATTCGATTTAGATAGTGATTCTATGTTAAATTGCAAAGCTGGTAGCTGGTGGGAGACTATGCCAGAATTAGGTAGAGCGAACAATTCAGTCGTATTACTTAGACATAAAATTGATAAAAAGACTTTTGACAAAGTTTGGGAACGTATAGAAGTTTCAGGTTCCGGCGAGCCAGGTATATACCTTACTAATGACAAAGATTGGGGAACTAACCCTTGTTGTGAAATTGCGCTTAGACCTTATCAATTCTGTAACCTATGCGAGATCAATATGTCTAACATACAATCACAGGCCGATCTTAATGAAAGAGCGAGTGCAGCTTCCTTCGTAGGCACGTTACAAGCCTCGTATACGGACTTTCATTACCTTCGTGATGTATGGAGAAAGAATACAGAAAAGGATGCCTTAATTGGTGTCTCAATGACTGGAATTGCATCAAAAAGTAATCTTGAATTAGACTATTCAGTAGCTAGTGAAATAGTTGTTGAACAGAACAGAGTTACAGCTGAAAGGCTTGGAATAAATCAGGCAGCTCGTACTACAGCAGTTAAGCCTGCAGGAACAACTTCGTTGGTCTTAGGTACGTCATCTGGAATCCATGCTTGGCATAATGATTATTATATTCGTAGAATTAGATTAGGAAAGAATGAAGCAATTTATACTTACCTTTCTATCTATCATCCAGAGCTTCTAGAAGATGAATATTTTAATCCTAAGTCACAAGCAATCATCGCTGTACCACAGAAGGCTCCTGAAGGGGCTATAACTCGTCATGAATCAACGATCGACCTATTAGAGAGGGTAAAGCTCATTTCAAAAGAATGGGTTAAAACAGGGCACTTAAAAGGGCAAAACACGCACAATGTTTCTTGCACAGTATCTGTTAGACCTGACGAATGGAAAATAGTTGGAGAGTGGATGTGGGTTAATAAAGATTATTATAATGGACTTTCTGTATTGCCATTTGATGGTGGTACATATAAACAAACTCCGTTCGAGGATTGTTCTAAAGAGACTTATGACAATATGATGAAAACATTGAAAGGTGTAGATTTATCTAAAGTTGTAGAGCTTCAAGACAATACATCGCTGAATGAAAATTTAGCGTGTGGACCAGGAGGATGTGAAATATTGTAAGGTTAAAGGGTTGGGGGAATATTTCCCCCTTCCTAACTTTAAAAAAGATAATTATGGAAATTTTATTTTTTGCTTTATTTGTAATTTACTCATTAATTACAGCCTTATGGGTGGCTAATCTTGCTGAATCTAAAGGCATTGAATTTTTAAATGCATTTTTGGTATCTTTCTTTTTAGGTCCAATCATTGGGTTACTGTATGTTGTTGTTAAATCTCTTGATTCAAATTGTAGTTGTAAATAATTATTTTTAGTGGATGCACATGCGTCATTTAAACATGTTATTCTATGGAAGCAAATGAATTAAAGAATACTATACAAGATTTTGCTATTGAGAAATGGAAATCCAAAGATAAGGTTGGAACTATAGAAACACCTTCATTAAACAGTAAAACTTTTATATTTCTGAAAGCTCTTTATACTATGCCTAAAGACGATAAGAAGACAATTCACTTGTTCTTATCTGAAACTATGACTAGGGAAAAAGAAGCTTTGGCTGAGATAGTTAAGTTTGATGAAATTTTTAATTTAGATGTTTTAAGAGATTATAATCTGCAGTTCTTTTCATATGTTGGAGTTTCATCTTGGCAGAATAGAGAATTTGGCTTAGTTTGTTGTGATAAATTTCAAGAACAATTAACCGTTGGGAATTTTAAATTCCATCTAAATAATAAGTATAAAGCTCTAATTGGAGTTACCAATTCTATAAACAAGTATAGTTTCTTTAGTATCAAATCTGATCTATTATTATCATCTTATTTCGATAAGAAAGTGGTTAGTAAAGAAGAAATGCTTGATAAAATTGCTCCTGTCTGCTTTAAATATAATATTAGAGGTGATTACAAGAAACCAGTCAAGAATAAATTGAACATCTTTGTTATTAAGAACAAATTAGATGCAACAAATCGTAATGTTAGACATGAAACTTTCAAATCTATAACTTACAAAACTGAAGAAGATTCATACAACCTTATAATGAGTGAGATCAATGAACTTAAACTTAGGATTCCTGAAGAGGGAGAAGATTTGTTTGAGTTTACTGAAAATAAGATTGCAAGAATGAAGATACTTCTAAATAGAAGAAACAAACTACTTTATACGCTAGGCTCTAAAAAGATATTAGCTGAAGGTCTTTTGTTTAGGCTAAGAGGAAGAACAATGATTTTTGGCAACAATCTTCAATCATTGGAAATACTTACTGTAAGTAAGGTATTGTGTATGAAAAATACAGACGAAAGAAACTCTTTAATAAAGAGAACTTTTGATAATGGAAAATTGAGAGCAATTAGCAACTATTGTGATATGGAAGAAAATCCTGATATATCAATGGCTGACAATTGTTTATTCAAAGATGTTCCACAATCAAAAGAAGACTTTGTTGAAAAGATTGCTAGCTTAAGAACTTTAAACAAGGAAAAAGCTGGTAATGTCTTTATTTTTGTAACTGAAGGAACACAAGAAGTTGCGTGGTTGAATGAGTCTCTAAAAGGACTTAATGAACACAAATACATGCTTTGTGACAATTTAATTTCAACTTTTAACAAATATTCAATAATTGAAGACTACTAATATGATTACAAAGGAAGAAAAAGATCAAGTGTACCAACACTTGGTTGAAAAGAATTATCATCACTATAATCTTTTAAAAGCTTCTGAAGAACTACAAGAGTTAGCTCTTATATTGACACAGAAGGTTAATAAGAAGAATAATGTGCCTGATCAAAAGATTATTGATGAAATAGGAGATGTGAAGATAAGACTTAAGGTTTTAGAGAAAATGTTTCCTAAAGAATTAATAGACGAAAGAGTAAATAAAAAATTAACTTCATTTCAAAGTTATATCCAAACTGAGAAATACAAAAACATTTAAAAACATGAGAACAGTAGAATGTAAAAAGTTAGGAAGCGTTACGTCTTTAACAGTTGGAAAAGTATATAATATCATTGAAGAAACTAATGATCGATTTTCTATTGAAAACGACAAAGGCGTTCAGATGAGGTATGGTAAGAATTTGTTTAATAATCCTGTAGAAGTTCCTGTAGAAGACAATCCATTATTAGGATTACCAGGAGCACCTGTAAGAAGAGGTCCTGGAAGACCAAGAGGAAGAGCAGTAGGTCAAGAAGGTAGAATGCTTGCTCCAGAAATGGCTCAAGTTCCTGCTCCAGCACCTGCACCTGTACCTGTTGTTAATCAAATTCAAATTAACACTTCTGCAAGCAATTCTAATGGACTTGTATCATTTAGAGTAGAGTCTATATTCTTGCAAGATGTAGTTCATACATATTCTACTGGGAATATTATCTCTACAAATGGTATTTCTGCATCTTGTGGTATTCAATCTTTAAGTGGTCTTGATGAATTAAGATATCATATTACTCAATTAAGATCTGAATTTACGATCTTCGTAAATGAAAATCGAGGAAGATTTATATTAGCTGGAGATATTGACTTAAATTTACTATTTGAAGAAATTGCTGTTGCATTGGTTCAAGACCTTGTAGCTTCTTATCAAGGAGGAGATGCAGACATCAAAGCAGGTATCTTGATTTTATCTACAACAGAAGATTCAATCAGACAAGAACCTTGTTTAAGAAGAGCACTTAATAATGCCTCTGCTGGAAACATTCCTGTTTACAATCCAAATAGCGGTAATGATATTGTTATGTGGAATATACCTGTTGAGGCATAAAATAAAAAGCCCTGTAGACAATTAAGTTTACAGGGCTATAATACCTTCTAAATAGATAATAACAAAAACAGTGACAAAATGGCAAATCGTGTTTTATTTACAAATGTTAAGTACTGGGTTGGAGGTGGTAAAAGTGGGAAGCCTTTAAGGATTCGAAAACACCAAAACATTCATTTGACGATTCATATGCCAGTTGATGGAATAAAACCATATTACTTGGATATACTGTCTGATGGAAAATACATGTCTACAAAACTAACCAAAATTAAAATTAGAAATCATGAGCAACTACAAGAATAGATATACTAATAGATTGATTACGGAAACTGAATATTACAATTTGTTTCCATCTGAAAGAGGTGATTATGAAAGAATTAGTATTCATGATGTTCCTCAAAGAGATTCTGGTGGAGATTTTATGACATCTGCTGTGATTGGAGCTGTAACAGATTCTGCATTCCTAGGAGGTTTTATTGGAGGAGATATGCTAGGAGGAATTGTTGGAGATATAATTGACGGTGATTTAGGAGACTAATGAGCGTCGTTAGATATATTTCTGACCTTCATCTTGGACACTTAAATATGGCTACTAAAAGAGGCTTTAAAGACCAACATGAAATGAATGACCACATTATTAAGAGCTGGAACTCTGTAGTTGGAAGGAAAGATGTCACTTGGATACTTGGAGACATAACTATGGAGAAAGCGGTTCACTATCATATGTTAAACAGACTTAATGGACTTAAAAAAGTTGTATTAGGAAATCATGATAGACCAGAACATGTGCCTCATTTACTAAATTACGTAAATAGTGTTTGCTCAATGAAATATCATAAAGATAAAGAATTTGGCAACGTTATATTTACACATGCTCCTATTCATCCTTGTGAATTAGACTATAGATTTACTATAAATATTCATGGTCATGATCACGAGAGAAATCTTAAGGATGAAAGATATATAAATATTTGTGCAGAATTTATAGACTATAAACCTAAATTACTAAGTGAATTGATATGTCGATAATAAAATCAATAATTAATGGCAATGAAGTTTATGTATATTGGAATGGTGAATTGATTTACAAGAAATGGTTTAATCAAGAACACGGTGTTGTTTTTCAAAATTACAAAAGATGGCATACATAGACAGAGAATACCATAAATTGCTAAATGCAATTAAAAGAGATGGTTATACGTACGAAGATCCTAACAGAGAAGGAGTTTTTAGGACAGAGATTACAAGTTTTACAATAAGGCATTTGTTTAAAAATGGATTTCCATTGATAAGTACAAGGGAGTTGAATTATAATAATATTATAGTCGAACTTCTTTGGTTTCTTAAAGGAGATACAAACATTAAATATTTAGTTGACAGAGGTTGTAATATTTGGAATAAAGATGCTTATAAGTATTATTTAAAAAAAGGAGGACACGCTTCTGAAAAAATGTTTAAAACTTTAGTATCACAACAAGATGAATTTGACTCAAGGATTAAAGATTATAAGTATGGTGATTTAGGTCCAGTTTATGGTAGACAGTGGCGTAATTTTAATGGAGTTGACCAAATAGCTAAGTTGATTAAAGGTCTTAAAGAAAAACCTTTAGGAACTGAACATATTGTAAACTCTTGGAATCCAGCAGATATTCCTGATATGGCTTTACCTCCTTGTCATTATGGATTTCAAGTTGTAGTTAGACCATTAACCGTATCTGAAAGGTTTCATGCAACTCCTGGTGCTAATCTAAAAGATGTTGATGTGTTTGTTGAGAACGCACATATTATTTATTTAGATGGAATAGGGGCGCCTAAATATGGCTTCGAATTACACTGGGAACAAAGATCTGTAGATACCTTCTTAGGTTTACCCTATAATATAGCCTCCTACGCTTCATTAGCGTTGATCTTAGAGAAGATAACAGGTCATGTGGCACTAGGTATCCAAGGAAATTTAAAGAAGGTGCATTTGTACGATAATAGCCTCAATGCAGTAGCTCAACAATTGAAGAATGATCAGTATTTGAATGACGAATGTAAATTAGTATTTCCTGAAGACGAAGTTAATCCAGATGGACTTGATTTTAATCTTAGAATGGGATATTTAAGGGGGAATTTGAGCCTAAATGATTTCATTGAGGAAATGAAACCTGAGTGGTTTTCTATTGAAGGGTATTCACCTTATCCTTCAATTAATGTACCAATGTTAGCAAAAGATTAATTATGTGGTGGATTGTTATTATTATAATTGTGTGGATATTATTATCTGAGGATTAAAAATGGAAAAACCGCTAGAAGACCTTAATTGGTTGTCTAGCGGTTTTTTTTTGACTTTTCAGAAGCTACTCTAATATCGTGTATAATTGATAATAATCTTTATCTAACTGAGACCATATTGGCACAAGTCTTTTAGTTGCTTTAACTAATTCATTCTTGTGTTTAGCGTCTTCATCTAAATATGAAAAGAAATTTTCATCATCCTCTGGGAAGAAGTTAATTGGAGTTACAACTTGTTGTATAAAGTCTAAACCTGTTTGTATTAATTTAATACCTGCAACAGGATTTGTTAAAATCTTAGCTGTCTCTCTAGGATCTCTAAATTGAGATAATTCAGACTCTAATCTTCTAAGTTGATATACTAAGAACCATAATTCATCATCATCAGGGGCTGCTGCTCCTGCAATTAATGCTCCAATAGCTGGTAAAATTACAGATGTTAACATTATCTCAAGAGTTGCTTTCTTTAAATTAGCCTTCTCGTGGTCTGATAATGAGTTATATACATCTTTCATATACATCAATTGCATAGACTTCATTGATGGAACAACTCCATTTACGAAATATCTAGCTAAAGATGTGTAAATACCTTCAGTATATTCTTTCTTAGCAGAACTATAGTTTAATTCATCTTCAGTTAAGTCTTCTCTACTTTTAAGTGATGTAGATATACCTGTATATCTGTAAGCAAGAGCGCCTAAGAAGAAGTTTTTAAACATCATCACTAGTTTACCTGAGATAGTTTTAGACAATTCATTCTTAAAGTTATTATCATAAACACCATACAAGTCAAATACTTTGCTCTTAATCAAAAGATTTATATGAGTTTTACCTCCTTTAGCATATTCAGTAGTAAGATTGTGTTTGGTAAATTTAACTTTATCGTCCATTACTAACTTACCTTTGTTGTCCATCTTAAGCATATCTAATAATGAAGAAGCTTTAGATTCATCTACAACTTTACCATTCTTATCTATAAATTTATTGTCAGAATTCATCACTTTAAGAGAGTCTAGTACGGCCATAGTAAGTATAGAGTTCATCATGTGCTCTCCAACTTCGTTTATACCATTCATATTCTTTCTAGAAGCTAACTTCTTTGCCAATGTATTTCTAAGATATTCTTGTGTAGCAGGATCAAATCCTCCAAATACATCATACATTTCTAAAGTTTGATTTACAAAAGATGTTTTAACTGGATTACTTAAGTCAGACAATGTGTTAGGAAGTTCAGTTCCATAAAGTTTCTCAGCTTTAAGTAAATTCTTAGGACTAATAACGTCTCCTCCAAATGACTCTATAAACAATTGAGTGAATCCATTGAATAAGTTAGCAGTTCCTGATGCTACGTTTAGAGACATAGCAATACTTGCAGTAGCTCCATTTACGTAAGATACAATCTTATTTCCATCTAAAGGACCTAATCTTCCTCCATGTTCATGAAATACATCATATATCATCCTGTCCATTAAACCTTTTATTCTCTTATATTCATTAGTAAATTCACCTGGAATAGTTACAACTGGCTGATTCTTGTTCCAAATATTCATTAAAGGAAGTCCAGTTTTAGTAGAAGTTTGAAAATACCTTTTACTTTTAGATACATCTGCCAACATAATAGCATTAGTTTCGACCTTACTTTTCTCTCTAAAGCTAATAACATTGAAATATTCTTTTCTCAGCATTGTAGCTACGTCTAAAGATTGAGTTTTTGGATCTATATCACCTCTATAATGAACTTTAACACCGCGAACAGACTCACCTGTTTTGTTATCTATAGCTTCACCATATCCAACATCATCTGGTTTAATCTCAGTAGCATCTGTCCACTTTTGTTTAACTAAGCCTTTAAAGTCTTTCTCTACACCTCTTTCGAAATCAGATTTAGTTATAGATGGAAACTTATAGAAACTTACTTGGCCTGTCTTTCTAACAAGACTCCTACTTCCGCCTGTAGTTGTGTGACCTAATTTGGCTAAAGAAACTGCTTCTTTAAGCATTTCAGCACTAGCTCCAGTTGGTTTAGTATTTCTATATTTGTCTTTAGGATACCATTTAAGACCATGTTCATCAGATTGATCTCTAACTGTATGCTCTTTCATCCAGGCTTTAGTCTTCTGATACAATGCTTTGTATTCATCATTCTTCATGAAATCTTTAGCCATTACAGCTCCTTCTGCTTTAAGTTTATCCTTCAATTCACTAAGCTCTAATTCCATAGGTTTGTATTCTTCTAAATAGATATCTCTAAATTTTACACTATAAATACCTTTAAAGAAGTAATTACCATCTTTGTCTTGCTCATATATATCTTTATATAACTCAGACGGAGCAAGGTTACCTTTTTCTTTAACTAAATCATTAAAAACATTTTTAAGAGCTAAATCATAATCTTTGTACAAATCTATAATAGTATCTCTTGCTGCACTAATCATATTAGTGATTATTTGTATAAGTTTACTGTTAGTATTTAAAGGGTCTTCAAAGTTCTTTTTAAATGAACTTATGTCGAATGCTGGATTGTATACAATTTTCTCTGCAGCTTTAATTAAATCTTCTTCAAATAAATCTTTATCTCTAGTAGTCAACATTCTAGATGCATATTCAATTCTAGATTCACCAGTTATTTTCTTATCTACATATTCTTTGTAAAGTCTATTTCTGTGATCTGTCTCTACTTGTGTATTAAACTTTGGATTAGCAAGAAATTTAACAGCTTGTTCGTTTTTTATAGCGTGAAACTGAGATTTAAGTGATTTACTTTCACCTGCAGCATAAGATATAATCTTTCTTATAGAATTAAAATCTTCAACTTCCTCTTCAGTTAAGTCTTTTTTAAGGACAGAGGCTCCAACAAGTTTACTTATATCATCAATAAGATCATATGCGGCTAGATACTCTTCATAACTATTTATAGTCTTAAGTAGATCTTCGTCTCTATAGTCTTTTGTTTTCTTATGAAGTCTTTCTAAACCTTTTGTAACTTGAATAACAGTTTTGTTTAATGTATTAGCATAACCTAAAATAACTTTAACTTTTTGAGTCTCAGACATTTTGTCCATCTCTTTAATTAAAGCATCTATATTCTTCAAGTGATCTTTTTTGTCTTTCCTTGATATAGGTTTTTTTGTCTTAGCAGTTCTAGCTCTAGCTTGAGCAATTCTATCTTTAGTTTCTTTTACAAGCTCATCAAGTTTGTTTTCAAAACTAGTCATCTCTGGTTTAACAAATTCAAGCTCTTTAGCAAACACACCTTTATATTGAGTCTCTTCATTTTCATCCTGAACATTTTGTTCATTGAAGTCCATTATCGTGTTGAATAAGGTTGTATATTCACTATTTAGTGGTATATTGAAAAATCTTCTTATTGCGTTAATGAATTGATTCCACAATCCTTCAGATTCAGATTTAACTTGATCTCTAAATTCAGGATTAGAATAAAACTCAGCAACAAATTCAAATTCATTTTTAAATCCATATTCCTCTGCTAAATCACTATCTTTGTATTTCTTCATAAACTTGTCAACAACTTCAACAAGTTCTTTCTCTGCAAGAGTTCTATTCTTAGGATCTTTAGCTAAAGCATCAGCAGTAATACTATGAACAACTTCATGAAGAAAAGCTACAACAACATCTTTCTCACTAAGACCTTTAATTCTCTCTGAAGAAACTTGAATTTTCTTAGATACTGGGTCATATTGCATAACTGCAGAAGTAGATATCATGACTTCTTCATCAACTAATTCAACTTTTGCTTTCGATCCACCCATAATACGTGCCGCTCTAGTAGCTAAATCTTGCGCGTAAGGCGTTAAATCAGAAATTCCAGTACTTATATTAGATAAAATATTATCGACGCTTAAATCGCCTTTAAATAGGTTTTCAGTAAATACTTCAACTTCAGGATCATATGAAATTTCTTCATCAAGAGTATTTGGAGCATTTTCATCAACTAAATCATGAAAATTTACTTCATCTGACAATCCTATCTCACTAATTGGTTCTGTTAATTTTTGTTCAGGTTTTGCATTTTCTTTAACAACTGATGCAGTATGTAGTTCGTCTACTGTAGGAAACTTTTCAAGTCCATTTACTTCTTGCCACAAAGATATCTTAGCAGCAGCAATTAGGGGACTAACCCCTAACTCGCTAGCCAAATCAATAACAGCATGACTCTTATGATTAACACAATGTATTGCCATATATTTTTATTTTAAAAATTTTAATTTATATAGCGTACTATATATTAATTCTAATATGTCATCAATTATTTGTTGTAGATATCCGCAGTCACTTAAAGACTCTCTAAAGGATTTAAAAGACTCAATAAATCCTTCTAAATAAGAAATTGGACTAATGCTTTCAGAAATAGAAAACGACTTATAGCCTTTTATAATTCCATATTCTCCTTGGTAAGACTCAATGAATCTATCTCTAAGATCTACAATATCTCTATATAATCCATCTAAAGCTTTATGCTCTGCAAAACTAGATGTTTGCAAGTGAGCAATATGTGCATTTACTTCTATTGCAAATAGGTTAGACACAAACTCTTGTACTTTATTTTCCATAACATTCTATTAATTTTTCTTTTTCATCGTCACTTAACGCCATGAATGACTCCTTAGTCATAGTAGGATCTGCTTGTTGGAAAGCCTTAGAATGCTTATTCCATGAATCTTCAATAAACTTATCATAATCTTGTTCAGTAGTCTCTTCTCCAGTTAAATTCAATGCTCTTGAGGCATTTCCTTCAATAGTCTCAGCTTTGTTACTAATTCCAATTACAGTAGTTTTAGCTCTAGTTAAAGCCGTATAAATACTTCTAGATTTAGATTTTGCTGATAAAGGACCAACACTATTGATGTCTTGGATATCTACTATAACACTATCATATGTAGAACCTTGAGATTTATGTGAAGTTATAGCATAAGCATAATCTATGTTAGCAAAAGACTTTTTAAGTCCCCATGCTTGTGCATACATTTGCTTTCTTAATGCTCCAGGAGGCATTTGTTTAGCCTTAGCGAACATCTCAGCTACTCTTTCATTAAACTCAACTTTAGATTCATCTGCAAGTACTGGAAATGACATATCAGTATTAGTTCCATCACCACGCTCTACAGTAACTGCATAAGCTTGAAAACCATTATATGTAGTCTTTCTAACACCTTTTATAGAGAATTCATCACTATTAGATACCTTAGTTCTAGAATCAACATCAAAGTTGTCTTGGAACATTATAATATCATTCTCAATTAATTGAGGCACATCTTCTCCGAATACAGCTTTTCTAATATCATTATTGTAAGCAGTTCTTGTAGCGTTTCTATATGTAACAACTTTGATTACATTAGGGTTTTGCTCAAGTATACCTCTTTTAAATGAGTCTACTACATCTTCAAATATATGACCAAATGATCTTACAAATACTAAATTACCTTTAGGAGATAATGTATCTTTCATAACTCCATCTGGAACAGGATCTTGTTGAGAAGTTTCTAACTCAGAGTTATCCCAATAATAATCTGCAAATGGAAGTATAGGAGACTCTTCTCCTTGACGAACACGTTCAGTTAGGCTAGCTTTATTCTCAGAATCAAATACAGGACTAATGCTATCTAAATCAGTTTTAGACCATCCATGATAATAAGGATTTTTAAGATCTCTAATAGGAGGCAATTGACCTCTATCTCCCAAGAACACTAATTTAGCAGATCTTCTTTTCATCTCCATCATCATCTCAATAGCCTCTTCATTAACCATAGAAGCTTCATCTATAATAATAATATCATGTTTAGTAATCTTAGCATCTTCAGAAAATGAATCAGTAAACTCACCTGTCTCAACATCCATAGTCTTGCCTAATATACCAGCTATACTTCCACTTTCAATCTTCCCAGGATATCTATTGTCAAGCTTCTCTGATAAAACTAACTTAGCTTTATGAGATAATGCTGCAATTAAAATCTTTTTACCTGCATTTACAAATGGGGCAATAGCTTCTTGTACAATAGTAGTTTTACCAGTACCAGCCTTACCTTCAATTACAAGTATCTCTCCTGGATTACCATTCTTAACAAACTCTTGAATTACGTTAATTGCATTCTCTTGTTGTTCATTTGCAGGTTTAAATACTTGCTTATTATTAATGCTGTCATAAGGAGGGTTTGTTATAATATCAACTTTAGGTGTTGCAAGAATACCATGTTCAGCTAAACTAAGTATGTTCCTTCTTTCAGAAGATTCATCTACCCATTTCATTATCTTATTATTAGTAAGAGAAATAATTGTATTATTAGGAGTAACAACATAATCACTACCTAAGTAAGTAACAAATTTACCTTTCTCTTTTCTACTTGTAAGTTTAGATTTAGATACAGACAGCTTAGCTAAAGCACCTTCCATTCCTGGATTATATATTTGAACAGTTCCTATTGCATTAAATTGAGTAACTATATATGGAACTCCATTATAATCTACAAATCTACCAATTTCTAAAGGATATTCGCTAATAGGTTCAATTTTCTTGATATTAGTACCAGCTTCTCTTTTAACTGCTTCATATTCTTCTTCGGTTAACTCATGAGGAACAACATCTGCATCAGCTGCGTCCATTATAGCCTCTTCAGTTCTTTTATACAAATCTCTAATGGCTTGTTTTGCAGCTTCTTCTTTTTTAGTTCCTAAATACTCTTGTCTAGGAGTCCATTTATTAGTAGATTTATCTAAAGTATTATAATTTTCTATATCTCTAGTTCCAACACCTGCAAAATCCTTAGTCAAAATAGGTGGTTTATGTAGTTCAAAATACTTACCATTCCATCTATTCCACTTTTCAGTTTTAGTGTCCCATACGTAAACAGGTTTTCTTAACTTAATACCTAATTGAACTGCAGTATTAGTTCCTCCATGTACAGCTGTTGAATTGAATTTATCATTAATATCTAAAGGAGCTACAGCAAATACAGCATCAGAATTAGCTACTTGATAGTAATTTCTAACTTGAAGATTGCCTTGAACTGTATTTGGGAATTTTTTACCAAGCAATCTCTCAACTTCAATCCTAGCAGTTTCCATTTGTTCATCTGTTAATACAGTTGCTTCTACTTTGCTATTTTTAAGTTTTTGAGATAGTCCAGTATTTTTGCCCTCTCTATAATGTTTATGTTCAGTAACACCAAATTCTCTACCAATAATATCAAAGTATGTATCTGCACCATAAGCTCCACCACTATGATTAGTTATTTCAGACATAGAAGATACTTCTAGTACAGGTTCTTTTAATACTATAGAATCTTTTATATCTTCAACTTTACGATATACTGGAGCAAGTTCTTTAACTTCAACAGGTTTCCCTGGCTCTTCAATTCTTTCATCAACCTCTGATAATTCAAAGTTAGGATTAAAGTTTTCTCTTTCAGTTACAACCATATTCATTAAATAGTCAATTTCTTCTTTATTACTTAATTCTGGTCTCTTAATGAATCTATCTCCATATTCTATAACAACACTTCCTTTAAGTTTCTTACCAAGAGGATTTACTCTTGTATAAATTCCTTTGTTTTCAGAATCATATCCTTCAAGTTTATAAATATGATTATCATCTAATTGAACATAGAATCTAGACTTACCAGATTCTTTCTTAATGAAGCCAGATTCTTTATCTCTAGTAACCATTTCATTCTCGAATACTAAAGGAACATATTTGTACTTATGTGTATTGTTTAAATAGAATTTATCTATGAAATCTTCTTGATTTGCTCTAGAAAATTTAGGAACAAAGTAATTTACACCTTCATTTATCATATATTCATGAGGAATATATGTATAGAACTGATTAGAGTTCATTCTAAATCCTGAAGTAAGAAATGAATACTTTATTAAATCTTCAGCAAATTGAACATGGTCTAATCTTAAATCTCTCCATGAATCAGTAAACTTCTCTTCAAATGATGTAGATTTCTTTCTATTATTCAAAGATATGATCTTAACTTTACCATCTCTTTTAATTTGAAGCTCATCTAAGATCATATACTTACCTCTATATTCCTTTCTAAATTCATCAAATTTAGCAGGAAGATTATTAAGTAAATCTCTAGACTCTTCTTCAGATAAGTTAAATGGATTAAAGTTAGACATTACATAAGTGTAGTAGTTTTTCTCTAAATCTGTAGTAAGCTCTTCATTTGTAGCAGGCATACTATATAAATCATCAGAAATTGTATTAAACATTTTCTGAACTTTCTCCTGTCCTTGAGGAAATAAACTTGGATTAGATTGGACTATTCTCATCATCTCTTTAAGAGATTCAAAGTAATGTCCTAATGTAGTATTGTCAAACTTAGATTGAAGTCCATTTAAAGCCTTGTAATTATCATTCTCTTCTTTACCTAAAATATATTGTTTTAAGTTAAAAATAGAATATAATGAGTTAATATTTTTACCCATACCATTAGTGTCTAATTTAGAGACATCAACATTCTCTTTCATAGTTTTACTAACTTCTTGCAATTCTAAGAACTTTTTATATACAGCTAATTGAAATGGACCATCTGGCTTGCCAGTAATTTGTTCTCTAAAGAATTGTAAGTCATATTCTTTACTAGTTATATTAACAGTTTCTTCCTTAAAGATTTCATTATGAGCATCTCTAATCTCATCCAATATTGGATTTATTTCATCAAATGTAGCTTTCTTTCCAAGAACTTTTTTAATCTCACTAACTCCTTTATCTAGTGCCTTATCATTAAGAATCCCATCTGCTTTCATTTTTTGATAAACAACTCCATAAGGAAATCCTTTTTCATCTTGAAGCTTGATAAGATTTTCTAATACAAGATTTCTTTTAAATTTAGTCTTAGTGTCTCCACTATTCTTAGATGTAATTGATTCAAGACTAGATTGATACTGAACATATTGCTTTATTATTGGCTGAGCCATAAATGCAGTAACATACAAAGGATGTGTGCCTGATCTTAACAATAAGTTTCCTATATTAGTTGTAGATGTAGTCCAGTTTCCTCTAGTAATATAAGGGTCTTTGGCTATATCCACAAATGCATTAAGAATTGCAGTTAATGAATCGCCTATCTTAACTTTACTAATTTCGTTAGCAAGTTCTTCAGATCCATTCATTGCTTTAAGATAATACTCTAAATCAGATGGACTTAATTGTTCAGAAAACTCTTTATCAAATACTGTCTCTCTAATATTATTTCTAACTTCACTATGTCCCCAACCAATGTAGTATTTATTTAGACTTAAATTACCTATTCTATTAATATCAACCAAAGCGTTAGCTTCTTGACCAACACCTGCTTTACCCCCAATAAATTCATATCTAAGTTTGATATCACTAACAGCGTCAAAGTGAAACATAGGTTTACTTGTATCAGCCTTCACAAGGTCTTTTATCTCGTTCTCAATGAACTTAATATCTACGGGCTTCATAACATCCTTAATTACTTTTGGATTCGTTAAAACAGCCTTATATAGCTCCACAAGCCTATTCTGAACAGCTTCCTTAGATTGTTCTTCATTGGACAACTCTGGATTGTATTCAGTGTACTTAAGTTTGCCTTCTGATAATGTATAGTTAGACATCATAATGAACATCTTATCAATATCAAAATCCGATCCAGTTTTAGTTGTAATACCTGTGTAAGCTACAATTGTATCGCCATTCTCTTCAGGAAGGATTCCTACTATTTGTAATGCATCATTAGATGAAAGTCCTTGATTTGGAATACGATATCCTACTATATTACTTAAAATTCTATCATCTATAATCCCTTCAACTTTATTACCATCTTCATCTGTATATCCAAATAATTCTTCAGCTTTATATTTTTTGTAGTCAGGAATATATTTAGCAATAAACGATCCTGATATTAATATACCTCCTGGTCTAATCTTAGTTTTACCAGTATCTTCATCTACATATATTGTAGGTTCAAATGTGGTATCTCCATTGTTTAATACAGGACTCCATATAATACCTTTGTCTCCATTTTCTTTAGATATGCCAAAGTTAGACATCTGAATGAATGCTCCACCATTAGTTTTAATCTTAATCAGCCTATCATTCATAATAGAAGAATAGATGCTTATGATCTTGTCTATAGACTGTGGCATTCCATATAAAGTAACTTGTTTATTAAGAGCATCAATTATATTTTTAGATCCACCTCTTTTTTCAAGCTCTTTAACTAAAGCGTTATATAATCCTTTTACATTGTTTATCTTACCACTCTTACCTATACTAAACTCTTTGTTAACTTCTTCAAGTCCTTTACCTATAAGGCCTTTAACTATGTCAGAAATTCCATCTGAAATCTCCTTTCCAGTTACATCTTTTCCATCTAAATAGAAACCTTTTTGTTTTGCATTAAACTTTAGACCTGCAAATATATTCTTTTGAATTTGAGATCCTACATCAGTTTGTTTAAATGTTTTAATAGGAAGATCTTGTTGCAATTTCCATCCATAATTAGACAGACTTACCTTATTAAAAGTAACATTATCTATCTCTCCTTTAGCATTATGAATAGTAGTTGGAGTAGGAGAACCTACTTTAAATCCATCTATTGTAATAAGCTCATCAACACCTTGCTCTTGCATTCCATTAAACAACTTCTCTAGTCCAGTATTTTTAACTAAACCTCTAGTTAATACAGCTTGAGAGTATTTAAGGTATGTAGGAGTTTTTCCATTCATATAAAAGTAAACACCCTTTAATGGTTGTGCCATTATCTTAAGTTCGTCTTTAGTATAGATTGGATGTGTATCTGATGTCATTTTCTCATACACAGCATTGTGAGTTTTATTATCCCACTTACCAAGTCTTTCAAGTAAGAATCTCCATCTTTGAGGAGTTATCCAAGCTTGAGCATCAGCAGAGTTAATTTTTTTGTATGGTTTAGCACCATCTTCTCCAAGCATTTCAACTAACTTATCAAATACAGGAGATTCTATTTCTATACTATTAATTGTAGCAGCAGTAAAAGTTTCTTCTCCCTCTTTCAATCTCAATTGAAGTCCATCAGTATATGTACCAGGAATACGTTTCTTATAATCAACCATGTTTTTATAGAAAGCAACATCTCCTGTAAACAGTTTAGAGTACTCTATATTTTGAATTAATCCGTTAATATAGAAGTCAGATGCTGCAGATGTAACTGCATTAGTTGTATCTCCAAAATTATTTTCTAAATACTTTTTAAAAACGTCTTTATCTATTCTTTTATTAGAATAACCGTCTTTATTTATTTCTACAACTTCTTGGTTAATCAATGAGAATACAGTTTCTTGTATACCACCTTGTAGCATATCATTAATATATGCTTCTATCTCAGATCTTAACTCTGGATTAGTAGACAAGTCAGCAGTATGTTTAATACTACCATCACTGTTATATAACTTACTTTTAATTTCATTAACAGCACTATTGTCAGATTTCTCTGAGAAAGATAACTCTGGAAAGTATTGAGAATTAAATGCATTACCATTCTTTGAGTAAATATCTGAACCTGCTTTGTAATGATAATGTATTCTAAGATTCTCAGGGTTCTCACCAGCAACATCTACTTCAGCATTAGCCTCCTTCATTCTATTGAATTCAGAGTTAAAGTAGTTGAAGAACAATCTTAATGTTCTATCATTAATAGAAACCTCATCATTTCTAATAGTAGTTGTATCTACAAATAGTCCAGTTCTAATTTGAAGATCTGTAGTCTTATCAGCAGGAGTTGTTGTTCTTACATATGAATTTGATAATACCTTATTTAAGTTATCATTAAAGTAATCATTGTAAGATATATCACTTGCAGACACATAGTCTCCGTCTTTCTCTTGAAATGTATTGAACACGCCTAAATTTAAACTATCAAGTCTTTCTTTAGATACTTTTCTTCTTTCTTCTTTTAGTCCATCTTTAAGAACTTTTTTATTTCCAAATTCATCTTTAGGATTAATATCTAATGCTAGTAAGTATTTTGCAAGTTCAGATCCTTTATTATATGCAGATTGGTCATACCAATTTCTTAACAATTCAGGATTTTTCTTCCATTGTAAAATTCTAGTAGAGATATATGACGGATATGAAAACAACCATTTATTCTTACCTGAAGTCCATATACTTGCATCAGAACCTTCTGACAAAAAGAAAGACTCTGCTTTAGCTAACTCTTTAAATATACTTTGAGTTTCAAAAGGATTGTTAAAATCTTTATGAGCTTTTTTAAAATAGTTTAAAGATTTCTTTAGAACATAACTAGTTCTTTGAACAGATTTAGTTAACTTACCTTTCTGATGTTCAATATTGAATGATTTGGATCCATTATCATCTAAATAGTTAATAAAACCATTCTTTGTCAATTCAACTCCTAACTCTCTAGTTAAAGCAACATATTCATTAGAGTATTTAGTAAATTCCTCTTCGGACATATCTTTAGAAACTAAATTAAGAAGTGAATCTAGCTCACTTATAATACCTTCTAAATTAGCTTTAGCTCCTTCTTTAAATGAATTATCTTCTTTCAAGAAACTTAGTCTAAAGTTATTACCCCATTCTGATTCAACAATAGATGCCTTAGATCCAGACTCTGAAACTTCTTTCACGTCTAACTTAAATGTCTTTTCGACATTGCTAGTTTCCGTATCTACAACTTTAGTTCTTATCTCAGATACAAGAAAGTTTTGCTTATGTAAGTTAAATGCTTGAGCAAATTGATTCTTATCGCTTTCAGTAAATCTCTTATCGTTAAAGAATCCAATCAATTGATTTAGGTATTCTTTTTTGTAGGCTATTTTCTTAATCTGAGTTCTTTGCAATTCAAACATATCTTCACCAGGAAGAGCAACTTGATTTGAAATGTTGTTTAAAAGAGTTGAGTATACATCATTAAATGGAACAAACGTAGGTTCATTCCATACAGGATCTCTTTCTTCGTTGTTTTCAAGCAAAGACAATCTAAGTTTAATGTTGTTACTTAAAGAATTCTTACTGTCTTGTTCAAATGAAGCTTTGTTGAATACAGGATCTTTACCTTCTTCACTTATCGTTTGTAAGTCAGAAGCTTCGTCGTTATCAACTCTTTTAATACTTATCTGTTTGTAAAAATTGTCAATTCTATCTACATATTCATCTAAATAATCTAATGACTTTCCGAGAGATCTAGACATAAATTTCCCTTTAGGACCTTCTGTTTGAAGAGAAGCTATCTTCTTTTTTATTTCAGATTCAACATGATCTCTTAATCTAGGAAGTTTTTCTCCTTCTTCGAATTCAATGTTATTGAAGTTAATATTAGGAGATTGTTTAAAGTAATTTAAAGCAAGTCTAGAAACAATTCTATCCATTTGTTTATAGTCAAAAACAGAACGAAGTCCTCTTTTTTCTATTGGATATGGTATCTGTTCATCATTTTTACTAATGAAGTAATACTTTTTAGACTCTTCACTATAAAACAATTTAGGTTCTCCATTATCGTAAACTCTTTTACTGAATGAAGGATCTCCTTCTTTATATCCTTCAACCCAATCTCCAAATTCTTCTACAAATGCAGATTGTTCACCAGGAACAACATCAAAATAAGCATAAGCTTCCTCAGCTTTAAACTCATTACTATAGATATGCTCTAATGTTTTAATCAATTTCGATTCAGAACCATTTGTTCTTGTGATCTTTTTACACGCCATTTTTTATAGTTTATGTAAATATACAATTTTTTTATTTAATATGCAAATTAAAATCCACATATTTGTTTTATATCGTCAATAGACTTGTTATTTTTCTTAGCAACATCTATTAGCTCATTAAAAGTCTTATTAAGATTCTCTGAAGAGAAAGATTCATCAGAAGTGTATTTATCTAAAACGTTGAATTTGTCAGCAAGACTAAATATAACTTCTGCCTTAGTATCATCATCAACTTTATTAAATAAAATTTCTAATTCATTGACATTAGTTTTAACATCTTGTTTACTATTAGGAGCTTCTTCTTTCTTTTTCTTGGCATTAAGCATATCTTGAAATAATTGACTAGTTCTAGCAACTTTACCTTCTTCATTAGACTCTACAGTAATCTCCTTCTTAACTTCCTCTTTAACTTTCTTAGCAACAGGTTTGCTATTTTTAACGTCCTGATTAAGATATATATTACTATATCCTTGAAATGTAGGTTGATTAACTACAGCATTTGTTGTCAATAGTGGCATATTCTTATTTAGAAGGTATTCTACATATGCTGGGTTATTGAAAACAAACTGACCTGGAGCATCTCTAGTTATAAGAATGTTATGTCTCTTATATTGAACATATCTCATTATAGCCTCTCTAGCTTCAGGAGAAGCTAACTCTTCTTTAGTTATAGACAATTTATGTTCAAATCCAGAACCATCTAATAAATGCATTGCTAATGAACCTAGAATTAAATTACCGTCAGGCATTAAATTAAAACCAGTTTTAGGATTTAAACTTTTATGATATATGATTAAGTCTAATAACCTAGAAAGACTTTCATTCCTTTCATCACCTTTAGCAGTTCTTTTAACAAATCCTATCTCACCTTTCAAAGCTTCTTGTAATGAAGCACTAAGATCTGGATCTATTTCATCTAATTGTTTAAAGAATTGTCCTACAGTTAAAGCTTGAAAACTAGTCTTCTTGCCTATAGACTGAGATACTTGACTTAAAGATTTAACAATCTCATATACAGCTTCAGCTTTCTCTTCATTTATTCTAGACACATTTAGCTTTAAAGGGAATGGAGTTCCATTGTTTTGATTGACCATAAGGAAAACTTCTCCCTTAGACTTTATACCAATATTAGTTTGCATAATATGATCTTTGTCTAATGTACTAACTAAGTTTCCTTCCCAGTTAACATAACCAGTATTCTTTTGAAAATATTCAATCTTCTGAGCTTTAGTCATACCATCAAATACCTGTAAATCAAGTACACTGTTCATTGGAACAGGACCATCCTCTTCTCTCTGAGTTATTTTAAGGACTCCAGGGAACTGATCTATTACGTTTGATGATATACCATCAAAACCTTTATTTAATACAGCCTGAGCGATTATATTGCGTCTGAGAGGCATAGTTTGCTTCTCTAGTATCTCTTGAGAATCAGGATGAGCTTGATTGTCTTCAGTTTTGTTTTCTATAAAAGAATGTACTTTTTTCTCTTTACCATCTTTCTTGTATGTAAACGTAACTCTAATAGGTAATTCATCTTCAAGTAACTTAATGTCGCTTGCTGTGGCAATACCAGAAACTAAATTATTAAATGCAGCTTCGACTTCTTTAGTAGTTGTCTTAATTACTTTACCAACATTATTAGGATCTGCTATAGAACTTACAAATGAGAAAGTTACTCCGTCACCAGATTTATCTCTAGGAGTTCTTTCATATTCAACGAAAGATTCTAAATTAGGATATAAAGCTTTGCCAGTTTTTCTTTTTGTACTAATAACTTTAGCTCCAGCTTGAGGAGAATCTAAATCATCGTCAATTTCTTTCTCAGTTTTGTTAGCTCCAGTTTCAACTTCTTCATCTTCAACTTCATCTTCTCTAGTAGGTAATGATTCAGATTGATAATCTCCTTCTTCATCTTCAGTTACAGGAGGAACTACGATTTCTACAACTTCTTCAGGTTCGTCTATCTTTTGAGTTTCTTCTAGTTCTGTTTGAATGTTTTTCTCTACCTCTTTTTCTACAGCCTCTTCTTCGTTTAATTGATCTTCTTTTTCTTTAATCTTCTGAGCTATAACAGGATTCTTGACTAGAGGATTAACCTTCCTATCTTTAAGATTCTGTATATCTTCCCAAAACTCTCGTTCATTATTTAATGAATTAAGAGCTTGCTTATTAATTACAGCCTTATTTATCCTATTAAGTTTATCTTTAGTGTCTTTTAAATCAGATTTAGCTTCTTGTAAGTTTTTAGATGTTCTAAGAAACTCATCTCTAACATACTTATAATCTTCCATATTAGTACCAGGCTTAATCTTGCCTAACATGTCTGCATATGTCTCAAGTATACCTTTAAGTACAGTTCTATATCCATCTAATGAATCTACAGCTTCTTCAAGTTCTTCAACTCTACGTTCTGTACCTAATTGATGTGTTAACAAAACTCCTAAGTCTTGACGATGATCTTTAAATAGATCTGAACTTTTATTTAAGTAATCTACAATATCCTGAATGGTTTCTAATTCAAGATTATTCACTTGATTATACCTGTCAAAGATATAGTTAATTTCTTTATTTAGTTGTTTAAGTTCACCTTCAAGGTCATTGATAGCTTTTTCATACCTAGAGATGTCTTTATTAACCTCTTCTAGCTGGTTTTCAGCCTCTCTAATGAGTTGTTTTAATATTTTGGCATTACGACCTCTAGGAGATTTATTCTCTTCTTGTAGAGCCTTAATTAAAGCCTTCTGAATTGATATAAGATTGTTTAACTCGTCTTGATGTTTAGATAAAGTCTCTTGAACTTCTTCAGCATGACTATAATATTCGTCTAATACATCTTCTAAAGTATCTTTAAAAGCTTCTTGCTCTTCAATTCTTCCTGACAATGTATCTTCTATATCATCTATTAAGTCATTAATTGCAGATGAAGTCATATTCAATGCTTTCAACTTATCTAAATTTGACTTTAAATTAGAAGTAGAATCATCATTTGATATACTTTTAGAAACTTGACTAACAACATGTTCTTCTGTTGCTCTATCATAATCTTCATTAGATACATGAGCAGGAAGCATCAACATATTTAACTCATCTTTTGATTGAGCAGAATCAACATTGTCTATAAACTCTTGAGCCTTAGCAACAGCTTCAGGTGAAGATGCATTTTCTTCAGCTTTCTCATGACCTATGAACTTATTAAAAGCTTCTTGAATATTGTCTCCACCTTTCCAAATATCAGCAATATCTTTCTTATGTTTTTCAACTTCTAATTTTTTAGCTTGATAATCTTTATCTATATTTTTAATTAATTCATTTGATTCTAAGGCTTCTTTTGTTTTAGTAGCTCTTTCTTCTAATTTTTCATCAGTTACTAATCCTGGTTTCATTTTACTAGTAGGGAATTCAGAAGTAGGATCATATAATTCATCTACTCCAGCTTCATCATAAGCTTTTCTTCTTTTATCTTCTAGTTTTTTTAAGTCATTTTCAGCGTTTCTAAGGGCATATTTTGAGTTAAGGTAACTTGCACTAAGTCTTTCAAAGAATTGTTCCTTATGCGCCTCCGTACCATCTCTATTGTCAAGTCTAATGACGTCTCTACTAAAGTCTTGAAACCTTTCTTTTTGAGACTGTAACCATTTAGCGCTTTCTAATGTTTCTTTAACAAAGTTTTTAGAGTTATCTTTAGAGTCAGACTTAGCATCTCTTTCTACAATTTCATTGAATTGAGCATCTTGATTAAGCTTTTGTTCTAACGCTTTTAAGCCAGCCTCTCCATTATGAATAGCTGGCATTATTAAATTAAATATTGCTTGTCTCTTAATTTGATCAACAACTTCTGTATTGCCAGATTGAACAGCTAAATCGAAAAGTGCAGATTGTCTCTCTGTAAAGTTTAAATTCTTGGCAACTCTTCTTACTTCTTTGTTGTCTAAAATTCTTTCAGTAGTTTCTTCACCATTTTCATCTAACTTGTATTCAAAAGAACCGTCTTCTTTCTTTTTGTATATGTTATTTTCAAATGTAGTGTTGAAATTTAATATCTCACTATCTATGTTATCAAGAATTGCATTAGTTCTTTTTCTATTTTTAACATCTTCTTTTCTTCCTTGATAAGACATCATTGGTCCTCCAAGAACTCCTCCTAAGAATATAGCTTTCTGTCCTTCTACTGTAGATAAAGTATTGGCATACTCTTTAGTAAACTCTCCAATTAAGTCAAATGAATTAGCATCTTTCTTTCCCAATTCACCTCTCATTGCTTTGTTTACAAACATATTCTCTACAGTGGTTTGAGAACCTTCTTCCCACAAACCTTCAGATACTCCTGCTTCTCCCCATCTTAGAGCAGCTTTACCAGCTCTTTTTGCAATACCTTTAATTCCTACTTCAGCAGTTTTTTCAAACTTCTCTGCAGCTTTACCCCATATGGCCTTATGCATTATAGCATTAGGCCCTAACAAGATAGCGACGTTAGATACAAATGTGTCTCGCATTGCTAAAGCACGTTGAGCGCTAAAAGCTTTTTCTGCCTCTTCACCTATATTTTGAGATAATTCATTATATTGGTCTATGCTTATTTGACCTGATCTTCTTTGTTGATCAAGCTCTGTCATTCTTTTTTTATTGTATGTTTCTACAAATTGTGGCTTTTTAGCATCTAAATCATCACCAACACCTTTAGCCTCAGCTCCTGCTTCTAATAATGTATTTCCTGTTACAGATAATGCTGTGTCTATATTTCTACCAGTCATTCCCATAAGCTTAGCAACTTGTGTGCCTTCTTCAGCTTTACCTGCCATATTAGTTAACCATCCTAATTTCTTAGAATTAGCTGCAGATTCAACAAGTTTACTTCCTAAGCCTAACTTTTCAAATGCCATTCCAGGGGCCATCATTCCTACAAGAAATCCAAGTCCATCAGCACCATCAGTTGCCCAAAAAGCTGTGGAAGATATATTGTCCCAAAGGTTACCTTCTTTCATTGCTTTAGACGCATAAACAGGAAGTAAATCTTCATTTACATTCTTGTTTAATTTATCTACACTTTTAACCCATTCATTATTAAATATAGTGTCAAAACCTTCACCATCTTCAGCAAAAGGAGCTGCAATAGCACCAGCAATTACTCCAGGAATTTTAGCAACCTCAGCTGCAGCTTTAGCTACTGCTCTTGTAGGAAGTTTACCTAATTGCTCCCATCCAGATTGGTTCTCAGCTCGTATATCTTCATATGGATCTTCAGCGTTTAAATTAGCGAATTGATCAAGTAATGGATTTGTGCCAGGAGTTACTTCATCTTGATTAGACGAATTAATATTAACACTATGTCTTTCTGTATCAAAAGCATTAGAAGTAGCTGTTCTTAGTTTGCCTTTTTGAGATGACCATTGTTTATACGCATTTGTATTAGCAAGACTATCTAAAAACTTATCATCATAACTACTTGCTGTCTTCTTTCCTTTAGGCGGATCTATTTCACTCATCTTATTTCTTTTTAGCTTGATTCTTGGCAATTCGTATCATCAATGCTTCTCTTGCATCTGAATCTACTTCTGCTCTTTGAACTAATTCTTTAGTTGGAATATTAGCGTATTGATTTTCTATTAATGCATTAGAAACTTCTGATCCTTGAAAATTACCAGTAACTTCATTTCTACCTCCCTTATCTTTCCAGAAATCAGCTATAGCTCCAGATAAAGATTTATATCCAGCTGCTGATCCTGCATCAAAAGAGTTAGAGAATTTTTTAAGTCTAAATGTTACAGTAACAGGTTTCTCTGCTCCTCCATATTGATCGTCTTCTCCTTGAATTCCTTTTAAATCATAATCACTAGCACCTTTTCCAGTGTTAAATGTCATTGTAATCTCAGGAGTTTTACTATCTCCATATGTTTTAATATTGTTTATTTTAAATGATTTTGGATCACCATTTTTCAACAACTCTTGTATGTTAGAAACATCTTTACTATTAACATCTTTTCTATTACCACTAGGAGTTGAAATACTTGTTAAATCTAATACGTTTCCTAAACTAGGAATACCTCTTAATGTATTATAAACACCTTCATTATGTAAATTCCAAATACTTTCCTCTTTAGGATTAGTTGGCATATATGAATAGTTATGTCTAGTTGAAGAAGATTCTTTCCAAGCAGCATTTTTTATTTCAGTATATTGACCATCTATTTGCCTAAGATCATTTCTTAATTTAGCTGTTTTAATTCTTGAACTCTTACCATTAAAGGTTGGAGCATTATATTCTATTTCAGCTAAATAATCATTATCACTCATTCCAGGTTTTCTTGGAACTTTGAATTCTTCTCCAAGTTTTTTAGCTTCTTCTTGTATTTTCTTTCTCTTCATATTAAGAGCAACATATTCTTTATTCTGATTTAATTTAGAATCTGCATTTCTTCTTAATTCATTTAAGTCTTCTAATTTAGCGGCATCTGCTGCACTAAGAGCTCCTTTTGATCCAGAAAGTCTTTTGATTTCAGTAAGAGCATCTGTGTAAGTTTTGTTGTCTACAGCATTACTTTGTAATGTACTATCATTACTTATAATGGTTCCACTTCCAAAACCTTCTTCTGCTTTAGGATTTAAGGACTCTGGTATGCTAAAATTTTCTCCTCTAGTGTCTTCGCTTCCTGTAGATACCATAGAACCAAATTTACCTTTAGCTTGATTTTGTAAGTTTTGTAAATCTAGTCCAGCATGTTCTGCCCACTTACGTCCTTCTCCTTCTTTTTCAAACCATCTGGCATTAAATGCCTTAATAGCGTCATTAACTTGAGGAACATTAGTTGAAGTTGTAAGATTACCTTTTCTATCAGCAAACATCATTTTACCTGTAGTAGAGTCTTGGAACACTCTATACCCGCTATTAGCTAATGCTGTAGAGTTATGTCCTAAGATAGACTTAGCTTCCAATATATCTTTATCAAAGTCTTGCTTAGCAGGTGCTCCGTAAGCTCCTATATTAGATATTTTGTTATTACTATCAAATCCTGTATAGTTATCTTTAGCATATTTAGCCCAATTCTCTTCAGCTCTAGCTTTACCTATTCCAGATTTATCTACAGCATCTTTAATATAAGCTTCTTTTTCTTTTGCATAAATTTCTTTAGCTGTATTAATTCTACCAATCTCTCCAGTAGGAGAAACTAAATCTTGTATTTCTCTATTTAGTCCTAAGGTCTTGCCTATCATATCAGGATTAACTCCTTGAGAAGCAAGTTCTGCAGCAGTGGCGTCCATTTTACCTTCAATACCTTTCTTTAACTCAAGAGCTCTTTGATAATGAACGTCTAACGGATCTACCTTAGCTAATCCACTACGTATTGCTTCTTGCTGAGCTATTACAGCATCATGCTGCTTCCGCTTCATGGCAGGAAGCATGGCTATTTCTTCCAAAGTTAGAGGAGTGTATGCGCTAGGCGATAAATTTGTGTAACGGTTAGCCATTTGTTAAAAATTTAAAAGTTGTTTTATTAATTGTTTGCCCTCTTAAATATTGACTTAATGTAATCATTACAAAGCCATTTTCATTTGCACAATCTGCAATCGAGTCCCAAATTTTCCCAGTCTCAGTGCAAATAACTTTTTTAGCCATTCCACTATTTTTTTTAAGATTTTCTTTATGATATTCAGAATGTTTTATTCCTTTATTCCATGAAGGTTTTCCTAATTTATTTTTTGACATTTTCTTTTTAGATTTATCTGAATGTTTTAATCCAAAAGAACCTTCTCCTCCTAATGTTATATTACATAAAGTTCCGGTTCTAGAAGTTTTTCTTCCATAATAATCAATTAAAATAATCTCTAATTCTTTAGCATCTTCTAATTCCATATCTTTTTTCAATATTTCAACTAAATAATCAGGATATTTTTTAATTGTTTTAGACCAAATATCATTTCTATGTCTTCTTTCATATGGTCTTTTTATATTACCTATGCCTATATAAAAGACTTCTCCATTTGGTTTTATATGTCTATATATGCAATATCTATTTGCCATAACTTCTTCTTGTTAAAAATCCACCATATGCTGAAACGGTAACTTCTTTACCTTCTGCATTTAAATATTTGTCTCCAGCTTTAAGTGTAGGAGGAGTTTTTCCTAATGCAGCTTCTTTCATTTTAGAAATCTCTTCTGGAGTTGCAACTTTACCTGTCTTTTTATTTACAAGATAATTACCTCTTCTATCGTATCCATACATATTAGCAACTTGATCCATTCTGTCATTTTCTAATCCAATTGCTCCAATATCATTACCTATTTGAGATGTAAACTTAGATCTTTGTGAATCATAATTTGCAATATCTTTATCATAAGTTTCTCTATCATAGTCAGATTTACCTGCATTATATTGAGCAATTTGACTTTTGTATTGTTGTTCTTGCATTGCTCTGTTTATTCTAATATTCTCAAGACCTTCTTGCGTTTTAGATATAGCCTCATTTTGCTGTGCGCCTATACCTAACATTGCTGCTCTTTGTTGTGCTTGACTACCTCCCATTTGACCTAAAGCTCTATACTTATTATTGTATGCAGCATTTATATCTCTCATTGCTCTAGCTTCATCTACTTGAGGCACATTGTAAGCATCATTAAGTCTAGCAGAATATGTTCCTGTAGGTTTAGTTATTTTATCTCTTTCTATGTAGTTAGATATAGCAGGATATAATCTCATTGCTGAATTAGCTGCGCCTTTTAAATCTCCAGCATTTTCACCTAAAAATGAACTTGCATTTGGATTACTTGCATTTGCACTTATATTACCAAAATCATTTTGTAAAGTATTTCTATTTAAATATTGACTAGCTAAATCATCAGTTATGCCTTTATCTGTTAAAATACCTTCTTCGCCATATTTACCTCCTCCTAAATATTTCTTTTTAATCAATCCACCATTCTTGGCATAAGTAGGAGTAGTCTTGTCTTTATTTTGAGCTATTGTGTTTACTGCTTTCACTATATTATCATTATCATATGTTCTATAAAAATTTTCAGATTCAGCACCTGCTGCTTTAGTTCTAGCTTCAAGATCTGCTCCGTCTTTGATAACTTCTCCAGGTTTTAAACCAAGTTTAGTTCTAAATTGATGAAAGTTCCCATAAGTCTCTTCAGGAGTTTGCATGTATCTTTTTACATCTCTCTTGGCATTTTTCACCTTTTGATCATAAGGACTTCCTAAAACTTTCTGAGTTGCTGGTCCTAAGATAGAATCAACTCCCATTCCATGTGCAATCTCATGATCTACTACACCTTTACCTGCTCCTTTTTCAAATACTGTATTCTCATTTGGATATCTAGAGAATTGAGCTTGAGTTCCATCTCCAGGAGTTCCTGCGCTTATTGGCACATTTAGACCGTGAGCTATTAAAGGATTTAATACATTAGAATCCATTCCTGTATTCTGAGTAAATCTTCTTCTAGTTTCAGGATTGTTGTACCAGTTTTGAATATTATTTCTTGCAGAGATAACTTCTTGGTCGTTGCCTGTGTATGGTTTTATTTTTTCATTTAAACCAATTCTTCTAGGTTCTTTTCTAGTTCCTGAAGCAGTTGCTTGAACTATTCCAGTTGTGCTTGGTATTGCATACATTCCATATTCTTGTGGCAATGTAGGTCTAGACATTTTGTTTACACCAAGTATATCATTAGGTTTATTGTAGAAATCATTAGCATTATATTTAGGAGGATTTATATGACCACCATCTGCAAAACTATCTTTAACAGTTGAATATCTTTCTTTTAATTCTATTTTAGGATTTATTTTTCTAGCTTTTTTAGCATATTCATCAATCATTCTTTTTTCCCTGCTGCCTTGATCAATTGTTTCTGACAACATTTGAGGAACTCCTCCTGGTAATATTCCTATAATATCAGCAGGATTGTAAGATTTATTATTATTATACGAGTCATAAATACCATACATAGATCCAACATTACCTGGAAATTTTGAAAGGACACCTCTATTTAACAATTTACTTGACACTTGCAATGCGTCTGCACCTCTTTGTACTGTATTAGTATCGTCTTCTGAAGTAACTTTTCCTCCACTTGCATATTTAGAAGGCTTATGTGTAATATAACCACCCATTGCAGCTACACGTTCTTCTGCAGGACCACCTATACCTGTCCATGCACTTGAATTAGGCATACCCGCATTAACTTTATTAATCAACATATCTTGGCCTTCAGCTATATTCTTTTTAGCCTTTTGTGAACCAAAATATCCTGACGCTCCACCTATAACTGCACCTGCTGCTGCACCCCAAGGCCCAAACATCATACCAGCTGAAGCTCCTTGTACAGCTCCTGACGCTATAGCACTACCAGCCTTTGGTGAAGTATTACCAGTTTTAGCAGTATTGTATAGATCAAATGCTGTTCCAGCTGCTTTCATATAACTTCCAGCACCACTTAACATCCCTGACGTAGCATCAGCTCCGCCTGCAGCAGCTCCGGCTCCAGATCCAGTTAAACTAGTTGGCATAGCAGGAGCCTCAATAGACTGAGGCATAGATTTACTTTGATCATACATACTACTAAACATACTACCATAAGAACCTCCATTATCAAATGATTGTTGTTCTCCAGCATATTCTTCCATTCCTTCAGGAACTTCTGTATTTTCAGGAGCAACTTGCTGAGAGTTCATCTGCATAGCTTGTTCTAGTTGCTCTTGCTGAATTCTCTTTTGTTCAGCTAACTGTGTGGCTCTTTTTGTAAACGCATCTAAAGTTTCTTTATCAGCTTTACTACCAGCTTTATCTTTAAACTTACCACTAAGTTTACCCATGTATTCACCAGCAGTTACAGGAACTCTACTAGATGGTAGTCCAGCTGCTTTAATCTCTTCAGGAGACCATACTTGTCTATCTGAAAATATATACTTAGATCCTGTAGGTTTTTCTGTAGGAACGCCACTTTGATCAAGATTTACAGAAGTCTCTCCTTGCTCAACTAATGAATCTTCACCTAAAGGAATTCCTGAATGTGGGTTAGACTCATGACTTCCACCGACATTATATGTAGTAAAAGGCCCTCCATTATCATATGTCTTTCTAGGATTTAGATAATCATTATATTTGTCTTTAATGTTATTATTCTGCATTTGCTAAATATATAAAATTAGTATTATTTTTTCTAGAACCACTTAATTTTCTAGACATATTTTTTGGATTTAAATTATTTTCAATACAACATTCGCTTAAAGAATTCCATATTTTTTTGGTGTCCAAGCATATTACTTGTTTAGATGCTGGATTATCCTTTCCAGTTTTTCCATACATTCCATTTTTATCTCCTTTTTTTGCTTCAGATATATTTTTACGAACATCTATTGTTCTTTCTGGTCTTTTTTTACCTTTTCTTGATAAACTCATTTTTTCACAACACTCTTTTGATCTTTTTTTCCCTTTATTAGAATTACTTATTTTTAATCTAGACTCTTCACTTAATCTAATTGGTAAAATATCTGTTTCTGTTAAAACGCAGTTTAATCCATTTTCACTTAAAACATTGTAATAGTCTTGCCAATATCTTTCTTTAATGTTTAAATCATCAAAAATACATTCATCAATAAATTCAAAAACATGATTATCGTATCCATATTTGTATAAAGAGCTATACAATTTAGGTTGACCTTTACAACTTAAGTTTTTATAATATGAAATCCTCTTTTCATAATTAGAACTTTGTCCTATATATATCTTTCCAGATGGACTTGTTATTTTATATATCCCTATCATATTAATATATTTATACAAAAAATGGGAAGAAAGTTTTTAGCTCTCCCCCCATTGTATTTGGTTGTTTAGTAAGTTGTTCTGCAAAGATAATACATTTTTGTTTGCAAACCAAACTTTTTAGGAGTTATTTTATTATAAAATATTTGATAACGCATTAATTACACAGTATAGTACACGTTTAGTGGGTGTAAAATCAACTTATAATCAATATTACCAGGATTATTATAGGTTTGATCAAAGTCAATTTCTAATTTAATCCATGGAGCTCTTATTCTATTACGTCCTTCTCTAGGTATTAATGCATTCCAATCTCTAAACTTACGTCTAAGATTATTATTACGTCCTAATATTAAGTCCTCATATCCTGAATCTTGATAATCATTATATGCTCGTATATGAGATATTGTTTTGTCAGGAGCGTCTAACCCACTAAATGTATTATATACCTCAGATTTGAAATTGATATTATCAAATACACAATCTAAAAGTGGTTCTGGATTCACATTGAATATAACAGAAGATTTATACTTAGTTCCAAAGAACTCATTATAGTTTCCTTCATATTGTCTATACAATCTTAAGTCAGTTGGATCAATTGCTATTAATACAGATCCTTTACTTATATACATTGTAGGTAGATAATCATAGAATGATACAAATGATGCAGACTTCTCATTATAAGACAACGTAAAGTCTAGTCCATTAGGTTGATGAAATGTCATCAGTACATCATCATTGATATAATCATACCCAGAAGATATACCATCTAGCAATAAAGGATTATCTGTTTTAAGCTCATTTGCGACCACATTATTTAAAAAGAATGTATGGAGACCTTTTATATCAGATAGTGGCTCTATGCCACCTTTAAATACCTGAAACGACTGGTTTAACGTATCATAGTAGTATACACCTGAAGGCGCGACTACAACTCCCCATTTATTTAATGTTCCAGAGTTAGTTGAAGCATAACTATAGTTGTTCAGAACTTGACCTGTACCTAACTCAATTGCAAGACCATCTTGACCTTGAACTTGAACTCTAGGATTAATAGATAAGAAAGCAAATGCTTTATCTTGTAACGCATATAAGTAGTCATTGAAGCTAATCAATGCATTAATAGCTCCATATTTACCATCTAAAGTTAATACTTCATTTTGCAATATATCTGTCCAACTATCAATTATTTCTCCTGCAGACTTCTCTTTAGACGCAATTACATTAGTGTCAAATCCATCTACCTTCTTAACATTGAAATCTAACTCTCGTTTTGATATCAGGTTAGGTAATTGTGAATAAACTTTATTGTATTTATGATATTCAGCATCTAAATAATGAAATTTACTATCCCATGTTGTGAAACTTGCATCGTTTCTATTCTTCATATCTACAGTAGATTCTGAAGCAAACTCAACTATCTCTTGCCATGATGGAACACCTTGTGAGAATGTAGCAGGAGTCTTAGGAATAACTCTAAGGAATTTAAAGAAGTTTACGAATGTATCTCCAGGTGAAACGATTAAGTTTACAGGAGTTAATTCATCAAAGTTTTTAAAATCCCCTATCTCTATATATTTAGTTCTTTTCTTATCTTCCCAACTGTTACCTCCATATATATTACCTAAATATATTTGATCTCTTGGCTTTATAATTTCACCTACAATTCCTAAATTTGTTATACCTGATCCAAATGCAGCATCTGTAAATAAGTTTTCAGCTAATGGCCTGTCATACCAGTTAGTTGCTGTAGGAGTTTTATCTAATACAAATGTTATACATCTGTTATTGTCACTATTCCCTGAAATTATAGCTCTACCATATTTACCTCCTTCTGCATAATAATTATTTTTATCTGAGCGTATGTCTAGAAATGTGTTAATATACTTATACTTAGAATCACCATTGTATGACGTCACATTCTGCCCTTTAACGGTCAATTCTGGCGTCCCATATATATTATATACACTTTGTGTAGTTGATGGCTTAAACGCGTCCGTAGGAGGTGCAGGAGCCGCTAATGTAGCTGATATCGCATTGTTAATTGAGTCAACACCTACTAACATAGGAGATCCACTTACATCTCTGATTTCTGCATGTATATCTACATCGAAGACCATGTCAGCAGTTGGTACAATTTTAAAGTAATAATGATATTCTTTATAGATTCCACCAAAGTCTGGTTGATCTATTATAGGTAATGATACAACTGAGTTGCCTACACCAGTAAATGATGCTAAAACATTGTTTCCTTCAGAGTCAGCACATATAGCTGCAGTATAACTTATTGCTCCATTAGTTGGAGTTAATGTATATGTAAGTACAAATTCTCTATCATTATCAACTGCAATAAAAGTTATATCTCTATTGTTAGATTGAAATCTAATAGCTTCTGCAGGATAAGGAGGAATTGCTGGCATTGGCGGACTTGGAGGAACTGTAGACAATACAAATGGAACCAAGAATGAAACTATGTAGTTGTTTGCAGTAAATGTGTCATTAATGGAAACATTGCCATAACCTCTATACCAACTCAAAAATGCAACCCTATTTGGATCACTTCCTGCAGGATGACATATAAGACCTAAATTTGTAGGAGATTCTCCATTACCAGTTATTGTGACTTTTGTATCTGCATATGTTAAAGACAATCCATTAAGTCCTTTACCTTCGTCTATAAGCTCTTGATTCTCTTTAAATGACTTACCCCATACAGCATTATATTTATTTTCAAGACCACCTTTCATTCTAAATTGATATCCCTGACTTAATTGAATAGATTCGTTAAATACAATTTCTGGAGAGTATAGTTGATACATTGCATTATACTGGTAAAATCTACCCCTAGTATCATCGTCTCCTTGATTAGCTCTTTGAATTTCATTGTCAGTACTCATTTTCACATTACACATTTCTTGTAAGTTTTGAGAAAGTTCTAGTGGTCTTGTGTTAGACCCAAAATGTCTGCTAAAGTCATTAAAGAAAGGGCCTATATTTCTAAATAGAATGTTAGGAAGTTTTGGTATAGAGTCGGCTTTAGTTTTTAAATATGTAAGGTCAGCTGCATTTGGTAGATTGACATTTTTAGTGTTTTTGTCATTAATCATAACTGGAGTTACAAGTCCATTAGCCACAATAGTCTTATCATTAACAGTTCTTTCTGCAATTAAAACTCTATAACCTACTGGCTTATCGTATTCAGTTTCAAAGTTACTAGCGTCGTTTAGCCAAACGAAAAATTCTGGTTTGAGTGTAAATATCAAAGCATTATAAAAACCTCTTAAATTGCCCTCTCTGGCCTTGAAATCAGCTACCCAACTAGGTAGCGAGTATTGTCCAAATCCATTTACAAATTCTATTCCTAATCTATATATCTCATCATCCTTAAAGTATCTTGCATCTGCGCTATACACAGTTGTTTGATGAAGCTCATATTTTAAATACAAACCTTCTCCTCCAAACGTTATACCATTCTTTTGAAACTTATATATACTATAGTCTAGATTGACAGAATCATTCTTTTCATCTGGTCCTAGAAATGTACTTGGATTAACAACTGTAGGATCGCCTGTAAGGCCTCCTACATCTGGTGTAAGATCTCCAGGTAACCATAACTTTACATTGTCATAAACTGTAGATAATCCTCCTGCGGTAAAGCTATATGCTCTTGTATCTAAATTAACATCATAATTTCTTTCCTCATAGTTAGCTAAAAACATTCTATTGTCTTTAGAGTTAATATGTCTTGGTATAAGTATATCAGATCCAAGGAAAAGAAACTCTTCTAGTGATATTGATGTTATAACATTACCATCATCAAACACTTCTATTTCTCTAGATGAAGGAACTTCTCTGTCATCTATAATAGATATTGTAGGAGATTGATTGTATGAAGTATATTTAATTGCGTATACTTTTATATGTGTGTAGTCTTCATCTATATCTCTAATTGAAACTACTGGAGTAGATCCTACAACTTCGTTTAAAGCACCACCACCTAATGCATCTTTATCTAAAGACACTAATTGACTAAGCGGACTTAATCTAGTTTGAGATGAGTTAACTCTATATAAGTTGTAAGCATATTGTATCATACCTGCAGTATGTATACCTCCAGTAAGTATTCTAACTATAATTGGTTGTGACACATCATATTGTCCTACCATGTCAATAGTAGTTAAAGATACGTCTATTAAATTCTCTAGATCTTCGTTCTCAATAGAATGCTCTATGTTAATGAATCTCATTTGATGAACTCCATCTACCCAATATACTTTATCTATCGCTTTGTTTTCAAAGTTGTTTATAGCTTGAATAGGATAGTCTCTTTTAAATCCCATACTTCTTAAATATAGAAGAGTGATCTCATATCCAGGTTTCTCTATATCTATTTTCCAGATACAATCAAAGCCATTCTCATCAGATGTGAATAGTATTGCATAATGTCTTGTAGTAGTGTGCCCTATAATGTATTGAGGTCCTGACGAACCTGTTAAATCATCTAATTCATCTGTTGTAAATGGCAATTCTTCATCTAAGTATGTTATTTTACTATTTGTATGGTCTACTGTAACTATTGGTATGGTGTAAATAAACTTGTTGCCTTTCTCATTTGATATTGCACCTGTAGATTGAGAATCTGTTGCTACAATCCTTATGTTTTTACCTTCGAAATAGAAGTTACTTCTAAATAGAGATTGGGCAACATCTTGATTCATCCCTTGGTAATTAAATTGTGTTGCTTTATTTGCCATCTTCAAAATGTATAAATATTATCATCGGAATTTTCTAAGGCGTTCCTTCTCACCCATTTTTTTGTAAAAGTTTTCGTGCATTGTTGTATTAAGAATAAGCCTATTGATACCATTCATGATAGATTCCATTCCATCGTAGTTTGGCATTTGCAATGATGTGTAAGCTGAAGGCATGTAGAAGTATCTCTTTTGTTGTATGTATTCAAAAGCCTTGTCAGTTATTTTGCCCATCAACCATACTGGTTCTAAGTATCTTGATAATATATAGTATTCCATTGCTAGAGCCACCTTCTCATTATCAGGTATAAGTGGGAATCCATCTTCATCTGTAGCAAGACCTTTATAAGCCATCTCTATACAACCATCTCTCATAGATGTAAAGATAACTCCATTCTGAAGTTTATATGTGAACTCAGCTCTTCTATGATTTCCTCTTAAATTGAACTCAGTATCTTGTTCACCTGCATGTTCCATTGGATCAAAGTGATAGATATCCGTAGCTTCTCTCATTGCTATAAATCTAGACGCATGAGACGTTTCTGGCTCACTGGTGTCAAGATAACGTACTCCATCTACTTTAAGTATATCGCATGGAATTGGTGCCTTATAATTGACTAAATCAACTGAATAAAGCTTGTTTTCTTGTGCCGCTGGAGCTCCTAATAGTTTTAAGAATTCCATTGCATATTCTGCTGCTTCTTCATATGTTAGTTCCTCACATAATCCATGCTTCATTACTTTCCACATTATTGTACCTAATGAGGTATAATGTCCATTTGTCATTGTATTATTTATTTAGTTGTTAATATAGAAGAAACGAGTCATATTTATCTTTATCTTCATCCTTTATTCTTTTAGCTAATCTCCTTGAAAAGTATCTAGAAGATTTATAACTATAGTATTTCTTATTCATAAAAGGATATACATTCTTTTTAAATGATACTTTGAAGACATATTTAGATGTATGGTTGTTTAGATACCTAACAAGAAGCTTCTTTTCTTTAGCCTCTTCATCTTCATCCCATAGTTTGTTAGTAGCAACCCAGTCAACTGGTGTAGGATTATACAACTTACCATCTTTAATCCTAGGAACACTTTTAGTTTTCTTTATAGATAGTGTAGCTCCAACATGTGGTAAGGCATACTCTAAATTATTCTCTATAATAAGGTCAATAAGTCCTATATTAAATTTACTAACTATCTCAGAGAACTCTCCTTTAGATATCTTTATTCCAGGATTATCCTTCTTAAAGAACTTATAGTAGTCTCTCATGCCATAATGTACAGGTATCTTACCTTCTGTTCGTTTGTTCTTGCTCATCGTCTGAATCGTTTTCTCTGTCTTGAGGCGTATTAACGCTTATTGTAAGTTCTTTTATGATTTCAGCTTTAATGAAATCTATATAGTGTGGTTGTAATGGATAGTTTGTTGTATACATATCATAACACGGTTTAGCATCATCACATCCACAACATGTACTATAATCCATCAATGCCAAAGGATCTTCAAATATTCCTGTAACAGTTACGCATTCAATTAAGTTTAACTCTGCTTGTTTACCAACTATATAAATATACATATCATTATCTAAGAATGCATATACAGTATTGAATGGAGAGTACTTGCTATACACGGCTTTCTGTTTAGTTGTAAAGCTAAAAGGAACTGCTAGTCTAGTAGTCGGTTTAATGGCAATTATAGCTGATTTAAGGTGCAAATCTAATGGAGTTGGTATTTTATCTACAGTTCTTAAAATAGTCTCGCAATCGTACTCTAAACCACATTCATTGGCAGATACAACTTCAGTTGCCATACAGAGTGTTTGTGTTACAGATATATCTGTAGTATGTTGGTAATTGTTAAGATCTTGTCTTAGATATCTAGCTCTCTTTATATTATATAGATGTATAATATATCTATCGTCTATATCTCCATCATCTGAAAACTGTCTTAATTGTTCACGGACATCGTAAACGATTCTTTCTATGATCATATTTATTTAAATTAAAAAAGCTCCCCAACATTTGAGTCAAGAAGCTTTATATATTATTGGTTTGATTTATATTTTAAATAACTTGTATTTGACATATTAAAATATTGTCCAGTTTCAAGATCTTTCATTGTATGTTTAATAGTTCCTGCAGGTGTAGTAGCTACACTTATGTGTTCTAAATTACTAGTTCCACTATATGGAGAAGTTTCTTTAGACCTTTCATTCAATACTCCTGCATGATAATAAGGACCTTCATGATACATTAATTTGCAGTAAACTTTCTCAAGTAGCTCTACATCTTTATTACAATACTCAATCATCTTATTTAAAGCATCATCTGATTTTCTAAGAATAATATCATCCCATAAAGACATATCTGTTTTAATCTTATTACCAAATCCTAAGAACTCAGAAATGTAATCAAGTTTATTTGAATTGAAGTTAAACTTACGTCTACATACTTTTAATGTATCAAACTGCTTGTAATCAATCTTCATTGGAATATTGTGTAGTAATGCTCTTGTTCTAATCCAAGGTAGATCATATCCATCTCCATTATGAGCTACAATAAGATCTGCTTTATTTAGAACTTCAACAAATCTTTCTACTAATATAGCATCATCTTGTTTACTATTCCACGCAATTGAGTGAACTTTATCTTCACCTAACCATTTATATGATACACATATAATCTTACGTTCACTTATAATGTCACCTGGTTGTATAGTCATATTATAACCCACTCTCCAAGACTTTACAATATTATAAGAAGTTTCAATATCATAGAATAACACCTTAAGTTTTTCTATAGGAGAATATCCTTTTTTAAATTCTGCATTCACTTCTCTCAAAGCTGTTTTACAGTTATTTGTAGTGGTAGTAAATCCTTTATTATTTAGATGGTTTCTTAATCTCTTAGATCCTTCTTTCAAATAGCCTGGCTTATTCCTTAAAAATTCCTTAATTTCATTCAGTTCCATATGTTTATTTTTTAAGATAAATGTAAATATACGAAATATATTTAACATATGCAAATATTTGCTTACTTATTTTAACAATAAGCTGTTTCTAAAATATTACCACTAGCATCAACTCTGAAACTTTGCATTGTAGTTATACAGCTATGCCATCTATTGTCGCCACCTCCATTAAATCCAACATGTAAAGCGAAATCTGTACAAATTCTGTTTCCTACATATAAAACTCCTTCTGAATTTGGTGTAGAACAATACCACACTCCTGTTTGAGTGCTATCACAATAATGTAAAGTAGTACTTGATCCACCATGATTATATACTCCTACTCCACAAGTAGCAGAATCTGTAACATATCCATTAACTATTTTCCATAAGTAACCAGTACTTATATCTTTATACCAGTTTTGTTGTAATTCATCTTGACCAAAAGGTATCGTAAATGCGGCATCATGAAATACTTTTTTAGTAATTCCTAATTCAGGAGAAGGAGAATAACCTATTGGCATAACTTGAGTTTCTGTACAAGCTTCTACAGGATCAGAATATCCAAATCCAAATCCAGTTTGATATACTAGACATGAAAATTCAGCTAAAACCAATCCATCATCATTTACATAATATGACTTCCGTTGAGGGACAGCTTGAAACCAAGTTCCATCTCCAAACAAAGGACCTGTTAAATTGCTATTATGATATAATATTGTTGTGTTTACTACTATAGTAGGTGTGCTAGTATATAAAACCATTGTTGGCTCTAAAAATTCACAAGCTTCCCATTCACTACCTATTCCATTAACTGGAGTAAAGTCCCATTTAGTCAAACCTACTGCTACATCAATATAATTTGTACAATTACCCGCTGATTTAATTCTAACATAATTTGAAAAATCAGGAACAACTGATGAAGTATATCCTGCAACCAAAGAAGATTTAGGAACGCCTGTTGCAAAAGCAGTAGTATATCCATCTAAATTAGAATACAAATTAAAAGGACCTACGTCTGTTCCTGCAGCTGTTAATGTTATTATTGCTGTCATAGTTTAAATTTTTTTTATTAGCATAAACGCTTAAAGTCCCATTTTGTTCCTCCTGCTGGTCCTGTTACTCTTATTTTTACTGTATTATTAATATTAAAATCTGCTGTTGTGTATTTCCACCAAATAAGTTGAGTATAAAGACCTCCTGGCCAAGGTATAGTAGATCCAGTTTCTGCTCTATATTCAGCTTCTCTTGATGGAGTATTTCCACTATGAACATTACTTTCTGAACCAATAAACTGTGGTACATTTCTTGATTGACTAGTTTGTGGAATATTGTTACTAGGCTCTGTTCCCCATGAATTGTCAAAAGGTCCTGCATTTGTTCCTGTCATCCCAGATGTTGCTTTTTTAACTCCATTATGTATTATTTCTATTTTATCAGGTTCCTGATTTGGATTCATAGCAATAGTAATAAATCCTCCTCCTTGAGATAGCCCAATACTTGTATCTTGAATACCTTCTCCTCCAGAAGGAGTAACTGTATTACATCCAGCATCAACTAATGATGTCATAGTTATTGGATTACTAAACCCAGTACTACCAGTTTTAATTGCCCTGATTTGATAATTATAAGGTGTGCCTGACACTACTGCATTATCAGTATAACTTCCTGTTGAAGCGGATACTGTAGTAAGTAAGTCACCACCTTTAAAAATTTGATAAAAAGTAACACCTCTTGTTGAATTAGGCACTAAATCCCATGAAAAAGATAATGACGTATAGTTAACTGCGCCTGCAGTTAAATTGAATGAAACTAATTCAACAGGACCAACAGTTATTTGTATAGCACCTGCCAAGATACAATCATATGCAGGATTAGGTGGATAACACCACCAATCATCAGGAAGAATATATGGACCTCCTTGATTAGCTTTAAGTTTAGGTGTTGAATTAGGCACAGCTAGTGCCCATAAAGCACCCCATTCTATGTATTGTACACCAATACCAAGGCCGTTTGGGCCCATTATATCATCTGTACTTATTGGTCCGCTACAATTTAGTGCCATACTACTTAGATTCTAATGTTAATACTCTTTGTTCCAACTCTTTAATCGCTTCAACTAATACAGCAACCATTGCTTGGTAATTAACTGATTTTATTTTTTCTTCTGAATCATCAGTTTTAACCAACTCAGGAAATACTTTCTCTAAATCTTGTGCAATGAAGCCAATTTGATTTTTATCTTCATTATCAGTTCTATCAAAATTAACACCTTGAGTTTTCAATACTTTTGACAATGAGTTTTCAAGTGGCTTTATGTTTGTTTTTAGTCTAATATCTGAAGAGGCTGTTACTGTTCCATTAACACTAAGTCCGGAAGCAGTTATAATCATTCTTTGAACAGGTGTGTTCCCAACCCAAAAAGCAATTCCTTGAGCTACAGATGATAAGCCTAAACCAACACCGCTTTGTGGAAATATACAATAACCTACGCCAGATGGAGGCGCAAGTAAACCACCTCCACTAAATTGTATGTTACCAGTAAAATCAGCAATACCATCATAACTTAATCTTAGTCTTTCGCCTCCGTTAACATAAACTATAAAAGGAGCTAGACCATCTCCGTAAAGAACATTTGCGTATGGTATGCTTCCAAGCGATGTTCCTGTAGAATTATTTTTTCCAAAGTAAAAATTACCATTATCATTTCTTGTATTTATAAAAGACGTTTCTGTAGATTGATTAAAAGTAGCTCCACCATAAACTTGTAGCTTTCCTCCAATATCAGAAGTCATTCCAATTAAAACATTTCCTGATGAATTAACTCTTAATCTTTCAAGACCAGTTGTATGAATGATAAAATCATTACCGGTTACCCCTATAAATGGAGTATAAGTTGTATTTGCTGCTTCAAATAATATACCTGATAAATTTGTAGTTCCATTTGTACTAGATAACAACAAAGGTTCAGAATAAATACCTTTAATATGTAACGACCTATTTGGAGTATCAGTTCCGATACCAACATTACCACCCATTAACGCTAATGAGTTAGTGAAGTTAATATATCCAGTAGATTTAACACTATCTGTAATTCCAATTTCTGCATAGCCACCAGACGTATTACTTGCTCTTATAGAAGTAGCGCCATCAGTAGGTTTTCTTACATCAAGTTGAGCTAATGGACTATTAGTTCCAATACCAACACTTCCGTTAGAATTAATAAACATTTTATTACTACCGTTAATATTGAAATACAAAGCCCCTGTACCACCTACACTATCAATAGCTGCACCGCCTCCACCTAATGCGTTTAAACGAATAGTTGAACTATATGCACCAGCAGAACTACTAAGAGTTAATATAGCATCAGCTGTAGCATGAATATGTAAGTTAGTACTTGGTGTTATAGTTCCAATACCAACATTACCACCTAATGGATTTAAAATTAATTGTCTTGGAACATCAGAATTATCAATAACACCTTGTATAGAAGGCTCGCCACCATCAGCACCAAATACCAGTCCTCTATTTGTAGAAGTTGAACTTACTTTAAACCCTAGGTTACTAGTTGTTGATACGTGAAGTTTGTAAAAAGGTGAATTTGTTCCAATCCCAACATTGGCTCCGTCATCGTACATTACTCCAGTACCTAAATTTGAAGCTGATCCCCATTTTGCTATATAATTTGGTGACCCAGAACCTGAAGGTTTAGAATTCCAAATTCCTATGTCTGTTGTAGTAACATGTTGAAATGCAACATTATCATTCTTTCCTGTTAAAGCATCATGAGCAGTTACTCCTACAGAAGAACTTGAAGATGTTGCTGTTATTGGTCTAAAATAGAAATCATTTGGATCTCCTAATAGCGAACCATTTGCTGGGGTACCAGCTCTTAAATAGAATGTACCTAAAGCTATACTGTCTCCTGCAGGTAATACATCTGCAAATACTGTTGACGTTAAACCAGCTATTGCATCATCTCTATTTGCAAAGATTGCGTTTACTCCAAATGCAGGAGCATTACTTGTAGAAGCTTTGGTTTGTATAACCATTGTTCCAGTTACAGTGACAAGTAATTTATATACTTGGTAATTAGTATTTGCAACGGCTCCTGCTCCTACAGTACCTCCAGCATTATACCATTGTGTTGGATTGATAACTGTTGATAAAGCAATACTAGTTGCTAATGAAGATAAGTTTGGCAATGCAAATAAGAACTGCATTGGAGTAGGATTAACTGTGTCTGCAATAGTTAAATAGTTTGGGTCTAATTTGTTGTTAGCATAGTTAATTGAATTCTTACTAAAAGTAACTCCTCTGTTCCCAAATGATATAGATGCTGCTCCAGATGGAACTATTGTTCCTGAAGAAAGGACAAGTCTGTCTCTATTGTTGACTCTATTATTAGCTAAATCAGGAAAGTATTTAAACGAAACAATGCTATAAACTCCTGCTGTATTTGCAACAATCATACGAGCTAGATAACAAGTATCTTGGTCATAAACTTTAGAACCTTGAAATACTGCATTGCCTAACTTGTTTATCCCTACATAGAATACACCTCTTGTATTAACAGCTAAAGGAGTATTAGTAGCATTAACTACAAATGATTTATTCCCAAAACTTAATAAAAAGTTTGCTATTTTATTTGCAGGAGTATCAACTACTATCTCATTAATGAAAAGTATATTGTCAACTGCAGTTATATTTAATGTATCAGCAGGAGATATAGATAATACAGATACATCTGTATCTGGTCTACTTCTACCTGTTTGATATAAGTTTTTAAAATCTGTCTTATCAGTCTTAACTAAAGCTATTAATGAAGTCTCAGTTTGATCTAATTGAGTCTGAACATTTGATCCTGTAAGATAATCTACATGAGGAGTTGCTGGTACTTGTAATGCTGTTGTATTATGAGGATTAGACATATTTGCAATATGTGCATCCAATACAGATTTATCTCCTTTTAAAAGTAATCCTTCATACACAGCTTCTCCACTAGGAGCATGTGTTGTATCTCCATCAGTAATTGTTTGCGTAATAATAGCACTACCTCCTAAATCAGTCCAATTCAAAGCATTGGTCCAGTTTGGATCAGTAACATCTAATCCATCAAATCTTGCAGTAGTTCCTGATTGAGATACAATGTGTCCAATAGTTCTTTTGTTAATTGGAATAGTATTTCTTTCGCTTATAGATGAAACTGCAAGAGCTCCACCTTTAAGTGAACTAGAATTCATTAAAGGATTTGCTGTGTTGTTATGTTCGAGTATGTCTGGATAAAAAATTGCCATGTTATGTAATTGCTAAAGTTGTACCTGATGCAAACGCTTTGTCTGAATTAGATTTATAAACTGTCATATTTAAAACCACTCCTTTAGAGTTGGTATAACTGAAACTTCCAATATTAGTGAAAGCTGATAACACTGATAATGCTCCGTTCATTATTATGTTGGATAGATTACCATATGTGCTTGCATAAGCGATATAAGTAAAGTTTCCTGTAACATCATTATATGCTCCTGCTGTATAGTTTGCTGCTTTACCTCCAACTAAAACTGATTGTTGTAATGCATTTATAACACTAGCTACTTGAGCAGGCGTAGAAGCGCCAGTCAATACAGTGTTTGATGCTCCAAAAAAATGTCTAAAGAACCATGTTCTTGTTGTAGATACACTTGATATAGGAACGTTGTTATCATCTGTACCAGATATAGTCCATGTTTTAGTTACAGAAGAATTGCTTGTCGAAGGAGCAGATCCTAAGTATGGAGAAGTTTCTGCCATAATACTTCTGTTATATCCATCTCCAGTTATGAATCTATTTTTAGGTTGATTACCTAAACTGTCATTTACAGCTGTATATGTTATAGACAAACTATTAAGTATCTCTCCAACTTCTATTGGATTAGAGTTAGGAGCAGCTGTTAATGTAATGCCTGTGTACGCAGGCTTAACATACTCAAGAGCAATGTCTTTGAATAATTCAATAATAGTCATTCCTGTTGAATGAATAGTTGTTACACCTTCATATTTACCTAAAGTTTTTCCTGCAGATAATACAACAGGTATATCTTCAGTAAATGTAGATCCAACTTGTATTTTCTCAAAATCTCCAGGAGATAGTAATCCAGCATTAATGCTATTAGCTAAAGGAATAGTCGCGTCTTCTCCTCCTGTATTGGTAACTATACCATCTATAGGGGAAGCTATGTATCCAAGATCTATAAACGTTAATCCTGAATTTGATAATATATTTACTACTTTAGCGCACATTATATTGTCTCTATTATGTATTGAACATATACTTTTGAATTAGCTTTAACTGTAAATGTGTAAACTGTTTGATTTAAGGTAGACACTTCTAAATTAAGACTTGATCCTGCTGGAAATGTAACATTATCTACTCCTACTTGTTTATATATTCCACCTTCCATTACATTGATTGATATAGAGTGAAATGTGTTTACTGGATAGGATACAACTAAGTCTGCTAATGGTTCGAATATCTCATCAACAACAGTACTATAATCTGCTCCACCATTTGCACAAGAACTTACAGCAGCAACTAAATCTACTAATTTTCTTAAATCTGAATTCTTTATTTTATTACAATCTTGAAAGGCTATAAGTAATTCATTTATTACTTGGTCGATTTCATTACACTCTATAACCATCTTGTTTTATTTTAAATTATTTATTTTATATCTGTACAACTTCTAAATGAATTTTTAAGTTCTGAGCTCCAGTAGAACTCTCTCTTAGTCCAAAGTCAAATTGTGTTGCAGTTATTACTTTTAGAACTCCTTGTAATACTCTACTATCTGCATCATAAGGAGATGCCGCTAAAGTTTCTACACATTGTCTAAAGAAGTAACTTGTATTAGTCATAGAATTAGCTACAGTACATCTAACTACAGTCAATCCAGCTACATCATTAAACGTAACTTCTGCAACAGTTATATCTCCAAATACAGGCAAAAACGTTCCTACAGGTGTGCTTCCTAAATTCAATCCACTAAATCCACCAACATTAAATACTTTGTTTACTGGACTAGTACCTGGAATTCCTTGTGGACCTATAGGTCCTTGTGGACCAGTAGCTCCTTGAGGCCCAGTTGCGCCAGTATTACCAGTATCTCCTTTTGGTCCAGTCGCTCCAGATCCTGCAGGTCCAGTTGGCCCTGTTGGTCCTTGAATACCTTGAGGCCCTTGAGCGCCTGTTGGTCCAGTTTGAGATGGAAAGAAATTGAATATTCTATTAGAATAGTCTATACCAAAAGAAGTTACTCCATCAGGATATGTAAAGTTAGTTGAACGTAGCCCTACTTCAGCACCTACAACTTCTCTCCATTCCCATCTAGATTTCTCTTCTATACATAGCACAACTAATCCTTCAGGATATACATATGCTAAATTATCATTAACACCTAAATCTTTAAGTGCTGCTTCGCTTAATGAATACTCTTTTACACTCAGTGGTATTTGGTTCTGTGTTCTTAAGCCTAAAGGTATATTTGCGTAATCCATTATATTTGTTTTATTTTAAATTTCATAGTTCCAATAGAGTATAAATTATTACCAATAAATATTCTAGTTTTTAGTTCGTCATTATAATGAGATTGAAATCCTTCAGTTACATTATTTCCAAGAACATCATATATTTCGTATTCAGTATCTTCTTCTGAGCAGTTCAATGCGAATGCAATTAAACCTATATCTTCATATACTATATCAATACCTTCAGCAAATACTTCTCTAGTTGCAGCATCTTTTGTTTCTAAGTAAGTGCCTGAAGCAACTAAATCAAGAATGTTTTGATAGGTGATACCTAGAGACTCTTGCCAATATACTACAGAAGGAACTGGAAGAACAACAACTTGTTCATTCTTGTCTGCTACAACAAACTTAGTATCTAAATTAACTGGGAATCCAGTAACTGTTTTTACTTTGCATATATATTTAGAATTATTATACAAAGTTATGTATAAGCATTCTAGTTGTTTTCTTTGTTTATTAGAGATAGTGACATTGCATTCATTTAAAAGATTGAATATTAAGTTTAATACATATAAATCTTCTGATTCAAGTTTTCCGTTTAGTCTTGCTTGATTGTGTAGTTTTTTTAATGAAGCATTCAGAACTAACGCATGGTTGTTTTCTGTTATTTCTATCATTACTCTATCTGTTTAAATCCGCCACATGTAGTGCATTTACTTGACTCACATGACACGCAATTATTATTTAGACTACAAAGCTTCTTCAGCATATTTATGTTGTTCATAGCGTCTGAATAGAAGCCTAATTCTATACTTTTAAGTGTTGCATCAATTAGTAATCCTACTTGAATTACTAAATTTGAATTTAAATTTGGTTGATAGTTTGTACAGTTAGCTGTATTAGCTTTCATAAATTCATTCAACAAACATATGTAGTAATCGTATAAGTTATAAGTAATGGCCAATGCAGGAGAACCACATGTAGAACAGTTTTCTTCTGGAACATTATCAGTTATTTCAACGAACCATAAGTCCTTGAAAAAGTCAGTTGATAACTCTGTATTCGTATATATAAGAACTTCTTTATTGTTAGTTCCTACAATTTTGTAAGAACCATCTATAGCTAGAGAATAGTCTTTAAAGGTATTCATGTTCCAGAATTTTATAGATACAATTTGATAACCTACTAATGTTTCTACATCTAAGGCTATTTGACTACCATCTTCTATTATTGAAAAGTTATTTACAATTATTGCCATTTATATATTTTTTAGTCAAAAAAAAAGGAGAGGAAAAATATCCTCCCCTTAATTTCATTAGGTTATTGTTATTACGGTGTTGGTGTTACAGGTACTGGAATTCTTCCATCAACTGCAGTAGCAATTTCTGCCAATATTAAGTCAGCAACTGTAGAAGAAATTCCATCAGGAGTTTCAGCAAAAATTGTCAATACTTTGTATTGTCTTTCAACACTAGTCTCTTTACGCGGCATGTAGTAAATGATATTGATAGTATCATAAAATGCAGCCTTGTCTGCGTAATAAGGAGTATCAAAGTTTGCAGGATAACCTACTTCTCTTGCAGGATCATACTTGTATCCTTTAACGAACCATTCGTAGTTAACTGCTTGTTTACCAGTTCCATTTCCAGGATTAGGTTGAACAGTAGTAGCTACTGTAAGTAATCCTAAGTTAACTGCAAGAGCAGTCAAACTATAAGCATTACTAAATGATTTCCCAAGCGCACTAAATTCAATTTGTTTTCCGATAATTTTACCAGGAACAACGTCTTGATATTTACCAGTAACAGTGAATTGTGCTGCACCTACTGTTGCTACTACAAACTCAGAGTTTCCTCTTTTAATTAAATTTTGATTCAAAGATAGAACTAGTCCATCACGAATTGTAGTAGTAGTGTCTCCAGCTCCTGACACATAAAATCCTTGGATAACTGCAAAGTTTTCAGGAGACAATGATCCACCATCATTATATAAAACAATCTCTGCTTCATATGTAACTTCTGGTGTTGCTGTAACAACTGTATAGGTTACTTGCTTTTGTACTTCAGCCACATAGTTATGTGCTGTAACTTTTTCTATATACTGTGAATAGATAGTATCTGAGAATTCAAAATTTAAATTCTTTACAGGATCACCTGCGGTTCCCTGATAAAATTTAATAGTAGAATTTGCAGTTACTGGAGATCCAGATGCAGAAAAGGCTTGAATATATCCAGGTAAGGCGTTAATTAAAAAGGCCTGTAAGTTTACGGCTCCAGCATATGTATCCCCAATTATAACTTCGCCAACTTGATTTGGTCCAAACATAATTTATTTTGTTTTAATTTTATTATTATTACTCATTTCTTTGATCGAGTTGAATCTTTGATTCAAGGTTCGAAGGTTTATAATCTCTTAAGGCCAGTTCTACTGCCCTGTCTAAAATTTCTCTATGAATTTCTTCATTGAGTTCACATGGAGTTTCTGCAGTTATATTATCAATTGAAAGTCCTTCATCTGGGAATGCCGCTTCTAGATCTGTTAAAACTATTGGCATTGGATACTTTATGTATCTGACCTTATACTCTACAATATTGTAAGGACTTATTAATTCAACAACTTTTTTGTTACTTAATTCAGAATAGTCCATTCTCCAAACATGTTCTTGATCAGGTCTTTTAAATGGGTTTTTAATATTCGTATTAAATTCATCATGTGTTTTAGGATATACATCAATGTATTTCCCATTCAAACAATCGTCAGTAGATACTTTTGCTAGCTCTTGCACAATTACAAATACATTATTTGGTATTCCGAAAAACTGTGATTCTGGTACTATACCTAGTGTGCTGATAAGCTTATCAATAGATGCATAGGCAACCAATAACTCTCTTAGATCATTTCTTCTTTTTTCTGAATTTTCAAATCCGTCTCTATATTTATTTCCTAAAGGATTATAATAGTTCTTTACTAACTCTAATTGCGCTTTAGTTAAGAATACACTAATCTCATAGTCATCTAGGCCTGGAGCACTATTAGTCGCAATCGCATTATAATGAATAAGAAACTCATTTTTTAACTCAGAATTTGTCATATTTATTTAGCGTTTAAAATTTTAGCTTCTATAAAGCCTCTAACGTCTTGATGCTTTGGATTATCTAAATAATTAATGGCATTATCAAATGTAGCAACTTGACTATTTTCACATAAATCTAATCCATCTTCAGTTTTGTATTTGTTACCATGTTTGATAATAATACCTTTCTCTTCAGCTGTATGTAGTAATAATTTAGTTTCAAATTTAGTGTCATTCAACAATGCAATAAATCCTGCTGGTTTAGTATCAATAAATTCTTCAACTTTAGTTTGTAACCATTTTAAAGGCGATTCTTTTGATATAGGTTTGTTTGTTAACAATTTCAATATACCAACAAGCTTTTCTCTATCATCCTCGATTTTACCATAAAGTTTAAAAGCATTTTTCTTATTGTCATAACCAACTTTCTTTTCAGTTATTTCTTCATCTGGTGTAGTTATTACAAAACGATATGTTTGTTTGTCATTTCTCTCTGCCCATGATTGAGCAATATCATCTTTCAAGAACAACATAATCTTATAAGATATGTAATCCAGTGGATTACCTAGATTAAATCTATTGTCATCTTTATATAAAGATACGAAATGTTCATTCCAGAACTCTCCATAAACAGACAAGTCTAACCCTGTTAACTCTTCGATTGCGGCTTTCTCTTCTTTAGTAAGAACATTTGCAATTGAACCATTTCTTAACAGAGGTGCTTGATATTTATTTACAGCTCCTTCTAACATACCACCTGCAATAACGTGATCATCATTCACGCTAGATGCCATTCCTTGTCGTCTTTTAATAAACTTAACTACAATCTCTTTTTGAGGTAATTCAAATTTATCTAAGACTTCTTCTTTTGCTTCTCTTCCCATTTTCTCCCTATTTAAGAAAAGGGGAATTGCTTCCCCTAATCAATTTATTATTATCCTAAAATTGTTGGTTTCAATGTAAGAGTTCTTGATGGATCTTTTACCATTGCACCTGTACCACACATTGCTGTCATAGTAGCAGAATCTTCCATTAATTGCATAATTCCACCTCTACGTCCAGAGAATGGATCTCTAATACCCGCCATGTACCCACGTAACTCATCGTCACCACGTACTTTAATTTTCTGGATATTAGGTTCTTCCATTGAGCCGATATACAAGATGTCATATCTGTAAGATTCAGCTACACCTCCGTCTGGGTGAAGGATTTTATTACGAACTTTATCATCATACATTGGATCAACTTCCAACATTACGTGAATGTTATTAGGAGCTCTCCATTCTACGAATTGGAACCCTGCAATAAATGCGTTATCGTTAAATTTAGAAGAAACTTTTCCGATTGCATTTTGATTTGTGTTATCGAACAATTCTTTCCAACCAGATGCTGCTTGTGTTGCTGCTCTATTGAATTGAGCTGCTCCACGTTCTCCAGTTCTCATCATGAACTTTCTTTCACTGAAATCTAACTTACCTTCTGACAACTCAGACAATACATCTTCTAAAAGACGAATTGTAAATTTGTTGTAAGAGATAGTGTTAGATACCTCCATTTGTTCACGAATTCCAGAACCTGCTTTAATCTCGATATTAGAATTACCTTTGTTCAAGTAACGTCCTTTTTCATCACGGTTAGTTCTACCAAACATAATAGTACGTGATTTAATTCTTGAGAATGCTTTTTCAAACTGCCAATATACTTCTTGCATCCAAGTAGTAGATTTGTGAACTTTTCCTGTATTAGGATCACGTGTCTCAATACCTGCAAAATATACAGGCTCTACTTTACAATCAATCATTGCTCCAGACACTTTATGTTCCATACGTAATGTAGAAACTGAGTTTCTCATTAAGTAAGGAGAAGTGAACTGGATTCCAGCACCTTGAATAGACAACTCGTCTTCAGCATAAGCAGACTCGATAGAGAATCTGTTACCTGGAGTGAACTCGTCAAATGGAATACCTGCTAAGGATTCTTGACCACCCCACACTTCACAGGTATATGTATAACTAGTTCCGTTTTCATATGGCTCTTCTAAAATTCTTACCTGATAAGTGTCAGGTCTTGGACCTGCAATTACATGCATTTTAGTAAACCATTTTTCAGCGAAAGTCAATTGGAATTGAGTACGACCAGCACCTACATTCCCTGTTATAACATTTACACCATCAACTTGTGCGTAGCCAGCGATAGGGATGTTTCTCTCATCACTACCAACTACTTTCCATACAAAATCATCTGCTGTATTTAATACTTTCTCAGGGAACAAAGACAAGGTTGTGTCAAGGTTTTTCATCCCTGAGTTTTGTAGCAATACAGTTGTCAATGGAGAAATCAATTGTGGTTGTGTACCAAAAATTGCTCCAATGTGATTTTTTAATGTAAGGCCAGACCATGCCTTGCCTTTAATCATTACAAACTTGCCTAAACTCATTTAATTTTAATTTTAATTTATTATTTATTTATAACACTAATTCAGAACCAAAAGTGCCTCCGTAAGTATTAGGATCTGTCATGAAGTCTGGTGTCTTACCATCTCCTTCGAAACTAGTTTTACGTAAAGCTTTCTCTAAGTTCTTCGTTGCCTTAGATGTAACATTAGCTTGAAACTTACCTAAATCAGTAAATCCATTAGTTAACTCATAAAAGTAATACATCTTGGTATCAAATTTAATTGGGTCTAATGAACGTTCTTTCATTAACTTGTTTTCAAGCTCACCTGTATTTGGGTTCTTACTTACAATTTCAGTCATACTTTTATAAACAGCATTCTGCATTGCTTTTGTATTTGGAACACCTTTTACTATTTCTGGAGAGTCAAAAATATAACTCTTAATAGCCGTGTCAATTTGCTCTTGT